AATGTTCTTGACATTCCAGTTATGAATGTCGTTCTTGGGCTGCTCGACACCTGCGAGAGCCAACAGCGTCCGCAGTTCGGCCGCATTGAAGTCAAGCTCCACCAGCCAGTCGTTCTTTGGTTTAATACACGCGCGGAACTCTTTGTTCATCGTGAGAATTGGGAAGCTGTTGGGGTTGGTGGCCAGTCGGCCAGTGATCGTCCCCCACGGATTATAGTCGCAGACAGGTTTAACGGACTGAATCGTGCGATGAAAGTTCTGGCCTCGCACCGAAGCGAGCAGGTGCCCAATGGGAGCGACGTCTAAATTAAGAGGTCGCGACCGAATATCCTCTAACACCTCTATCAAATTATATAGATGGTCATAGTTAGCCGGCCGAGGAAAAGAACGAAGAACGTGTTCCGTTATTTTATTTTTAGTGTTTAAGTATTGGTAAAGAAAATATTCGGGCACAGTATCATAAAAACAGTTATCCTCTAGTGAGAGCCGTGCCGTCTGAAAAGACTTGAGGCACGCGCGAAGCGTACTCTTGATTGTCCCCCATTCCTCTTTCAACTCAGGGGGACAAACGTCTGTTAGTTTTTTGCCTTCCGCATATATACGACCCAAATCATAGTTGGAACCAGGTAGATGAGAAGAGTACTCCCAGGTTGCGCCCTCTAACGGCGGCGGTGCTCCTGGCTTGAGTAAGTTGTTGGTAAAGTATCCTACACAATCTTTCTTGTGGTCGAGAATTTGAAAGAGAGGATGATTCATCTTCTTAATGGTATCATATCCCCACTCAATGTCAAGGAGCTTTATTATTTTTTAGGGGGGACGAGGCCATTTTTACGAATGTCCCCAAGAGAGCGTCCTGTAAGTTGCGTGAGGGTGACAGGATAGGAATAACGCCGGTAATGGTTGTTGATGACGCCGGCGGCTCGCTGGTATGCACTGATTGGAAGAGGGGTTGGGGTCCAATATGCTTGGTACGCTGCACGACGAAGGCGCTCTACCTCATGATCCTCATAGGGAGCGTCGCTCTCCGCCTGTCGGATATCTAGATATAGATCGATTAAGAATTGAGGACTCAACTGAGAGCGCAATTGCTCAGCATTATAGGGTTCCCGGGGGTGAGAGGAGTGTTCAAACGTTCCATCTGGACGCTGGGTTCGGCGCCGATAGAGAGGCGACCCCAGTACTGCATAACGATATGCTGACAATAAAGTCTCCTGAAGGTCTTCCAGGTCTGTCATATAAGTGGGGGTGTAGTAGGTGGGGAAAAAGTTGTGCTGCGTGATGGGCTCATACGTTAACGGATTTAAATATGTATATAAAAATTTAGCAAGAGCCTTTGTAAAAAGATCTGCCGTGAGCACCCACGGTTTATTCTCATCCACCAGAAACCCAAAGCGCTTGGCGGCATTTACATAATACCGATAGTTAGCGTCACTAATAAATTCATTATACTTGACAGCATCATCTGCGGCATCGTGATTGGAAATGGCAACTGAAAGGCCAGTTGACATGGGGTCAAGGCGATAGGAGAGCATATAGGTACTTTTGGTTATAGGCATAAAATGAGACAGACCTTTCAAGAATGGGCCATAATAAGAAACAAAGGTTTCAAACCCATCAATGGGGCGCTCTGCGGGGGGGAGAAAACTCAAAAGAAATGACTGTGCCAGATTTTGATGAAAGGTTCTATAGGCCCTGGTGGGGTCCTCGTATCCTCGCATGGCTGTCGGGGCAAGCAGCACTGCGTTGCCGGTCTTGGAGACGGCCCCCGCCATATAGGCATTAGCCATATGAGTACCAAATCTTTTAAACCCATCCGCCACAAAATCAAATACAAAAAGAGGCTTAGTTGAGCCTGCTATCTGCTTAAGAAAAGAAGTCTTGAGAATAAGACTATTTTTGTCGCGGTCAATCCGTCCATAAAAAGCTCGATTGTACCACGTATCTAAACCTGACGGCACTCCGGACGAAGGCTGAGGGTATACTTCGTCTTTGTAGAGGGTGCGCTGAAAGGAGGCTGCAAAAGCTGTGAGATTATTCTTGCCAAGAGGATCTTGAAGATCTTCAACTGTAAAAATAAAACCATTTGCGTTACTTATTTGTAGTGCCATCGTTTATACATATCCCATGCTTAGAGTTCCTCGGGCCCGGGGCCGGCGACGGAGGGGCTGGGGGCGTCCGGATACCATACCGCGCGGCCTAATCTAGAGTTCCAAAGGTAATTCCACCCGGGTGGCGGGGCGTAGACACTGACTCCGGCTGGGGGGCGAACTGCGCCCATGGCATCCAGCTTCTCCGCGACTGCTTCGGGAGTATCTCTCGGTGTCACGCCAGCACCTTGATAGGCCTTCCTTTCCAGCTGCGCAGTTTCCAGCTCCTCCCGGGCGTCTTCCTCGTCGAGAGCATGATATTCCTCTAGATCTTCCCATGCCGCTAGCTTGCGCTCAGCGACGGTCCGCGGGGTGAGTGCCGGACCGTCGTCGGTAACTCCCGTCGTGTCTCCTGCGATGCTCTCAAAGGGGTCCCCGGACTCCTCTCCCTCGTCAGCATCGTCGTCCCCTCCCGTGGGGCCCTCATCCGGTGGAGGGTCTTCAGCCACGGGTGAGCCATAGTAATTAATATTCGATATCGACTCGTTCATTGTCATATCAAACGCAGACATCTGCTGAATAGCATTAACGGATGTCTCATAGCCAGAGGTGCTTACTTCATGACCCACCTTGGTAACTAAGAAATAGCCGCCCAGTCCAATGAGGCGCGCGATATTAGGAATTCCCCCAATAGCCCGCGCCGAGCCGGCGCCGATTGCTATGGGATCAATATACACAAACGTCCCGTTCTTCTGAAGACCATTGCCTATCATGCTCAGATCAACAGTATACAACTCCTTAAGCTGCTGGGCGCCCAAAGAGCCATCTTTGCTAATCCGCGCTTCGCGGTAAAAAGGCATATCCTGCCTATTAAAATTAATACTTTTAGCCAGCCCGCATCGGCCGCCCAAGAAATAGTGATAGATCCCCTCGCTCATGTCGCTATGACGGTCGCCCACATTGGGACGAGAGTCAACACTGTAAACCACCAAAGTAGGGATACTTGGAGAGTGAGTAGAGTCGGCGCGCTGCCGAAGCACATCGCGCTTCTGGGCGCGGCGGCTGGACTTCCCCAGCTGCTCTAGGGTAACGTTGGTCTTGCCACCGAATCTATCTGCTAATCTAAACGTGGCTGTGTCAAAGCGTACATTAAAATTAAACAATCCTTTAAAGCAAACGTCTCCGTACGCCGCGCTGATCAGTCCGGCGCAGACGTCTTTAATGAAGTTAAGAAGAAAGTAGCTATCTTTATTCGTATTTATAACGTTGGTCATAAACCAATCATTAAAAGCATCCAAGGATATAGGAATGCTTCCTATGTTCATATACTGTGTGATGCCTGTCACCTTTCGAAAACGAAGAGGATCAAGTTCCGCTATTCTCTTAACCCCTGTCTTGCCATTGCCGCAATCAAATTTAACAGACTCTACCTGGTAGGCCCGCAGCGGGTCGACCATCTCCACGGTACCCAATAGCATCTGAAGAGGAGTGGTCTTCCCTTGGGTCTCCACAAGGTGGGCTAGCCTCTGATCAAAAAGTATGTCTATAAGATCGCCCAAATAAAAGAAAGGAATTAGAGTCGTATCCTGATTGCCCGTGTCGAAAATCCCAACATTTCTCGACATGTCTTCGAGAATACGGTCGGCGTCCGATTTGGCCGCATCGTGAGCTTCATCGTCGCCGGCAGTACTGGCGACCAATGAACTAATCCGCACGAACTCATCCATGGACTTGTCACCCTTTGTATAGGTGTCGGCGTCGGAGAGAACGGTGCCGGCGATGTTTTCCGATTGGCGCTGCTTGGCCGCCTTGGCACGATCTTCTGGACTCATGCTACCCAGAGGGTTAAGTAATCGTTGGCGGGGGACTCGCACTCCGTACATTTTACTTTTTTCCGATAGCATATTAAGAAACACACTATACTTGTTGAGTCGGTTACGTTGCATTAAGGCGAGCTGCTCTTCCAAAATTTCTTTTTCTCTCGCAGTATGAGAATCTTGTTCATTCTTGGGGAGCGTCTTAAAAGTATCGACATCTGTCTTATGGGGAAGGTTGGAATATTCTTCTTCAAGACTCTTCAACTCTTCGCTGTGGAGTTCTTTGGCTATAAAGATGTCCGCGTCCGGAGAACGAGCGATACCAGAAAGTGACGCCTGATATTGAATAGCTAGCTCTAAAGTACCGTCCTGCGCAAAGTTAATAGCATGACTGACAATCTGTAGGTACAATGCCTTGCGGGAGGAGTCGACAGCGCGTTTGATGGATTCTAGTTGGGAAGTATTGTAGCCCGGAATGTTGAGTTCCAAGAAGTTAGGAGGAGTTGCCCACCCGACAACGGCTTTTATACGGTAAGCAGCCCCCTCATAAATCTCACCCGAAACTCCACAGGGGCTCGCGAAAGGGTTTGGCTTCTCGGAGGGGTCTTCTTGATCTATTGCTAGGTCTTCGCGCTCTTTCTGGGTGACGGTTGTACCCGATCCAATGATCAAGTCCAGATAGCCGGCCGTTGGCTGGCCAGCAGCATATTCTCCAGTAGGGTTTCCATTATTATCATGAATCTCATTATGGCGGAACAGATCATAAACACTCTGGAAGTGCATGGTGAGGTTTGCAGATATAACATTGTCTACTTCGGCAGGTTGCACTCCATCCAAGGACCAGGTGAAAGATTTGATGCCTGCCCCACCTAGACGCCCATAGCGTTGGCTCGTAATCTGTTCAATGTCGCTGGGGTCTACAAAATTACTGAATGGGATTCTCTTTTCTCCCATTTCCGATAGGTGTCCCTTATCGTCCTTCTTATAATCCGCGCGGAACAATTCAATGTGGGGGGTCATCATCGCCCACAGATCGGGGCACATATTTTGAAGCCAATAAGCCTCAGAGTTGGGGCCCGTACCTTCGGGGGGCCAGCGGTTTCCGCCCGTTTCGCTATCCAGCGCTATCCCGTGGTGAATGCGCGATACAATATTGCCCGGCATTGCGCTGCTGATCTTCCCCACTCTTTTATAAGAAGCACGCTCGCGGGCGGTCGCCAGGGATGCAATGTTCTCAAGAAGATAGCACTGCACATCGTAGGCGTGGATCTCGCCAGGATTAAGGGCCGTCTTTCCTACGTTCTGGGGGGGTGCCGCCTGAGGGTTTCCTGGGGTGCCAGCTACACCAGGAACTTGAATCTTCTCCTTGGGGAGACTATTGTTATCATTGTTAAGAGCCAAGATGATTTCTTTGGCTTTGGTCTTGTAGGCGGCTTGGCCGGCCGTCGAACCGATTCTAACAAGGATAGCTCGATACGCGTCCATAAGCGAAACCGCATCAATATAAAGAAGGTCCGGACGGGCTGCTCCATATCCCTTGTTATAAGAATCATGCAGATCTGGAATCTTTTCCGGGGTGTCTGCTCCTTTAGCGCGCTTCGCGCTATAGCTCACACCGAGGACTTTTTCCCCCCATGGTACATCGCCCGTGGGAAAACTATCCTTGACTTTAGAAATGAGGGGGCTCGTTAGGTCAATGTTCCCCCCTTTAGTAGACTTCTTATATGGAGCGATGGCCTGGGGGTGGAAACTATAATCATCATCTAACTCCTCCTGGGGGAGGGGAGACATAGTGTACTCATCATCTTTCTCGGGAAGAGTATAAAACGCGGCTACGATGGGCGCGCCAATTGTAGGCTTGCGCACATACCACGTATCCGTGGCGCCACCTGAAGGAGTAAAGGGTCCCGACAACCCATCTGTGCGTAGCTCATCCACAAAAAGTGTACTCATCACAACGTTAAACAAAAGAGGATCAACACCAGTGGGTTTTCCAAAGAAATTATGACATTGAGCGACGTAATAAGGGCCCTCACCTTCTTCAGCCTTGCTATCAAAAGCTTTGCACGCACCTATATTTTTTCCCTCCATCAAGGCGCGCCCAAAATCATTAATTGAGGCATTCTTTAGAGCATCAAAATCGCCGACTGCGGCGCCACGGTACTGGGATAAGGCGGTACCATCCTGGAAGCTTGCTGCTGTGACGTCGCCGGGGGACTTCACCTCGACGCCGACCACTGCTGCAAACGCGTTACGAGCGTCTTTAAATAGTTTGAGGTTCTTATTCGAACCTTCCGTATCCGTCGCGGAGATCTTAGGTTTGTAGCCGTTGGAAGGGTCAACAGCGGCCTGAAATACCCCGCCGTTGGGGAGTTCGCTTGTCATCTCTGACTCTAGTTGGGCAATAGTTTGAGTAGACTTAGAGAGATCTGTCAGTTCGTGCATCACCAAATAGTGACCACACTGTTCGGCAAAGGCGTCGAACCACGCCGAAAAAGCTGCCTCTTTATTAGTAACCGACATGCTCTCTTACCTCAAGTATATTCCAAGCACTGTCTCCAGAGGCAGGGGAATATAAATGACATCTCCCACGCTAACGTGTGCTTCAGTGGGGCGCTTATTGTACTGAGCAATAACCCACCAGTACCTAGGCGAATTATAGTATTGGGTGGCAAGTTTATAGTACCGGTCGCCGGTCGTCCACACATGCTGAATGCTATTGAGTTCTCTAATTTGACTTACCGTGGGTGAAACCATATGTGGTGTATCCCAGTGGCGGATGAACTTTCGATCTCGTTGATCCAAAATTTGTTCATACATCTCATTGGCGTTCTTAAAGATTTTCCGGTCATCATAACGATTTGACATATTTTAAGTCCCCCCCAAGACATTGCCAACCTTGCCCTGTTCGATATCGGCATTATTACCATCCCCCTGACTCTCGTCAGTAACATCAACGGCCGAGTCCGGTGGGAGGGTGCGCGCGGGGTCTCGGCCTTTGTCGATGAAAGAGTTCGTCCCCCCATGGGGGAAGTTGCCCACATACTTGGCGCCCGCACGAGCATCTTTGCCAAAATAAAAGCTGTTATCGGCCCCCTTCACCCACCCGGTAAGGTGAGAATGAAGCACCGTAAATTGCAAATTAATAGAGAGTTGTTGATAAAAGATGGTGTCGGCTATGTTAGGATTTCCAAGAAACTTGCCGCTCGACATGGGAGCAGTATCCTTATCGAATGAGCTTTGGGATCCGAAAAATTGACCCGCTTCTAAATCGGGAGAATAATCAACTCCGGCTAAATAACCGAGGAGACCCTCTTGGTCCACATTGTTTTGAATCATATTAGTATACCGCATTCGTAACAAGGGGGCCGCTGCCACAATCGCCTGATCGGCGGGCGCACCAGTAGTACCTTCTCCCTTATCATACACCGGATAAAGAAATTGTATAAGGCGATTTATATTTAAATCATTATCGATGGCTTCGGCTTTACTCCCAGCGACCACATCAAACTCTAAAGAGATGACACGGCCGGTGGATTGGAAAGTTGCCAAGGGATCCATACGGCCGTAGACTTGTGTGGTGGACCAGTTGGAACTGAATGAGTCGCTGAAGGATTTCACCCACCCTCGAAATGTAATCTGTTCACTGGTGGGTAAGTGTTCGATGTGAATTGCAAAAGTGCGGTCATTGGGGGTGTACATGTTTATGCGCTCCTAAAGGGGGATATTTCATCGGACAGGCGTCTGCCCCATTTGCCTTCGCCGCCGACCGTTTTCGCCGTAGTTTCGGCCACATAGTTTTTGAACTCCTCGTTGCCAACAAATACTTTATTGATGATAGTGGGGGGCTCTTGCTTCCCGCTGGCCGATCCAATCTGCCCCACCATCTTCATCAAGTGTTGGGCGGGATTGGCATCAGCAAGGCGGTCCAAGAAATCGGCCGCAGCGCCTCCGGGCTTCATTCCCAAGAACTCATCGCCGCGGTGAATGGGCGTTATGGTGCCTCCGGCAGCGTCCCCCTCATAAACAAAGTCATCTACACCGCCCACTTTTCTTATCAGACCTCCAGCTATGCCTCCCACCAGTGGAATCTTTTCCACTCCTCCGGCTACTGAGTCGGCCACGCCTGCGGCTTGGTCTTTCACGTAATCAACCGTGTCGCCGGGCATGTTTTTGATATCTTCCCAACCGTCCTTAATCTTTTGTATAATCTCTTGAACCTTTTCCCACACCGCTGTAAAGGGAGACAGCATCCAGTCCTTCAGGCCAGGCGCTGCATTCATCAGGGCTGTCTTTAAGGAATCCCATACTTCTCCCAGACGGTCTCCGGACCAGACAGTCTTTAAGGAATCCCATGCATCAAGGAAAGGTTGGGTAATGTCGCCCCACATTCCTTTGATTTCCGGCCAAACATCTTTCCACGGTTGTACGAACGTTTTGTGGAGCCAGCCGGTCACCTTGTCTGTAACCCATTGCAACCCATCATTCCACATGCCTTTGATTTCCGGCCAAACATCCTTCCAAGGTTGGACGAGGGCATCATGGAACCATTTCATTGTGTCGCCCCCCCTATCTTTAACCCATTGCAACCCATCATTCCACATGCCTTTGATTTCCGGCCAAACATCCTTCCAAGGTTGGACGAGGGCATCATGGAACCATTTCAGTGTCTCGTCCCACATATAGGTAAAGGTCTCGCCCATCGCGTCGAAGCCCCAATCAATATCTGTTATTCCCTTGCCGGCGAGATTCTTATCAATGTTTAACCAGTCGCCTCCTAGTTTAGAAATTCCCTTACCAATTTCATAACCCGTATACGCGGCGCTGGCGATTGCGGCTGCCGGGGCGAGGACTGCCGCGGCACCGCCGCCCGCTCCTGCTGCTCCCGCTCCTGCTGCTCCAGCGGCGGCCGTGGAAGTCAGTGCGGTCGAGGCGGCAGCTCCTGTTCGAGCCACATTAGCGGCTTGGACGGCTGTCTTGCCCTTGCGGACCCATTTCCAAGCGCTACCGGCGCGAGAGGCGGCGCGAGAGGCGCCTCGCTTGCCCATCTCCAAGGCGCTCCGGCCGCCTTGTCGGAGGTGCCCCGCGCCCCTCCTGGAGGCTTCCCAGGCGCTGCGGCCGCCTCTCCGTAGTCGGCCGGCGCCTCTCCGTGTAGCGTCCCACGCTCTACGCATGCGCCCGGGCTGGGCTGGGCCCTGACCGGGACGTACGCCGGCTCGGCGCATTTTAGCGAGCCTTTCCATGGCGGCCCGGCTTGCTGGCTTTTTCATCTGCAGGGGGTTTTGACCCTTGAGCAAATTACTCATTCGCAGCTTGGGCATACTTCGGCGCATATTAATTAGCCCTTGGCCCAGGCGGTTGCCCAGCATTGACGTCGTAACGCGGGAGGCGGCGCCTCTTGCGGCACTCCTCCCCAAAGCAGTGGCGCCGGCCGAGGCCGCGAGGCCACCCCCAACAACCGCCACTTTGCCGCCAGTGGAAAGGTCATCAAATTTTTCCATCCCTTTCTCAACCCAGCCGGTGACCCACTGGATCATATCGCGGATATCTTTCAGGTATTTTGTCACATCGGCGGCCATGGCGTTGATGGCCAGGAGCATCAGTTCCCGGGTACTTTGCGCTTGCTTTGCCCTGTCTTGGACTTGAGTCTTTGTAAGCGCTTCTAGCTTTTCTTCTTCGGTTTCTGCGCCGAAGAGTTTGCGAGCTTCTGCAACATCAACGCCTAGGGCCGAAGCAATCATCTTTTGCTCATACTTGCCCATTTGTTTGAAATTCATGCCCGATTGTTTCATCGACTGCTTGAGAATTTCAACACGTTTCTCCTCTGAGGCGTTCAACATGTCAATAGAGTTCAAATACGGGCCGCCCATGATGGAGTTGAGTTTACCGACTGCTTTGCCTGCGCCCTCAAATGTATCAAACTGCTCAACGACGCCCAGCAATTGGTCAACCGACAGGCCCGTGCTCTTCGACTGCATTGAAAGCTTCTTAAAAACTCCCATTACGCCCTTTCCATAGAATGCAAGCTTCTTAGAAACCGTTGCAAAGTCTTTGGCCACCATATCGAAGGGCATCTTGAGGCCTTCAGCCACACCGGCCACCTGTAACATGACGCCCTCAACTTCTCCAAACCCATACCCCAAGCTCTTTGTGGCTTCGTTGGCAATGTCAGCAGTGGTGTCTGCACTAATTCCCAATTCTTGCAAATAGGCTGCAGTGGCTCTCAGTGATGCTTGGTCTGTCGTGCTTTGCTTGGTAAAATCTGCCATTCCCCGCTGGAGAGATTCCTGCGCTTTAAACAGTTCGCCGGCATTGATGCCGGTTGTCTTCATTGCGTCCGCTTGTACCTCTATCGACTTAGTAAAGGCATAACTGGCGCCTGTGCTTTTGCGATATGCTGCAGATGCCTCGTCTATCTCCTTTGCCACCTTGATGGTGGAAGCTATCACGGACCCAACAAGGCTTATGAAAAGATTAAGAGGGTTGAGTGCCCGCATGATGCCTGTTGTCCAGGCTTTAAATCCTCCCTTGGTACTGAGCAGGGTTTTTGCCATACCCTTCATGCCGCTATCAATCCCCAACATACTTTCCACAGTGCTGTGGCCTTGGTTTTCTAGGTCTTCAAGGGTATCGTGGACGCCTTCCAGCGCCTCCCTGACAATTCGGGCTTGCTTGACGGCTACGGAGCCGGCTTCCTTAGCTACCTTCGTTGTGGTCTCGAAGGCCTTCATCTTGTCCTTGTGCTCTTTCTTTTCAGCGTCTGAGAGCTCTCTGTTGGCGGCCTTCCTGAGGGCCCAAGACTCAAGGTAGGCTATCTTTTCCTTCTCAATGGCGTCGAGCGTCTCCTCTGCCTGGACGATTTCTTGTTGAGCCTGACGATAGGCTGCCATTCGGTCCGGACCGAGGCGTTTGATAAAAAGATCAACTTCCGCGGATTTTACCTGAGCAATGACACCTAAAGTTTCTTTAAATGCTGCATTACGTTGGTTGATTAAATCAATTTCGCGGCGATGCTTTTCTTCGTCGACGTCGAGGTTGCGTGCCGCGTCTTTGATGTTCTCGGCTTGTAACTCTTCAGGTAGGTCTTTTTCGTCCGCCATAAACCCGTACCTTAACTGTTATACGGCCAGCGGAGCCCTGTCTCTTTCTCAAACTTGCTCACGGCGCCCATCAGACGAGAACGGCTGCGCAAAGTGTGTTCATCATTAAGGCCGTATTTCAGGAAGGAGTCCATATACCGCTTCTCATTTCCTAAGGCCGTAGCAAATGCGGCTACTTGGCTAGATGTACCGCGTACTTTGAAAGGCGCAGGATGACCAGCAAACATATGCTGGAGCAGTTTGGTAGTAAGAAAACCAAACGAACGCAGCCAGCTTTCATCTATACTGCTGGGGTCAACGTTTAGGTCGATTACATCCGGTACTAATTCATCCATGGGGGGCCCTCTCGTAAGTAATTAGTTTAAACCAAAAAAGCCGCACATTAATATGAACGGCTCTTCTTGGAGGATTTGGACTTAGCTGAGCTTTCCTTCATAGCTTTGGACTCTTTTTCAAATTCATCAATCAATCGATTAACAAACCATCGACGCAGCTGAATCGGTAAGTTGTATGCTTCAAAGAAGGACCAGCCCCCATGATGTTTGAGAACGAACAGTTCTTCATAGACGCCCTCTTGGTATTTAGACGTTAGGCCAAAAAAAGTCGACGCCCAAAGGTACGCCGATCCTCCCCTCATGCAGACAATTGTCACAAGTAAACTCTTGAGTTAAATCTACGTCAGGTACCACCTTATCATAAGTGGCTCGCAATTTGCGGGAAGCGCTTGCCGGAAGCACATCGATAAATTGTGCGATAGAGTTGGGGTCCGACATTCCATTAACTCCCTGAATGATCATATGGAGTTGATTGGTGATGGGCGACTCGGGAAGGTTCATCTTCTTTTGTTTAGCCTTGCGGGCGGTCCATGAGTTCTCATCAGCGCCAGTCAAAAGTTTAAGTTCGACTGTGACAGTTGTTGTCCCAATCTCTAGTGCCACCTCGAAGTGGCCCGAAGGCAGAAGAGTAGCGCTCTCGGGCAACTCTTGTGCAGTGTCCAATTCTAATTCTTGTAGGTTAAAGGTGTGGTTGCAAATGTCATCACAGCCCGGGCACTTTATGCGAGTCTCATAGCCGGCGCCGAAGCCGGTGATACGTGTCGCCATAATAAGCGCATTCTTATCTCCCAACAAAAGGTCGGTTACTTTGATTTGTTTATTAACGATTACTGATTGAAGAAGTCGATCGACTGCGACGCCTTTCTTAAGAAAAGACTCAGAGGTCAAAATATCTTCTTCTTTGGCCGTCATATGACGGATCTCAACGGTGTCGGAGCCGTGAAGAGGGTGACCTTCACCATAAAATCTGCCTTTGCTGGGGAGGTCTACAAAATCAGTTGGTGTTACAAACGAAAACGCTGTTGTAGAATTATCCTCAACGGCAGGGGCCGGACTTCCTTGGTCCGGGTTAACTGGATTGCCTCCAAGAGCGCGCTCCAGATTGTTTCTTTGTGCCATTCATTACCTTCTTTCTTTTCTAAGTACCGGCGCCGAAGTTGGTGGTTGGTATCTGACGGCCATCATACTCTGCCCAATCATACCGCATTCCGATCTCAATATTAAGTAAATCATCACCATCATAGTCCAAATCACCAAAAGTGGCAGACTTAATGAAAGCATTGCGGAGCGTCCACTCGGCAATCTTACTACCATCGCCATCAAGTTCCTTAATGGTAACGGTACCCAAAGCCTGCTGTGAGTCTTTCTTATTAATGGTTCCCGGCGTGGTCCCTAGCTTCTTGCGCTGTTCCGGGGGGACAAGGTAGCCCGATCCTTCGAGGGCCCTAAGGAGAAGGGCCTGGCCATCAGGGTCAACTGAGTTAACCAAGGTCACCGTAACTTCATTCCATGTTACGGACCCGGGATAGTAATAGGTATTTCCTAAGAATTTGTGCTCGGTTTCGCTTACTTCAAAAGAAGGCTTCGTCGCTGATTTGGCTAAATAGAGCTTATACATACCGATCCCGGAAAAGTTAACCGTAAATCGATGTTGTCTTTTCGGCTCTGAGCCGGGTAGTGTCCAAAATGGCATTTTAATAATCTCCTAGAAGGGCTGTATTAACTAGATACGCTCCTTGAAAAATCCTTTCATTTCTCTTTTTAGTCATCGAAAGATGCTCCCGTGCGACTAATATTGAAATCAATGGCAATGAACTCGATGGCGCGGGTGGGCTTCAAGAAAATCTGGGCATATAAGATGTTCCTATCGACTAACTCGGGAGTGGTTGTCGTCTCATCTAAAACCACCCTAAAATCGCTAAGTCCAAAGTTACCCTGCACTTCGCCTAAGAAAGGCTTCACCATTCCGATGAACCGATCCCAAGTGATCTGTACGTTAGGATCGAAGAGGAGTCGCGAAGACATTTGCGAGATGCGCTTCTTGACGAAAATCATCAGGCGCCGCACGTTAATCCGATCGAGGGCGGAGGGGGTAACCTGCAGGGTCTTCTGACCAAAGATTACAATGCCTTCTGCCGGGAACTTGGCGATCGGGTTAATGTTCGCCTCATACAAGTCGTCACGGTCCTTGCGTCGCAGCTGGTGCGACACGTCAAGGACTGGAATACCAGCTGATCCTTCTGTGAGTCCGCCGCGATTAAAGCCGGCGGGAGCGAACCACACCTGCGTTTTACGCTGGGAACTTGAGAAAGTACCAAGGGCAGCAATGGAAGGCGGCAGCCAAACCATGTTTCCAGCGATGGTGTCGCGGGAGCGAACCCAAGGATAGAAAGCACAACCATACGAAGAGTTAAGCGCTCGGTCCCTCAAGTTATTGATAACTGTCTTCAGGGCACTCGCGGTGTTGTTTCGGCTGATACTTGTGCTATCGGCGCGAGGAGCGAAACCGCCCTTCAAGTCAATAACCGCTAGGGCATCAGCGCGATCTTCACAAATGTTGAGTAAGTGGTTTGTAAGACCTTCGTGTGTAAGACCAGGCATAGAGGCAAGGTTCATCTCGACAACCTCAGGGTCCGAAACAGAGTCCATAGCTCTCTTGATACTGTTAAACTGATAGCTGTTCTGATCAGAGATACTGCTAATACCGTTGAGTAACGAATTCCGGAAAGGATTCATCTCGGTGATATCGAGACCATCAAAGCCGCCGTACAACGGTACCGTAAAGCGGTCGAAGCCGGCGCCCAGGACGCCAGAGACTGCGCCCGACTGACAGGTGAGCGAAGTACCCGCTGCGTGAGAACCAGATACCCAGTAAGCAAAGCCACCAGAGCCCGTAATATCATCCAAAGTAAACCACGTGGAGCGTTCAGAGATGTTGGCTGCTGGGCCGCCGAACATTGAAGTAACAAGTCCGCCGCGGGCCATATAGAGGTCCACGTTGGAGTCATCAAAAGTGGTACCGCCAGCAGTTCGGGTGGTTTGCATTCCGAAGTAGGCATCCGTGGGGCTAGCAAGATTGCCAGCCGAAGCGCTTACGCGGAATTCAGGTGCCGGATTTAGCACAGACGCCGTGAGGGCTGATCCACTGATAGAGAAAACCGAAGTGTTGCTATTCTCGTCTCCGGCGAAGCCTCCCACAGCTGTGGAAGCACTGTAGCGATAATCGCCACCGATAGTAGAGGATGCACTGACCCAGTTACCTTTGCTTTCATTAATCGTGAGGGTGCTGTCGTCTAGGTACTTGATAATGCCGCGGAAACCGAAAGGAAGAGTCGCTGCGTCAATCGCATAGCTCTCCACATCGTCTGCCATGGCCACACGAATGTAGTCTGATCGGCTGTCGTACTGTCCCTCGACGCGGTATCGACGTTCGGCCGCCACCCATTCGCGGCGGCGATCTCCGATCTTGCGCGCGACATAGTCCAGAGAATCCGGATTGAGGTTGCAATTATCGAACTGCTCGACAACCTTAACAACATTATCACTGTCATCCAACTTTCTTACAACGACCGAGAAACTACCATAGGCCGTGGACTCGTTAGTAGAACTCTTGATGCTCTGAATGGAGACCTTGAGGTTCTTATTAGTCCAAGAGCCGGGCTCTTCTAGAGCATGCACGGTGAAAAGACCGGGCATTAATTCCACGTTATAGCTGTTAGTCGAAGTACCACGCTGTAAAACATCGCAGCCTAAAATAAGTGGAGATTGCGCAGCCTGGAGGGGGTCTCGGTGTCCGGCTGCAGTTCCGTTGCTCGCGTTTGTAAGGGGAACAATAGCGGCGTAAGTTGTTGCTGTTGAAGGAATGTTGGCCTTCATGTGGCGATCAAAAGTCTCCCCAAGCCAGTAATTATCCGTATCAGTGTTTATCGCGCTATTGGTTTTTTGAGGATTGGTATTAAAAACCTTACGAATATATTTGGAATCGGAGTTGGTAAAATTAAAAACCGTTTTCAGGTCGTTCGTCCCATCATAGCTTTTAATGAGCATATTAAACTCATAAGGTACGCCGGTGTCCTTAACGATAACCGACGAGCCCGAAGAAGCAATACCAGTGGTAGCTGTGGAGCCGGTAGCCGCCACAATGTTCCCCGACATCTGAAGAAGGGCCGGGCTTGAGCCGGTGCTATAGAAAATGGCGGCGAGGGCTCCTTCAAAAGATCCCGTCGCATTAGAGCCGGAGGTGGTAAAATCGCCTGACCAAGGAAGTGCCTCAAAAACTACTAAGCCCCAGGCCTGAGTCCCGGTCCAACCGGAGTTTCCTTCGCCGGAGAGAGAACCTTCGCCTTCGGCGCCTAGAAGTCGCACATAAGTAAGGGGAGAACTGTTTTTAAGATAAGCCTGCGCCGCGTACGCACCATATGTGGGGGCCGTAGTATTGGCGCCGGTGCGCCAAACATCCGAACCTCCTCTGCCGGGGCTCGGGGCACCGAAGACGTTCACAAAATCTTCAAAAGAATTGACGGAAACCGGGCGAAGGCCCGGGCCTTTGGCTGCGCGGCCGATGATGACAGGCCCGATGCCTGCGGGCGATGCAGGAAGCTGCGAATTGTCGATTTCATCAACAAAAACTCCCGGCGAAACAAATCTAAAGTTTTTAACTGACATTAGTTAGCTCTCCTATGACTGAATGGTCTTATTAAATAGTATCTTATAATGGTAACAGACTTATTCTCTTCTAAAGTGGATAAATTCACGATTCCAGTATCGCAGTTAGGACTTACGATACCATCCCTCCTCTTGTCCTTTGCGAGTAACTGGTGCGTCGTCAAAGACGGTGCGCTCGCGGCCAATACGATATTCCACTGCGTTTTCCCGTCTAACAATTGAAGGAGGTTCTTGGTTTTCACCTTCCCCAATCAAGTACCCCAACACCTCCATGGTAACAATGGTTTCATAATTGCGCTGCTCCATCCCCAAATTGGTTTGATTAGAGTTGTCGGCAAAAGAGCCATTAATGAAGACTTCATAGGCATGCCCCTGTGCTTTTATGCGCCTAGGCATCCGGGAATTGCCCGCAATTGTAAAAAACGGTCTTATAAGTTCATTCATTTGTTGTTGATACTCACAGCGCAACGCAATTTCATATGTAACGGTCACCCAGACTGGGAGAGGAATTGTAACAGTTTCATAAACCACACGTTGCGTGCTCATCAGCCGCTTGTTTACGCTATAGCGTGCAGAGCGGACTTGAGAATTTACGCCGTAGCGCCGATTCGCATAGGCATTTTGGAATTGAGCAGTTTTCTGTTGATTAATTCCGCGAGCAATTGTAATAGTACCTCCGCGGGCGTCGGGAACCGGGTAAAGGTTGGCATAAGGCAGGCCGCGGCGGTTAGGTTCTTTATTAACACCTGTGCGTGCGATAGTAATGAGGGGCAAGATAAGGGTGCCGTCTTTGTCTCTAAGTTCTTTATCGTCTTTGACTTGGTAGGCGCGCTCTGTGGTCGTCCATAACACGGGCACTTTTTTAAACCCTTCATTAGAAACAAGCTGGAGGTCAAGGTCCGCATTTACAAAGTCTAAGACCGCACGATCGATAGTTTCCAAGCCCGATGGCTGGAGTGTTATTTCTTCAAGCTTATCCTCAATTTCCTTGTCGCCAATATAAGCATACCTTTTGTCTCTTGTCTTTTTTTGAATTTCTTCTTGTGTGCGCTTACTCCGAGCCATAGTCCAGGTCCCCCTAGCCTACGTAGATGCCAGTCGGCACATTGGAAAGAACTTTTTCGGCTGAGTCTTGCATACTTGAATCAACCTCAGCCAGCTTATCGTAAGTAATCATATCCAGAATCGCCTTTAGCTCATCCCGCAGAGCACTCTGTTCGGCGGCAGCTTGACTTAAAAGATCCGATGCATTGAGTGTAACACTTTCACCTGGGATTGGAATGGAGGCAAACTTGCCCCGAATTTGCCCCAGCATTTCCTTAGTGAGCGCTAGTGCAAAGCGCCTGATCCACTGTTTTCCAATAGAATTGATACTGGAGTATGGCAGATTATTAAAGGGAACGGTGTTAAGATTATTTATGCCCTTTGATCCCGTGGAGCCGCGGCCAGTGTCGTCCCATGGTTCGTATTGATTATCAATTGTGAACTGGATCCAAAAGCTTTTGGGACTTGTGTCATCAGGGGTGGGGAAAAGCCTGAGCATGTTGTCTTTAATCTCATAAGAATAATGAGAGGTCCGTGTATATATAGCATCTTCATAGGCCATAGCCTGTAGTTTGTTCTGCCACACCGGTATAATGTCAAACGTGGAGTCATCCGCAAACTGCCCATAGGTTCTCATATTTCCCACAACGGAGAAGCCCCCGTAATAACCATAAAATCTCCACATGGCACGCGGGCTCTTAAAAAATACTTTACGAACTATAATTCTCTTATCTTGTACTGCACCATAATATGGCACCGTCGTATCAGCAGAGGACGACGAAGAAATTAAGGTCTGAAGATCATAATCTTGTCGTTGTGGAATAGTGGAGAATGAAGCTGAATAAATAGGGGTGAGGCCGCCGAATCCCGTCTCGGTGGCTAAACCTTCGGATATCCGGCGGACGTAACCATAGTCGAACCTGGGGTAGCGTAGCTCGATGTCCGATCCCGAAAGAGCTGACCCTGATTCAATCTGTCCATCTTGATTAAAAGAGGCTGTTGCTGCGCCTAAATAATTCGATAGCGAATTTTTTGTCTGATGAAGATTAATAAGATAGGAATACTCTAATACAGCTTCTTCGTAAGCAGCATATACATTTCCTTCGCTTAACTCAATATCGAGTACATCTCCGCCTAACTTCTTGTAGGTATAAGCCACCTGATCGACGGCGCCAGACAAAAAGGGACCGGACTCTACATATATTCCAAATGGCAACGAGCTAGATACATTTGCAATCGCTCCCGTAACGGGTAAAATATTAGAATTACTCGTGGAGGCGGGTTGTAAATTAGGGATTGCCATTGATAATACCTCTTTTGTTCATTACTAAATAGAAAGCCCCGGCTCTTTCGAGCCGGGGCTTTCAGAAAAGTTGACCGAAGTCAGCTCTAGACTAGATCTTGTACAATCACAAGACCGTACATGTCAGGACGCACCATCTTCTTGGCGTATCGAGTCATGACTCCCTTACGGGGCACGAAATCTTCAACACCGAAGATTGTAGGCGTAGTCTGCAGTGGCACGTACGGAGCGTAAACATAGCCACTCTCTAGGAAGCTACCTCCGCGTCGGCCAACGAGGACCAAAGTACGCGGGAAGTACGGATCGACATAAATGTCGAACTTCTTCGAAAGTGAACCAACCTTCACGGTTCCAATATCGCCACGATCACTATCAGCAGTCACGTTAGCGCGGAAGCCAGCGGTGAACTCAAGGATGTTGGCAACTTCAGGTCCGCAGACGACGAAGTTGGCAGCACCGCGCAGAGTCTTGCGGTGGATCTGGGCAGAAACATCGTTGATGGTCTCAACGAGGGTCTCATACCACTCACTAACGTTACCAGTGAAGTCAGGCGTCGTAGAGGCACCCATTTCCACACCAGTTTCGCGGTTGACGAAACGACCAGCAGCACGGGACCAGTGGCGGATGCCAGCGGTTGAGCCACGAACGAGGTCCTCAAGGATCTCGCGATCAATTTCAAGAGCGATCTGCTCAGACAGAATCTGAGTAAGCTCGACCTCAGCGTCAAGGTTGTGGTAGGCGTTAAGATCTTGTCCTAACTCCGGGGTCCACTTAGCCTTGAGCTTCTTGGTAACCGCGGTGACGGCTACACTGTCGACCTTGATGTCGATCTCCGGAATGTTCGGACTATTCTCAAGTCCCCATTCCGCTCCACCAATAACAGAACCAAGGGCTCCGCCATTGTCGAAGTCGTCAGTCTCGGGCCATGACCAGGTGTTCGCGGCAGCTTGTGAACCCGTAAGCGACTTAGCAATCATCGCTTGCGTAAGGGTAGAAGTTCCCTCGAAGACCAGGAGCACGTTGCTCGAAGCGCGGTCGCCAATTGGGCCACCCTGCGAAGCAGAGCTGTACTGGGTGAGACGTCGAACAAGTCGAATGTGACCACCAGCGGAACCATTGTTCGCAGAACCTGAACCGGCGAGGAAGTTGAAACCACCAACGCCACCAGATCCACCAGAACCGGAAACCTGAACTGCCACAAAGTCATCCTTGTTAAGCTCTTCGCCCTCAAAGTTGAACGAGGACAGGGCCACTTCAGCGACGAGGACGGGGGATCCCGACAGATCCACATCAAAGTCGCAAAGCGAACCAAGCGTGACGTGCTTACTGGCTCCAAAACCACCAGTAGCGTAGTAATCACCCGCAGTACCGGAAGCAACGATCGTCCAGCTAGTGCCGGCCAAAGTTGCCGAACCAGTCGGGGACGCATAACCGTTGTTAAGGGCATACGGACCAACTTCTGGATTTGATCCGGAAGCTAGGTTGATACCACCAGTGATCTGCGAACCGACAATTCCACCACCATAGATGGATTTGTTGGGCTCGGCGCCAAGGCGGCCGTTAGTGGATGAGCGATCACCAACATCAGGTGAATACACAAAGTCCAGGAAGAAGATGAGGCCCGAGGGCAAGCTCATCGGTTGTACGCTTACGAGATCGTTGGCAATTAAGCCACCGAAAACGCGGCGAACGAGGGGAAATGCGACAGCCGCAAAGCCCTCAACGTCGCCAGCAGCCATGCTGGACGACTCACGGAGTAACTCTTTTGCCTGGTTCTCAAGCAATCGGGCCATCCCGTTCCGAGCGGCATCATCGCCGATACCCTCAAGAAGACCCGTATTCTCCCATTTTGCAATGAGAGCGGCGCCTTCCGTAGAGAGATCGCGGTTAACGATACCTTCGGTTAATTTTTGTACGATAGACATTTTTTTAACCTCCTATAGTATAATTTAGTCTAATCCTGCTAAACGCAGCATTCGATCCATTCTAGGATCTGGGGTTGCCTTACTTTCTTTCTGAGCACTCAGGAGCAAAGATGTATGCTTGGAAACTGCTTCACGAAGTGTTTGTGGCCTAGAACTATTCGTAGAGTTCGAGACGCTCACTGCGTTTTGAATGGTTTCAAACAAGATTTTCGCTTCTTGAGCCGAATTGGCACGACTAACAGCTTCGACAATTTTAGTTTTTTGTCGCTCATTCAAGGAGGTGCTGCCTAATGCCTTGTTTTGGTAAACAAGTTTGGCATTTGCCAAGTTCAAACTTTTCAGTTGGACCTTGGCCTCTTGTAACAGAGCGTGTAGCTCTCTAACAGAAACATTAAGATTCTTGATTTTTGCCTCATAAAGATCGACATCGTCCGGTGTTGAAACCGTCTCTGCTTTCTCTTCTAATTCCTCGTCTTCGTCGAGGTGGGCCGCTGCGGCTGCAGCCATTTCATCATTATTGGCCTGCTCCGTACTATTATAAGCGGAGCCTAGGGAGGACCATCCCTGAAGTTCTGGATTCATATCAACATTAAGAAGTTCGCTGACCAAAGAATCAATCATCTCTTCCGAAAGTTCAATATCTTCGTCTTCGGCTAACTCTGACGCCACATCTTCATCGCTGTCATCTTCGAGTTCGCGGGGCGTAATATACCCATCTTCCTGAAGTTCCATTGCAACGTCTTCGGACCCGAGTATGTCATCCGGGGATCCCATTTCTCCTTCGGCCTCTTCTTCTTCGAGACGGGTCTTCAATTCATCAAAATCGATTTCTACAATTTCATCCGCTGCAGGAGCATCAAGCTCCTCAGTTTGAAATGCGTAGGGAGTTTCCTCTAAAAAGGATGCATCACCCGGTTCAGTGGGGGGCGCAACATCGCCGCCTCCAAGGCCCATGTCCAAGTCGCCACCGAGGTCGCCCATATCCGTTGGGTCTTCCTCCTGCTCTAACAAAGTGTTTAGGGCGCGCTTTACATCGCTTGAATACTTTTCCAATACAGCAGTTTCGGCATTTTTTAATGCCGCTTCCTTAAGCGCTTTAGCGTCAACAATAGCTTCTTCTAACAACGAAGACATAGAATTACTCCAAATTCTGATACGTAATCAAATGTAATTAGTGTGTAAGATGAGGAAATGACTAATAGATGTGATTTCTAGTGTCCCTGCTGCCTGTTATCTGTTAAAATAAACCAATACGTACCGGTACTCAGAAGTGTAACGCTCTGCGCGCCGCCGTCGATTTCGATTGAATCCTCTGGGCCCGAATCCTGGTTGGAACCCATAAACTGACCGCCAGAGCCGGTAATCGTAAGTGTCTGCTCGCCATTGCCGGTAGTCAAAATGTGATATGTTCTTCCAGTAACTCCGCTAGCAGCTGGAAGAGTTACGGTTGCATCATCGGTGTCAGTAAGATCTACTGTGTAGTGGGTTTCATTTAACGTTATGTCATCAGTAATGGCTGTATAATTTCCGGCCTGCGAGCCACTAACTTGAAAGGTGGAGTTGGGTGTTGTTGTACCTATACCAACCTGTCCTGCAACCAGGGACAAAACGTTATCAGCGGTTCCAGCTTCGCGAGTGGTGAAAAAGATACCGGCATTTGTGTTGTTAAACATATTTTCAAAGTAACTACTACCGTTGCTATTGTTATATCTTATTTTAAGACCAGCAACACCAATATGGGCATTGTCAATAAACTGAATTTCTGGATGGTGATACGGATGGGTACCACTTAAATGAATATTGCCATCTTCAATAAGAAGGGCTGGCTCGAGGTTTCCAGTAATATGAAGAGGAGCTTGGGGCGACGCCGTGCCGATGCCGACTTTGCCGTCGCCGCAGACAACGAAAACGTCATCATTGCTGTCCGAATTGGTATAGAATAGATTGTCGCTGTCGCTTCCGGAAACATGTATCCGTCCCTTGGTATTGGCGGCAGACATGGATGGGAGGCTGAGATCACCGTCGGTGCTTAAACTCATTTTCCAATACGTATTGTCGGTACCCCAGTTGATCGCGCCGTCGGCGCCGGCTACGAGGTGCATATCGCCGCCCTGGGCGAGAATGTTCATGCCGCCGCCGGTCATACCAATGATTTCAGTGCCATTGGTGCCTTCGATATAAAGTGTAGCAATTCCGCTGGAGTCATTGGTCTTTAATACCAAATCTGTTCCATAAAGGGCACGACTAGAACTGATGGCGCCATCGACGCGCAAGGGGGTACCCGAGCCGGACACGTTTACGACTGCCCCAGACACCGCTAGAGTCAGCGCTCCCCCGGCTACCAGACCGATGGCGTCCTCGCTCCAGTCTATATAAGTGTTTTGCTGGGCATCGTTTTGATTATAGATGTCGCCCCGCTCAACGGAGCCCGTTGTAAACTTATAAGCCATATCCTAGAAGATGTTCCATTGGGTGCCATCACTAATAAGAAATACCGAAGCGCCGGCAGTCTCTAGTTCGAGGCGAGCCTCACCATCAATTACGTCTGCGACATCAGACCCAGTAATAACCACATTCCCGCTCATCAGTGCATGGCGTTTGATGGCATACTGATAATGTTCGCCCGCGCTAGCAGACGGCAGCATCATCGTAATAGCTGCAGTGCCTCCGCTCACCACCTGATAGGTAGTCGCAGTCGAGGCCGTGAGGTGAGTGTTAGTAGTGACCGTGGTAACCTGAAACTGAATGCCTCCGCTAATTCCCAACTGGCCGCCGAGGAGGACGTTGCCCACCACCTGTGCTCCGGCTGAACTAGAGAGGGCGCCAGCTAAGGTAGTAGATCCCGATACCTTAAGATATCCTGACGTTTCCATGCCGGTGGCAGAGTATTGGCGAGCGGAGCCGGACGCCGAATCGACACCGGTTAGGTTGGAGCCGTCACCATAGTAAGTCGCCGCATGAACATTTCCTGTAACGGCGACATTCGCAGAGGAAGACAAGGATTGAACAAATACCGCACCAGCAGAACTAGAGACTGCCCCCCCTAAGGTCTGCGCACCCGTCACATTGAGAGTGCCGACTAAAACGGTATTTCCAACAATTTCCATTCCCGCCGAACTAGAAAGATCTGCATCGTCGGAAACCTGGAGTCCACCATTGCCTACAGTGAGACTTTGTCCCTGCAGGCCTACGGCTCCGGAGATCGCCCCTGTAGCATGGAGCGTACCACCAAAGATAGCCTCTTGCACAAACTGAGCCCCAGCAGAGCTAGAAATAAGACCAGTGCCAGGATTGTAATTAAGATTGGTATTTAGACCAAGGCCCAATGAACCATCAGTCTGGGCTCCCTCAGTAAAAACAAGGTTATAAGCTAAGTTTCCAGCAGAACTGGTAACATCAATTCCATCGGCGGAGATATTGCTGAGGCCCGAACCGTCCCCATACAGCATTGCTGCGTGAAGATTGCCAGTTACCGCTATATCCCCTGAGGATGATAGAGAGCCGACTGCTCTAATAGTAGACGAGCCTGATACGAGCCCGTCTAGATGTGCGGCGCCTAATTGAACCTTGTATGCCATGATCTTGTCTCCAAATGTACATCAATAAATAGCTTCCTAAATACAAAAGGGCGTCTATTCCGAAGAATAGACGCCCTTGAGTTTTGTATCTAAGTTTTATCTTAGAGAATTGTCCATTGCGTTCCGTCATCTACGAGGTAGACTGATGCACCAGCAGTACTCAAAGTAATGCTTGTATTTCCATCAATCAACTCGCCACCATTACCATCAACAACCACGTTTCCGCTCATGTTGTTGTGACGCTTAACCGCATACCAACGGCCGGACGTGCCAATGGCCGGGAGGGTCATAGTAAGCGCGGCAGTTCCGCCACTCACAACGTGAACGATAGCTGCCGTTCCAATACTGGCAGCTCCCGTGTATGTCTTCACCTTGAGGTTTGCACCTCCATCCATACTAACAGCTCCGGAGACACCAAGTGTACTTCCGAGAAGCGCTGCACCGACATACTGTAGTCCAGCCGAACTCGAAAGGTTACCAGCTAAGGTAGTCGCACCACTTACCGACAGGGTCCCCCCAAAAATAGAGTTGCCAACAAACTGAGCACCATCCGAACTGGACACAAACGTCCCGGCATTGAGAACAATTGCACCGGGGGCGTTAATATCTAGGTTTTGCCCTTGATTGGTAATCTTCGCAGTGTTAGTTGCACCGTTGAAGGAGAGCGAATTGCCCTGCGACATCCGAATAGTAGACGCAGCAGTCACTGCACCAGCGGTGCTAACAGTAAAGTTGCTACCGTTGACGTCGATACCGCCGTTGAGAACGGACGAGCCGGTCACATTAAGGCTACCAACTACGTCGACCTGACCAACGATTTCCATCGCAGCAGAACTCGAAAGCTTGCCAGATAAGGTAGTCGCACCACTTACCGACAGGGCCCCCCCAAAAATAGAGTTGCCAACAAACTGAGCACCAGCAGCGCCAGAGACAGCGCCGTCATTGCTCTCGACAGCGAATTTATACACCTCGTCGTCGTCGGAGTTCCAGACAGAGAAAAAGCTTCCATAAATACCGACCCCTGCTTGCTCGCCATCTCCACCATATAGGGCGATGCCGGCGTCCTGGGAAGAGGAAATATCGATCCCTGCTTCCGAGGAAGTAATCTGGAATAGAAGACCCTCATCATTCTTAAATCCTATTCCAGCTTTTTCACCAAACTGAATGTCACTAGTCTGGTAACCGCCTACATTACCGGAGAGACGCAGCTTGCTTCCCCACGTAGCATCCAACGGATTGAAAGAAGCTCCCGAAACCGTGGTGATTAGACCAAGTGTTCCATCGCTCTGAACTCCCTGGGTTCCAACAATGCCGTAAACCAGACTTGCGCCAAGAGACGCAGTAACATCAACAGCATCAGAAGTAATGCCTGTAATTCCAGCACCACCACCATAGAATTGCGTAGCGTGAACGTTTGCAGCCCTCAGGTCAGCAGAAGCTGTCACAGATCGAAGACCGGAAGCAACATCCGCATTGGCATCAAGGACAAGAGCCTTGTTGGCTGCGCCGGCACCATTCGTAATACCGTCAAGCTTCTCCATGTCGGCTTCGTTCAAATCGGCAGAACCGATGATGAACGAAGAACCAGCAGTAATGGAACCGCTGGACGCCATTGCACCGATCGAATTAACAGTGCCGACAACCTGTAAGGTTGAAGAAGCACTTACAGTAGACTTGGCCACCACAGCGCCGGTCACACCAAGTGTTCCACCAAAGATGGAGTTACCAACCACTTGCAGCACGCCGGAGCCAGATATGGCCGCGGCCTGCATCTGCCCCGTGCCGTCAACTCCGAAGAGGGGGGTGCTACTTGCATTAATAAATGTCACACTAGTGGCAGCCGTGTCTGAACCAACTTTCAGGTAAATCTGCTGGTCTGCATCATTGTTAATAAACAAGAGATTGCCGCCATCAGTGTCCATGGTGATACCCGAGTCACCATAGGTAACATCGTTAGTCTTGAATTCCGAGCCGAGGACCGAACCGGATGCTTCAATTTGACCACTCGACTCAACATTGCCAACGAATCGTGCATCAGCAGAGCTAGACACGCCAGCTGCCAGTGTCGTTGACCCGGAGACAGCAAGGCCTCCTGCAGTGCGAACACCAGTAACGAATTCAGCGTGGCCGGAGCCGGAAATGCCCGCAATGGTCATTGCGCCCGACACAGCAAGAGTTGAATTGAACATGCCAGAGCCAACGAATTGTGCATTATTAGAGCTGGAGAGGCCGCCGGCGAGAGTCATTGCGCCCGACACGCCAAGTGTTCCACCAAAGATGGAGTTACCAACAAATTGTGCCTTGGCTGAAGATGAAACTACCCCGTCGCTTGGATTGTAGTTCAGTGCTGTGTTTAGACCAAGTCCCAAAGTACCAGCGGTCTGAGCACCTTCAGTGAAGACGATCGGATAAGCAAGGTCACCAGTAGACGAGGTAACATCCACAGCATCAGAAGAGATGCCAGTGATACCAGCGCCACCACCGTACAGCTGGGCAGCATGGACCGCCCCTGTAACGGCAATATCGCCAGAAGATGAAAGAGACCCAACGGCTTTTACCGTCGATGAGCCTGAAATAAGGCCGTCCGCGTGGAACGCGCCCTTTTGAAATTTGTAAGCCATTGGAAAAATCCTCCTATGTTAATGGCAAACGGGTGAAAAAGTCATAAAATCAATAGATTGTAATCACAATCTGAAGAAGCAAAACATAACAGATATACGAGTAGCCACTTCCGTTTTCTATAACATATAGTAATGGCCGTACCAAAAGACCTCAACAAAACATATTTATATGTATCTTTTTGGATCTAGTAAATAAACCAACTCGCGCCATCGGTAAAAAGGCTCACCGCTCCATATGGTGAACTGAGTTCAAAAGATGCTTGACCATCAATTGTCTCTAGTTGGTAGCCGTCTATGGTAATAGGATTTGTTGCAACATTTCCGCCGACATCTTTGATTATAAAGGTGCGGCCGGTCTCATCGGTATTGGTGTTTGGCAGCGTTAACGTAATTGTGTTGGCCGATGTGTCTGCCGTTATATAATAGTCGGTAGCTAATATGCTATAAGTCGGCGCCGTAACTGCCGTAAGATTATGCATTATGCCCCCGCCATATTCGGCGCTGCCCGACACTTTCATGAACCCTGACGTTTCGAGCCCAGTTGCAGAATATATTCGAGCAGAGCCTGAGAACGACGCAGCGCCGATTCCTGTCAACTGAGAGCCATCGCCATAATAGGTTGTCGCATGAACATTTCCTGTCACGGCTACATTGGCTGATGAAGAGAGGGACCCGACCAAACGGGCTGCAGCGGATGCACTGATGGCTCCTCCCAACGTGGTCGATCCCGTCACCCTGAGGTATCCCGAGGTTTCAAGACCGGTCGCAGAATAATGGCGCGCCGATCCGGACGCGGTTCCCGCAATACCGCTTAAGTTAGAACCATCACCATAGTAGACCGCAGCATGCATATTGCCAGTGATGGCGACGTCGCCGGAAGACGAGAGGGATTGTACGAAAACTGCCCCCGCAGAGGAAGAAAGAGAGTCCCCCAAAGTTGTGGACCCCGAGACCTTCAAATATCCCGAAGTCTCTACCCCGGTAGAAGAGTAGTGTCGAGCGGAGCCGGAAGCTGTCCCTGCAATGCCGCTCAAGTTGGACCCGTCGCCGTAATAAACCGCTGCGTGCACATTGCCAGTAACAGCAAGATCGTTAGACGAAGAAATTGACCCCACCAGGACCGCACCAGCAGAGGATGAGATGGCGCCCCCAAGAGTGCTGGACCCGGTTACCTTCAGGTAGCCCGATGTTTCGAACCCAGTAGAGGAATAATGTCGAGCGGAGCCCGACGCATCACTGACTCCTGCTAAATTAGAGCCGTCACCATAATAAGCTGTCGCGTGCACATTGCCAGTAACAGCAAGATCGCCGGAGGAGGAAACCGAACCGGCCCATACAGCGGTCGCGGACGATGACAGGGTGCCGGCTAAAGTGGAGGAGCCCGAAACCTTCAAATAACCCGATGTTTCGAGTCCTGTCGAAGAATAGTGTCTGGCTGACCCGGAAGCATTGCTGACGCCAGCCAAATTAGAACCATCACCATAATAGGCGGCCGCATGAATGTTTCCACTAGCCGCCATATCACCCGATGAAGAGAGAGATCCAACCAAGGCGGCGCCGGCAGAAGAAGAAAGAGCCCCCCCAAATGTAGTTGAACCCGTCACCCTCAAATATCCTGAGGTTTCTAGCCCCGTGGCGGAATAGTGTCGTATCGTTCCAGAGACAGGCTCGCCGGCCCCAGTAAGCACAAGCTGATTGGAGCTGTTGAGTCCAATGAAGCTCCCACTTCCCGCCAGGGAGCCGCTAGCAATGCTCGCTGCCGTAACCGTACCCGAAACATTGAGAGCGCCGCCCACCATAGTGGCGCCCACAATCTCGACGCCGGCTGAGGAAGATAGAGCACCAGCCAATGTGCTAGAACCAGTTACCTTCAGATAACCTGAGGTTTCTACACCGGTGACGGAATACTGACGAGCAGTTCCGGACACAGAGGTAATGATCCCACTGAGACCCGAACCATCGCCGTATAGGGTAGCCGCGTGTAGGGCGCCCGTAATGGCGACATCCCCAGAGGAGGAAACCGAAGAGGCCCAAGTCGCCCCTGTGGACGAGGAGAGCGAGCCGGCAAGAGTAACGGAACCAGTAACTTTCAGATACCCAGAGGTTTCTATTCCAGTTGCGGAATATTGGCGCGCTGAGCCCGATGCATTGGACCCCACTCCCGCTAGGTTGGAGCCGTCACCATAATAAGTGGTCGCATGGATGGCGCCCGTAGTGGCAATGTCTCCGGAAGAGGACAAAGAGCCAACAAGTCGCGCGGCGGCAGAAGAAGAAAGAAGGCCAGCTAGGGTCGTTGATCCGGTAACTTTGAGATATCCCGAACTTTGAAGTCCCACGGCCGAATAGACCAGAGCCGAAGACGAAACAGCTAGGTCGCCCGTTGCCGCAATTGTAAGGGCTCCACCTGCGCCACCATCAGTAAAGGTGATGTTGTCCCCGGCTGTGAGAATACGCTCTTTGGTAAGGCCCGAATCGGCTGTAAGCACCAGATACTCAGCATTATTAGGAGCGCGAGGAACGACGGGTGGGGGGGCTGCGGCTGGCTCGACCGCGGCCTTTACTCCCGGCGCAGTAGTGACAAGTTGGGGCTTCATTGAACCCCGAATGCGGAAAACACCCTCGCGGGCTTTTATACATTCTGCCGAAATTTGAAACTTATGCTCTATCTGGCCAAAATAATAACGAGTGTCATTATACGTTTTAACAACCTCATAGAATTCGTCGCCGTACTGAACGAAATCACCAACCCGGACGAAAAGGTTTTGATCTTCTGTTAGGCGCTTGCGATTAAAGTTGACGGTGAGCTTCGTTTGATACTCATAACCATAGCGCTCATTACTTTGTTCGTTTTCAACTGTAACGTACGCATAAACACGAACGGGCGGTAATGTAACCTTATCAATTGCTTCGCCATAAATGGGATGAAATTCAGAGTCTTCGAGACTCACTGAGTAGTAGGCTATAGTTTGGCCTACAACGCGTTCCGCGAGTTCGTCGTTTACCTGCTTTACTAAGTCGCGCTCTTTTTTCCCAAAGAACATGGGAGGGGGCGCAGATTCAGGTTGGTCCCACTTATTTACCGGATCAGACATTCAGTTACCCCGCTTAGTTGCTCATGATAACTAGATAGTCTGTAAGATACGTGCCTCCCTGATTGAGTAACGTTCGTGTCGCATACCATCTTTTACCATAGCCCCAACGTTCCCATTAGCCAATACCGGCAGAGCCAGACCAATTGGGGCCATTTGGAGAATTATTGGGATTGGTATCAATTGATCCACTTTCAATACCCGTCAGGCCAGCGATCACCGAAACATTATCGGATCCACTTAAAAACAGTTGAGTCAACTTAAGATCCAAGTGCAGGGGTCCCGACCCACTCGTGGGGGGGAGTTCCAAGTAATTGTTATTGTTCCCGGCGGCGCCTAACCCGGCGACGCCTCCACTTGAAAATCCAACGCGAACATTATTGTTGGCGCTGTCCATATTAGAAATAACAACAAAGGATGTAACAGTAGGAAAATCAAGTTGGGCGATCTCCATCGTATCTTTGCGACAGTTGATGCTGCCGGTTGCCCATGGGCGGCCCGACACCTGATAGGACCCTACGTTATGAAGTCCGGCTTTATATTGAAATGGTGGCATTATAAATCTCTCCGTAATTAATTAGTCGTAGGGCCGCCCTTTAACGAAACATTTTTTGTTGTTTACGCCTTTCGAGCTTCTCCTGAGCCTTCCGGGCCTTCTTCTGTTTCAGCTTTCGCTTAACTGATGGTTTAATATAGTGAGCTGTTCGATCCCGATAGGTTTCGAGAATCTTCTCGTTTTTAACTTTTTTAATAAATCGCCTGATTAATCGCTCAGATGTTTCATTGCGTCGCTGTTGGACGCTAACATTGGTGGCCATAATTCTATTGTGTATCTTCCTTCACATTGTCCATGTGAGCATTCCAATTTTTTCCGACTGACCCAAACAAGCTGCTAATATCTACCCCCGCATGCGAAGGGTCCCCTCCGGGCTGAGTCACACTTCCCTGCGCAGGAGCCGGGGTGGTCCCCTCAAAGAGATCGACGCCGTTATAGGCTTGCCTTCCCACCGCTTGCATTAACTGCTGTTTTTGCTGTTTTAATGTGCTATTCTGTTTGTTGGAAAAAGCATTCTGCTGCAGTCGCTCCCGGACCGGGTCTGCCTGTTCCACAATGGGTGGGGCAGTTGAGTGGGTGGCAGTTAGGCCCACGGCCACCTCTGAAATTACTCCGGCAAGAACTCCCTCATCCAAAATCACCTCTTTTACACACTCTCGAATAAGAGGCTTGAGGATTCTTTTTAGGTCTGATTTTTTCATTTAATGCCTGATAATACTTTCCATCGATTTAGTCGATTCTCTTCCAGCATTCGGATTTTTTCGTTAGTTGTCATCTCTTCTAGTATAAACCTGCCCACCATTAAAACAGATTCGTTTACTAACTTTTTAATCTCAGCGGCATCGTAGCCGCGGCGCTTCATTTGACGTCGAAGCAAATTAATGATAGATTTGCGCAACGCATTGAGTGCGCGACCATCGTCGTCACCCGAGAAAATGGCCTGTAGTTTTTCATCCTTCGCCAGAAGCTGCTGGTTGTCCGCAACGAAACGGGTGAGAATTTTGTCGATGATACCTTTAGCCCGAGATGAACCCGCATGGCCAGTATCCTTGCCACCCATCCCACGAATGCGTGCGCCTTGACGCTGCTTGTCCAAAGCTTTTGCAGCTTTGGCGCCTTTTTCGGAGTGCTTAAGTCCCTCTAAATCTTTCTCAATAGCCTCATATCCTGCCGCGGCCGTTTCAAAATTAGCTTTAGCGGCACGAAGTTCATCACGAGTAAAGCGTTTGTCTGCTGAGGCCTCATGTTCTTTCTCCGCCTTCGTAAGTCTTGCTTTAGCGGCTTTGATTCCTCTTAAAGAGCTGTCAAATCGCTTTCGATATTCGGGGCGCGCCTCATTCATGAGACCCTTAACTAACTGCTCCACCAGCACCGGCATCATCAAAGCCGCAATTTCTTCAGCGACAGGAACTGATATATCAGTGCGCCGCTTAAAGTACTGCGCTATTGTCTTAGCAAGCTGCTGGGCGACGGGCTGTGATAGGCCAAGCTTTTGCAGCTGCATCACCAGGGGCGCCTCTTTTTGTCCGCCGGCAGCTTGTTGTTGGGGGTTATTACCGGGGCCCACGCGAAGTTGCGGCTGGCGCTTAGTTATAGAAAGAGGAGCATCTTTACTTAATTCGGTGGTCCCGGGCTCTGGCCCGGGCTCTGGCCCGGGGTCGGGGTCTGGACCTGGATCAGTGCCCGGGCCGGGGCCCGGATCGGGATCTGGTGTCGTGGGAGAGGGTGCTCCGCCGGAAGCCTTAGGCATTGCCGGGGGTGATCCTTTGCGGCGGCCTTGACTAAAAGCTCCCGAAAACCAATTCGCTATCTTCCCCTCAAAAACTGCAATCTCTTCTTCAGTCATCATGACCCTTCTCCAATAATATCGTTGAGTAGCGCTACGATCCGGTTGTTGCGCGCCACATTTTCATTCATTAACTTACTTTCAGAAAGTCCCATAAAGGCGTTGGGCGTCGACGGTTCTGATACAATATCAAAACAGATCAATTGAAAGTCATCCTCTACCATCGTTTTGCCCTGCTGTTCAGTAACCGAGCCCATACCACGAGAAGAGATTCCGATCTTAACGCCTGACTCCACCAGAGAACGGAGTATCTGACCTGATGGTGTATTGAGAACTTTAGCCTTCCCCATCACGCTCGGGCCGTCCATCCAAACTTCCGTCATCATGTGAGAAACGTTGGTGAGGTTAATAATAGAAGACTCAGGATGATCTAGTTCTCCTAGGGCCCGATTGTCTTGCACTATCCCCGCATACTTCTTCACTTCCCGAGTGAGAATCGGCGCCGGGTATACTCGACCGTTACCGTTCTGAACATCACACTCCTGAAGTTTGCCGGTGAGCATCATTCCGCCTTCTTTGACGAAACGCTTTTCGGCTTCCGTCAGCAGATCCTGACAGATACCGCCTTCGCATAGTTCATAGTATTCTCGTAGGAGTTGTGCCACTGTTTATTCCTTATGCCACCGATACTTGTCGGTGGCTGAGGAACCATAGCCGCCCGTTCTAGAAGTGCTCGGACGATCGCGGTGGCGTTGTTCAATCCCAGCCTCGCCGGCAAACTTCTCCAGAGCCTGCATTACCTTGGCAAGCTCCTGCTTGTCGCGACCCTGAGCGTACTTCTGAACCATCTCTGCATTTCTTAAAAGCTCTTTGGCAAGACCGGGCTGACCCGATTTCATATTCTTTTTGAGTGAACCGCGAGCCCTGTCAAAACTTCTGAAGACATCTTTAAGGTCTTCGGCGCCTTGTGCTGTGGCCCGGGCGTCCTTGTCTCGCTGACTGATTGCATCGATATTTCGCTGGTCTCTTTGGGCAGACATACGCTTGTCCTTGGCGCGCGCTGCCTCTCGCTCTTTCGCTGCCCCCACTTCGTCCACATAAACTTGTTTCAAAGCTTGAAGTTCTTCTTGCTCAAGGTCGAAGGCATCCAGAGCCTCCGGGTAGCTCATCTTTGCGGTGCGCGGATTGGCGCCCTTGGCTATAGCTATAGCAAAAGGTTCTTTGATGAAGTCGTGGACTGGCCGGTTGTTGTACTTTCCCCCGGCCTTGTCGATCATCGCAAGGATTTTCTTAACCTTCTTCGCGAGCTTCTCTTTCTTCGAGAAGCCCAAAAACTCCTCTAAGGGTTCTTCCTCACGATTAACTGTCTCGTGCAAGAAGTATCTTGGGTCTATTCGTTTTACATTTTTTCTGCGTGCCATTATATTATTCCTTTAAAGTAGTCAACTGCCGGAGCAGCAACGTCGAACTGGTTGGATCATCCATTTTTTCATGATTGCTCACCTCCTTTATGGACCACTCGGATCCCGTAGTCCTCGACCAACATACTTAAGAAGTATGATGTTCCAGCACTAATGCAACCGCACATGAATGCTGTCATGGGCTGATTGCTAAAACTAAATAGTTCTGTATATGGACTTACGCCCCAAAGAAACACTCCAACCCAGAATCCCATACACAAATGACAATGGAACAAACGGCCGAAGCCCCACATCGATTTGCAAGGTGGCCGGATCTTATTAAAGATATGTCCGTGTATAAGGATGAATGTCATGCCGTAAGCGGCAAGTATAAAATGTATTAATTCCATTTAATATCGGTAGCGTAACGGATAGTAATAATACCCAGGACGCATAGACCCTTTCTCCGCATATTGCGGGACTTCGCCGTACTCCGTCGAATCTCGGTCGGACGGATGGGTGTACATATCTTCGAGTTCTTGCTCGTACTGATCTGCTACCTTCTCGATACTGGCTTCATAATTGATGAATTCCGCAATCACATAAACTGCGGCCTGCAATGAGTTAACCTCTTCATTAGGAAATACAGCCCCCTCAAGGGATCGAAATACATTCCCCCCCTGAATGCTTCCGCGATCGATAATTCCTTTGTCGGCCAACAATTCCAGTAGGCGATTTTGGTAATCATACACATCTTCCGTAGCCGTGGTCTTAGGGAAGGTGACTACTTTCATCTTTTCTGGTATAACGGCGATATCAATCTTTTTATGATCCATAACCAGCAGCGACCCATCCAGCGCCTTTCGCGCGTTGAGTTCAACTGTTGCTTGGGGGCCGCCGACCTTGATCTTAATCATTGTTTACCAGTTCCTTTGCCAAGGCCTGAGTCTTCAGCAGCTTAGTAATATCATCCGGCACAAACTCGCGCTTTCTAATATTTTCTAAATACGTCACCACACTTTGTGACTTTTCGCGAATGAGCGTATCAGCAGTGCTATCCTCAACCGTTTTACTAATTAGACTTTTAAGTCTTGCAATTTCCTCGTTGAGATAGACACGCAGCTCAAACCCCTCATCCGCGAATGAGGTAATATATCTATTAAGAAAATCTTTTTGTTCCTCTAAAAGTCCACTATATTTATTATTAAATTTTTTAATAAAGGATCGATAAGTCAAATTATCTATCGATTTCAGATCTTCTGTGTGGGGTTCATGGCGGCGCGTCATACGATCTATAAGTGCTTGTTCAAACAATACCTTCTGTTTAACGGTAGCTTTGGTATTAAAAATCGAACTAATAGACGCCAAGGTTTTAAAGTTGGGAACAAAATTTGCCCAAACTTCAGAGCCTAGATTTTTATTAATTGCAGCAATCACTTTAGACTGAGCATCAAAAAGGGTTGCCTCGTTGAGAGCCTTTCGTGCGGCCCGGGTCTCACTAAGAAGACGCTCCGCCAAATCACTCTTCACATTTTTAGTTTCGAGTAAAGTCTGGTACAACTGCAGTTCTTCAGCCAAAAGAGTGCCCTTCGAAAAATGTTCCTTAAGAATTGCCATGGCTATATCTTTACGGGGAAGATTGGTCTCTAGCACCGCCTTTGTAAACTCTTTAACAAGAGCTTCATAAATAAATGCAGTATTACGTTTCTTGTTGTGTTTCATCCTGTTCCGCCTCTTTCTCTTTGCTCTCCAGTTGAGCTATAAGTCGCTGGATGTTGGTGGTACTTTCCATTAATACTGCCTCGTCCTTAGTATAAATAGATGCATCATTCTCTTGTAGACTAACTAAGGCTCGAAGATCGGGTACACCAACGCGACCAATGGAATGGCCGACGCGTCGTTTCTCTGCTCGACCAGTGGGAACTTCGGGGGCCACAAGACTTCGAAGATGGCGACGCGAAGGGCCGCCAGCGCGACGGCCGTCTGGTCGGCGCGAGATTCTATCTTGGGCCGGGCCAGGTCGATCCTCGCGGCGAGCAGGAGCTGTCAGAAGTGCAGAGTCTTCACCTCCTTCGGCGCCCCCTTCTTCGCCTCCTGCGGCGCCTCCAAGGTCTTCGCCACCGAGATCTCCTCCGAGGTCTCCTCCGAGGTCGCCTCCAAGATCGCCGCCTAGACCCCCGCCCATCTCGTCTGCGGCCGCTTGTTCTTGTACTCCTTCGAGAGCTTGCTGATATTTCTTATCATAAAAGGACTCTCGTTGATTGCGCAAGAATTCTTCGTCCGACATTCCCAAAATGTTTTTGGAAAGCCAACGCTTGCTATAGACCCCTTCGGGAACCGAGTTTGCAATATCAAACTTGGTACGCATATACTCCAGTTGCTGTAATTCCGCAAGCCGGGAGGGATTGTTGAGAGCTAATTTAAAACTCACCAGGTCCTCGCCCCGGAAGCCAATAGTATAAAGATGAACAACTGCGATTTTTTCTAGTTCAGAAATCAGGGCTCTCTGAAGGCGCTGGATGGTTCGGGCAAACCGAATGTCCTTTTGAGCTAACGTAGTTTTGTCTTCGTTGTCTCCGTCTAGGTTGGTGAGGTAAGACTGCGGCACCTTAAGGGCTGCGAACAGCTTGTCTCTCAAATACTTAACATCCTCAATATCATCCAAAGATTTGGCGCCAGGTAGCGAAGTAATATCGGAGCCCACCCCGCCCCGCATCGGAATGAAATAGTCCTCTTCTAGAGATAGAGGATTGTAACGCAAATCTACGCGACCAGTAGAAGCGTTCACCATTTGGTTACGCTTCATCTCGGTCTTCACCTTCTCCATGTATTGGGGGACATCCTGCGGTGGAATATTTCCTACGTCAATCTTAAAGACCCGACGTTCGGGGGCACGCACTACGCGGTATGCTATCATGGCATCCTCAATTAACACAAGCTGGCGCCAGATGCGGCGGGCGGAGTCCAGGACTGATGTCCCATAAGGACTATACTTATCATTACCTAAAATACGAAAATGAGCGACCTGCCAATCTTCAAAGGTCATACCAGCGCCGTTCCACTGGAACTGTACATAATTTGGATTTGTCGGGTCCTGTCCTTCTAGTCTCTCTAATTCAGAACTGGGTAATCCGATAACTGATTTGACGCCGATCTGCTCGTCGACATCCAAATATAAAAAGAAATCTCCAAACTTAACCATTGAGCGGGCCCAACCAAAAGCATTAAACTCGATGTTTAATGCATCATAAAAAAGAGTTTCTAAAATGGTCTTAATTTCAAGATTAAGACAGTCTATTGTAAGAAGCTGGTCAAACTCATTAGACGTCGTCATCTCGTCGGCATAGATATCCATTGCTGAAGCGATCTCTGGCATATACTCCATCTGATCAAAGTCTTGGTATCTCTCCCCGCGGTTCTGGTTGCGCATCGCATGCGATGACAAGAGATTATAATTCTTGGAAAGATTGTCTGTGGCGCGCTTGAACTCTTGACCGCTCAGTGAACGGAAACGATATCGATACTTATCTAAATCATTACGGCGTTCTTGTCGAGCGATTTGAGCTCGATAGTTTACAATGGGGCCCGAGAATAATCTAGTTAATCTCTTAAATAATGGAGAATCTGGATTTCTCGGGTTACTTCCGTTTTTGCCTGCCATGGGTTATCCTTTAATAAGGGCTATATATTGCTCATTGAATATATTCGCGTGAGCAGCCCTATCCTTTTCTTTTATTGTTTTATGCCCCTTCATACCGGGAATGGTTGTAGAAATCTGTGTGTCCGATGTAGATATCGAAGACAAAAACTGTTTGCTATATTCAACACTTCTCTGACTCTCCACAATTACTGTATCTCTCACCCAACAACCGATTGCAAATGACATAACTAGATCGTCGTTATAACTCCTCATTGCTTCTGGCCGCCCATTGTGCCAAATAAAAGTTTTCATTTCCGACAAAAGACGATTCGAATTAATCTTAATTAGTTTGTTTCTCATAAACTCTTCCATCTTGGCAACGATGAGGGGTCGCGTTTTCGAGGAAGTTGTAAAGCCCGGAATGGCGCTTGAGTGCCATTGAGCTGTTATTGGATCGACGTATTGGTGATCTCCCTTACTAGAATGGTATAGATTAGGATACCCTTTATCTAATAACTTTTTAAGTACTGCATATCCAATATTGTTGTTTTCTATTACTAACATCGGATTCCCATACTCACCGCCCACATTATAAAGAATGTCGGCAAAATCATCAGGGGTGGGCTTCCCAATATATTCGGCCACTATTTCCATCGACTCCAGTTCAAAAATATGAAATGCGCTATTATCCTTCCCATCACCCCGAGCGACATCGGCGACGATGAGGTGCGGCTTTTCTGGGTCGAATCGTTTCCAAATCCAATAGTTGCGATCAAACCCTGTCCGATATTCGGGTGCCGTGGCGCGCTCCATATACCAATGGAGATCATCTGGGTGTATCACCGTTTCGCCCGACACATTGAAATTGCACTCAAGCTCCTGAGCTATCTGGCGTCGCGACATATTCATGGTCTCTTTTTCAAACCAGGTCTTATCACGATCAGGGTGTACGTCCCACATTAAAGTGGTCATAAAGAAATCATTGGTGCCGCTCTCAGCTTCAACACAAGTTTGATGAAACCAGTTGCCAACGCCATTGGGAGTAGAGAGGGCGATACAACGACCGCCCGTGGACAGGGTAGGGTAGAGAGCGGTCCACAATTCTCCTAGTTTTTCAACATGGGCGGCCTCGTCTATAACCAACAAAGAGAGTGCTTCTGAGCGACCCACATCCCCGGAGGTGGAGGCTGCCTTAATTTGAGATCCATTGTTTAGTTCGAAAGAAGTTCGATTATCTACCATAATCGGAGAGATTTGCAGCCAATCTGGTAAGTTCTTAATAATGGCTTTAACTTTGCGCACCAAGTTTGTCGCAGTTTGAAGCTTCGTGGCCACAACTAAGATGTTCTTGTCACGGTGAAAAAGCATCAGCCACCCAACATAGGCAGCTGTGATGGTAGAGATTCCTAATTGGCGTGCTTTAAGGATGACGTTAAAGCGATAATCATTATAATCTGTAAGGAGCTGCTGCTGATAGTCAAAAGCCTTAAACGGAATGAGGCCCCTTTGAGGGTGAGAGATGCGACAATAGTTGGTCGTAAAATGTACTGGGTTTTTGCCCGATTTTACAACTTCTTTTAATATCTCCTCTTTTGTAAGGGCATTAGCCATGGCACCCCTTACTTTCCTTTACGAGTATCGTTACTGGGTCGCTTACCTTTAGGGCCGAGGGACAACCAATCCTTGATTGCGGTGTCGAGCTTCTTATCTTTATCGCCAGCTTTCACCTCATCTGTGTCGGTGAGGCCACCGATGCGATAATCACACTGGGCCTGGACATCTGTGCGATAGTTAGACATACGCTGGACTAGAATGTTGTGCTCCCCTTCTTTAGTTAAAGTAAGGGCATTCCCGGTGATAGCTTTATACTCTTTTTTAAGAAACTTAACAATATCTTTTAGGTGTGCAAGGATATCGTTCTCAAATCCCTTTTCTTTCACATCCCGGAGTCGGACTTCTGATTGGTAAGAGATTCGCAGGATAGGCCCAATGAACCGTACGGTGAAGCCATCCATTACGCGGCGGTCTAGGATGGGGTCGCCTTTCTCTCGCTGTAGGCCGACTTCGGCTTCGGACCCATCATAGGCATTTGCTGCCGCCTGATTGATTCCCTGTATGATTTCATATACTGTTGCCATTGTTCTACTCCTCTTGTGTTAAGCTAGCCATCATCGACTGCATATCAGATGCCCCGCCTGTCTTCTCGTCGCCACCCATAGCCTTCATAATTGCTGGCAGCATTGCATTAGAAAGCAGCTGCAGCATTTTTGGATTCTTAATGATAAACTCCATTATCTTGGGGGCTAACGTAGCTAACATGTTCTCCGACAGAATCTCTGATTCGATGAGCTCTGGAGTTGGGGTTTCCTCCAGCTCCTCCAAAATGATCTCGCGCAAACGGGATTTAGAAATTCTCATTGCATCTCGTTCCTATATGCATATTCTTGAGCCAGTTCCGCAATGCGGGCCATCTGCTCTTTGGCGCCATCGTGTTCGGGGGTTCCAGGATCGGAACGCCTCTTTTGGTCAAGAAGGTGAATCATTATTTTTTCAAGTTGTTTCAGAGCATCGGCTATTTCTTGCGCAGAACGGGCGCGCCTCATTGAAGTCCTCAAGCCCTCGTTAATTTCTTCTTTGATGATCTTCTCTAATTCTGTATTGCTAATTCTCACCGCTTGGCCTCCAGCCACCTAGCCATCTCTCTTCTCGTCCTTCAACCCATGCTATATAACAAGTCTGACAACATTCAAACTTATTCATATACAAATCATCTTGGGGATGAAAAGAATATGTTTTACAAACAGGACAGCTTCGATTTGCATCTCTATTAAGTAGTTTTTTATTTATTAAAAATCCATCTTGTTCGACTTTGTCTTTGGTTTCGGCAATCTTAGAAAATTTACGGTGCTCCTCTTGAGACTGTGCGAGGTATTCTTTTTCTTTTTGGTCATCCCAAAATCTTTTAGGATTGTTCACTGTCTCATCACCATATTTCTGGGAGATGGCGCGCTCTAGTTTGGCTATGTAATCTTGGTCTTTACTCATTTTATCCACAGTGATAGGTGCAGCCGACAAATGCTTTTCTGTAGGTGCTGCCGCTATGTTCAAATTCTACCACATTATAGTTAGAGGCGTTAATCCTAAAATCGCAAGCCTGCGTAATCTTGGCCACTGTATAGTTGTGAAGTAGGTCGTCGTCTTGTTTCATTCCCAATCCCGGAACTTCGCAGCTTGTAATATAATCGCCATTTTCTAGATTGCCATTGATGTTGCATACCCAGATAGCGCCTTCTCCTAAAGAGTTGACTCGAATCTGAGTTTGCTTTAAATCGTTCCAGGAATAAGCCATGCCGTCCTGGTCCTCTTCGATTTCGTTTGTCTCGCTGTTGACAACATAATTATCAGGACGATTGCTTATAACTCCAAACACTCTTTTATCGGCACGGCTCGTAGCTAATTCAATGCGAGGAAGTGTTTCATTAATAGTCACAGCTTCTGATCCAGTAACCCACTCTTCTTTTATCTCATCCCACCGCATCTGATTGCCTGACGACACCGCTATAAGTCCCACGTAATCAGACAATGACGAACTAATGGCTGAATCCATTGGAACTGTTAAGTGCTGTCCTGTAAAAGTAAAAGAAGTTCCCGAGGTGATCACGCGATATGTGGTGGCGGCGGCCGTGTACTTCCAAAACCAATAAATATTACTCGAATAGATCCCGGGTCCAACTACGTCGTTGTCTTCGTACGCCTCATTCGTTAAGACAGTCCGGGCATGGGAGTTGTTCGCTATGCAGGATTCCCAGTAGACACCATTGAAGCTTGAATATGTCTGGCCTCCGGTGTTTCGAAACTCTGCTCGCATCCCGGTACCGAGGGACGATTGCCCTCCGAGGATGATCGCTCCGTCGAGGAAGGTGTCGCCGCGGACGTCGAGGTCGGAGGTGACGGTCAGCTCGCCATCTGCATACATATCTCCTGTAGCTCTAAGTGTTCCATTCACATCCAGCTTATAGGAGGGGGAGCTGTCTCCGATACCAACGTTGTCGGAATCGTTAAGAAAAATGCCATCAGTTGTGCTGTTATTGTTATAAGCTAGCTGAAGCAGCCCATTGTTGGTAGTTATATTAGCCCAGCCTTCGCTGTTGTAGTCCCTAATTATAAAACCATAAGTAGCATGACCTGTTTTAGCCTCTAGGTAGCCTCCGTTGTTGTTGTGGATTATGGTTCTGTGGGAATTCGTTCCTATAATACCAGTGTGGCTGGTGAGGGTGACATCGCTAAAGGACCCGGAGGTGGCAGTGGTATCTCCCGAGATAGTTAAATCTCCTGTGACAGCTAGTCCCGCAATCGGTGTGGCTCCCATCATACCAACGCCGGTGGAGTTTAACTTAAGACGTTCGCTGTTCTGGCAAGTATAGGTTTGAGTATTGGCACCGAAGCCGATTTTGGTGTCAGTATCACCAGAGTGAATAATGTCGCTGCCTAATATCAAATCGTTCGCAACCGTAAGATCAGTGCCATCAAAAGTCAGGTTTGAACTGCCTTCCATGGTGTTGGCATCCGTCCAGATTCCCACCTGATTATCTGCAGGGGTTCCAGAAGCATCGACAAGAGTGGACCCCCAGACGCGAGAATCGATTTCGTCCGTCACCAGACTGCTGCCGTTATAGACTACAACCGAGTTGTCGGTGCCGGTGTCAATATTAGCTGGATTGATAGTTTGAGCATTGATGGTAAGCGAATCTCCCGACGCGTCTCCAAGTGTGGTATCTCCCGAGATAGTTAAATCTCCTGTGATAGCTAGTCCCGCAATCGGTGTGGCTCCCATCATACCAACGCCGGTGGAGTTTAATTTAAGGCGTTCGCTGTTCTGGCAAGTATAGATTTGAGTATTGGTACCGAAGCCGATTTTGGTGTCAGTATCGTCAATGTGATAGATGTATTGGCCAATGTGCACGTCGCCCGAGATACTAGCATCGCCCGTAACAGTAAGGGTGGATCCGTCAAAAGTGAGGTTTGATTCAACAGTTGCCTCGTCGGCATCCTTATAGGTAGCAACGCCGTTTGCGGTTGAACCGTCCCACGAAATACCGGCGCCGGTTAAAGGCCGCGCTAAGACAAGCTCATCGTCCGAGTTTACCGCAACAAAACTACCGGAACCCGCAAGGCTCCCGCTCGATATTTCCTGTCCCAGGTTATCGATAAGAAAGCGCAAAAGCCTTCCGCGGGAATCGGCTTGCGAGATTGTCATTTAACTATTTCGGTAGATAAAGCAAAGATTCCCAAAGATGTAAGTGTACCGATGCCAAAACCCAATGCCACAAGAAGCGGACCTTGGGCAGGCTTCTGCTTTAAAACTAGCTCTGTTAGGCGATCGTTTTCAGCGACTTTGAGAATCATCATGGACTCGTATTTATCCTTCCAGGAGTGAATTTCAATATCTTTGTAATCAAGCTGCAGCTGAAATCTCTCTCCTTGCATGTGAAGCTCATAGCTGATGCGCAGATCGCACTCGGCTCCCTCGAACTTTTTCTCGGTTACAATCTTTGCTGCAGCATCGAGAGATAAAAGAACTCCATCGAATGGCACGATGTCGCCCGCCTCTATGGGGAGAACTACATAATCCGGAGAAGACTCTTCCTCTGCGAAGGCTACCACCGGGAAGGCCAAAAAGACTATTAAGTAAAGGGATAATATTTTTCTAATCATTATTTCAATCCAAAAGCTTCCGCCAACTCTTTAGCTAGCTTCTCGGGATCATTATAACTCTCGTCAATCAGTCTTTTAAGCTCCGCTTCTTTTTGTTTATCGAGGGTTTCGCCTCTTTTGGCAAATTCTGCTTCTAGTTCGGCGCGCCTTTTAAGGTGTTCTTCAAGGCGCGCATTTTTCGCAGAGACTTCCTCGTTGTGGATCTGGGTGAGAGTCTCCATCTCCTGGTCGTGCTGGTCTCTCTTCGCTTCCATTAAATCTAGGACTCCGGCGAGCAATGCGCCGTTTCGAGTAAGCGCCCCTAGAAAACACGCGCATAAGAAGAGGAGGCCGATAACTATCACCCACCAAAACTTCTTCGCCCAAAGCCACGCTTTTTTTGCACCCGTTCTAAATTTTATCCAGGTCATTATTTATAACCTTTAAGCTTCGCAACTGCATCGATGATGGTCTGGCCTCCAATATAAACTGTAGTAATGATTACCCAATCGCTGGATGTCAGATCAGAAAACAACAACAAGCTCGTGGCCGTTGTCCACGCTAACAACTTTCGGGAAACTAGTTTCTCTAGTCCCTTATCTATAATGTGTCTCATGCTCTACTCCTTTACACTAATTAGACAGAGGGGAGAAGTATGTCTAAACAACTTAAGTACAAATTGAAAAAAACCCTCAAAAATGCAGAGTTTGTGCATGCTGATTTAGAGTATCATCAAGAACTCTCTAAGGACGCCATCCTGGAATTCCAGGAGGAGGTTTCGCGACTAGTGAGAGAACTCCCGGAGGAAGAACAAACCAGATTAGCCGAACAGGTTGCCGTCACCCCTCAGGCGCCCCCGCAGCCAGCAGAAGAAGAGCCCCCACAACTTATAGAAGAAAGCAACGAATCCGACTGTACGGATCTTGTGCCAACGGACAGCGAGCCAGAAGACGAAGACGAAGAGGCTGTTCCCAAGATAAAAAAAGAGGTGGAACTTAAAAAGTTGTTTCGACGCATAGCTGCCGAGACGCACCCAGATAAGGTCCGGGCCAGCGGGTTCTCTGAGAAGGAGATCCTTAGACTAGAACGAATCTTTATGCGAGCTAAAGAGGCGTATGACAATCAAAATTGGTACGTATTATATTCCATAGCCATTGATCTAGACTTGTCTGTCGACGATCCCACTGATGAGCAAATTGAATGGATCGAAGAAGACATCAAAAGAACCTTGGCAGCAATTGCCGGCATTGCCAACCTTACTGCTTGGCACTGGTATGTGGGCGATGACGACGCTAAAAACCGTGCTCTTAAATTTTACTTCTTACAGATTTACGGATTCGAATATCCTGGATTGTAGTCACTGACTGACCCGGGCATAACCATTTGTCTTATCAATGGTAATTTCCACATCTACGATATCTTTAAGAGAATCTAAATGAGAGACAAGAATGACAGTTTTAAAATACATCTTAATAAGCTGAAGGATTCGAATGAACCCCTCCATGTTGTCTGCATCTAGGGCAGTTCCAGGCTCATCGAGAATAAAAATATTTCCCTTAGGTAGTGATGACACGGAGAGCAGAGCCAGGCGAATAGCCATCGCGGTAACAGTTTTCTCGGCGCCGGAGCCCATCTCAATCGGCCGCGGGTCGTGCTTTGGATGCTTGAGCAGGATGTCGAGCTTGCGGCCGTCTTCCTGGAAGAAGACATCGAAGTCAACAATGTTTGACAATACCTTCGCTATTTCAGCATTAATAACTGGTAGGCGCTTTTTGATAATATCGTAAGCAATCCCATTAGAATGAGTGCAGCGCATGAACAAATCATAGGCTGCGTATTCCTCCCGTATTTCATCTAACTCTAACTTTTTTTCCTTAAGGTCTTCAACCTTTTGTTCCATAGATCCAAGCTGTCGGTGGTGTAGATTAATCGAGTCTTCGACATCGAGAAGCTCTCCTCTCATCTCTTTTATTTTTCTTTCCACCGTGTCACGAGAGTTAATAAGACTTTCTATGTTCTTAATTAAATCTTTCTTTTCTTCATATAACTCAATCTTTTCACTCGTTGTTCGAAGAGCGTCTCGATAGCTTTTTATCTTCGCATATAGCTTCTCGATAGAGACTTTGTTATCGCGCTTCTCAATCTCAATATTGTTCTTTTTAATAATGGTATTATTATAACGCTCAATAAGCTCAATCATTTGAAACGAGTCCACAGAGATTGTCATATTTTTATATCCTTTGGCCTCTTCAATCTTGTCAACAATTTCAACCTCCAAGGAGGGCAGTTCAACCGCGGCCAAGTGAGCGTCCCGGATAAACTGGCACGTGGGATATTTATCCCCGCATGGTACTTCATCCAACAAGTCTAGTTTTTTGCTCATAGACTTATAATCATTATCTAAGAGGCGCGCCTTATTAAGGGTATCATCATATTTTTGCTTGAACTCATCAAACTCTTGCTTTTGAGCCAAAAGATCTTCGATATCGATAGTTGTCAAAAAGTCGTCGTAGTCTTTTAGCTTTTCGTTATAGTCAAGATTCTGCGACTTAAGTTCTACAATGCTAACATCAGTCCCTTCAACCTTCTTTTCCAGAGAAGAGCGAGTTTCCAAGAGATTTTTAATATCCAAGCGCTCAGCGGGAATGGAATCGATCTGCACTGTGAGTGTTGCATATTCCTTCTCTGCCACGCTCAGGCCCTCTCTGAGTTGATCGCATGCCGCAACTTCATTATCTAGTGCGCGATTGGCTTCGAGGTGCTGGACCTCGGCTAATGCTATGTCATTACTATAATCTGTATCTCCCACGCGTCGCAGAACGGCTTTTAAGTCCGAGCCGTCCTCGTGAGCCAACTTAAACTTTTTCTCAAAAATGTCTAAATCCAAGAACTTAGCAAGAATTTCTTTGCGGCGCGTGGATCCCTCCTTAATAAAAGATAAACTATCGAGCTGACTTGACATCGAAGTTAGTAAGAAGTCCTCTACTGTGCCAAAACGCTTACGAATATGTGCATCTGTTTCGGTACGGGTGGTACCGTTAAGACTCGATTCTTCTCCCATTACCGCATCGAGGCCCGAGAAATCTAAGAAGGTCCTCGCCTCGTTGGTGACTTCGCCTTTTAACTTTTTAACATACTTCTCCGACTTGCGCTCAATCGTATATACTTTATCACCTACTTGTAACTCCACGCAGCCGCGGCAGTCTTTTTTATTCTGGTTGATGATGTTGTAGTTTTTACGCTCATTCTTGGAGGTGGTATTAAACATCGTATAAAGCATTCCGTCAATAATACTAGACTTTCCGGAATAGTTCTTGCCAAAAATCCCCACAATACCATTTAGCTTAGTAAAGTCTACACTATTGTCTTCACCATAGTTAAAGAGATTATCCCACTCAAACTTGTTAATATTCCAATTAACGTTTCGTGCGACTTCTTCTGTCTCTTCAATCTGTGAGTTGTACTTCCGATTTAGTTCGAAGACTCTCTCAAGCATGTTCTCGCTCGGCTGATATTCAACGAGATACTCACGGATTAGATTCTCTTGTACGCCCTTGTCTCGCAGATTTTCTACCTTAAAGCCAGTACCGATCTCAACTGTACCGCGTTCGCCGGCTGCACGATTAAGAAACGCAATACTCTCGGGCTTAAAACGATGCTTAGCGACCTCTACAGCTTTACGCATAACATCAAGCGGTAGATTATTATTGCTCACGAGGCGAAGTCGAGCCGTGGGAGGGATCTTAGTGCCCTTAGGCATACGCCCCTTTGGCGTGAGTTCGATTGTTACGAATGGCTTGGGGTTGAGCAAAACATGGTGACTCACGCGAAACTTGTCTTTGTCTTCAATTTCCCAAATCAAAAATCCCTTGTCATTTGTCTCGCCGTGATTCTGCTGGACGGTTGAGCCGCAATACCTCACGCGACCTTCGGTGTCGAGGATTTGATTTGTCTTGTGAATGTCGCCAAGCATAGCATAGTCGTGACCACCGAAAATTCCTACGTCGTGATCGCCATGAGTCATCACCCAGCCGGTGTCGGTTTTGACGCCAGATACAGAGCCGTGATAAAGTGCGATGTTGATTCGTTCCGGGTCGGTCGGCATCACCCAATTATCCTCGTCAAAGACGGATAGCACGTTAAGGGCGATGTGCGGCCCTACAAGGACTTCTCCGGCTTCCTTGAGCAGATGTAGGTCCGGTAGGTTTAAAGCCTTCACAATTGGCGACAGGGCGTCCTGACGGGTGCTATTCTTTAAGTTGCCGTCGTGATTGCCCAAGATGATGTAGGTTGGCGCGATTTTCGCTAGATTTGCGAAGAAGTCGGAGCAAAGCTCAACGAACTCTGGTGAAATCTGTGTCTTGGTGTGGGCGATGTCGCCGCAGTGTACGATGTAATCTACGTTTTCTTTTCGTAGTGTTTCGTAAAGTTGTTCGAATACCTTCTTGTATTCGTAATGAAATTTTAAATTCTTTATATGCGTGTCCGCAAGGTGTGCTATTTTATACACGTAGTTATCCCCTAGTCTATGATACTAGTATACAGGATGGGGAGGTGGTGTCAAGTGTTATTTTTATTTATCCCTATATTCCGGAGCCCAAGGTCCGGTAGATGTGAAGCGTCCGTGCTCGGTGCCGCTCTCTATCTTATCCTCTATGACCTTGCGGATTTCGTCATTGCTCAGTCCGGCTCCCGCAGCGCGGTTGATGGCGACGCGAAGATTCTTAATAGCCCACTCCCTACCAGCCTGCCGCGGACTATTAAGCGCTGTTTCCTCCGCTGGGTCTTCCTCCCGCAGAGTTCCCAACTCTTCCTTGATGATCTGTCGTAGCTTTGCTTTTGAAATCTTCATTTTAGTAGCCTCCGCGGCCTTGGTTCTTCTTGCCGGTGGCGCTATTGAGCGCATCTTTTTCACGCTGTGACAGATTTTTCTCGTCACGTGGGGTCTTCGGCTTTGGTTTTTTCGCGGACTGGCCGTAGCGCCTTCGTTCGAACTTCTCCTCCATGGGGGCATACATCGGGTTGGCGAGGAGGTGTTGAAGCCATCTGGTAGTTTCGCCGTCGAGGCTAAGACTGAGTTCTTCCAAATCTTCCTCACTCATTGCCGCAAGAACCTCTCTTGCTCTCATAAGCGTGAGCAGCCGTTCTTCGGGGGAACCGCCTGTGAACTTTTCGTCCGACTGGAGATCTCCCAATCCGGCGTCGCGGTCGGCATACTTCCTGTCGGCGCGGGTCTCGTTTTCGTCATCATACCAGTCGCTCTCGCGAACTGTGGAAAGCTCTTCCTTGATGATCTCTTTAAGTCTTTGCTTGGTGATTTTCATTATTTCCGACCCCGGACTGATGCTCGCTGGCGGCGCGCAGGGAGAGAGTCTCCAAGTGGATCGAACTGGGGCCCTTTGAGTACCAGAGCCTCTTCGTCCGAAACCTCGTCTTCTACCTCTGCAAACTTCTCGTTTAAGCGTCGCTCCATAGCATCAACGGCTTCGCGGAGTTTTCCGACGATTGCGAATGCAAGCCCTGCTGGGTCAGCGTTGGAGCTGTCCTCTAGGTCCTGTGCCAGATATACTAGACCTCTGAGGATCTTGTCGGCCGACTCCCATTCCGGGTTGGAGGCTTCATTAAGCTCTTCCTTGATAATCTCTTTTAGTCTTTGTTTGGTGATTTTCATTTTATTTGTTCCTTTTAAAACTTATCCTTATCGAAGAATCCTCGGGCGCGCCACTGTTCATACTCTTTTTCCGTCATCTCCAGCGTATCAAGTCCAACATTTTCCGGATCTTTTTCTTCAGGAGCGGCGCGATCAAAGCGCTTGAGATTGGTGGTGCTAGCTGGTGTCGAGGCTTCTCCTCTTTTTTTTCTCTCAGCTGCAGCCGCAATCGCTGCTTTTTCCGCCTTGAGCTTCTGAAGGAACTTTGCCGCGGGGTCGCCTCCACGAGGGAGTGGCTCCCATCCCCGCGGATGGGCCGGGTTGGCTTCTTTCATTGGTCCGGTGCACATTTCTTCTGCTTCTGCTTTCGAGAGGCCTTCCGGGCGGTCGTCCGAATCCTTCATTGCGCACATATAACGGCGCTGTTTTTCTGACTCTACTTCCGTGAGTTGTTCTGTCTTGCGATGAAACTCTCGATAAAAGAGTTCCTCGTGGATGATTTGCTTTAAGCGGGCAGTTGAGATTTTCATTTTTACTGGGGCGCCGGCGCTACGACGATGAGGTCGAGGTCAGCATACTCGCTTTCGATGCTACCCACCACTATCTCGCCATCCTGATTTACAACCGTTAGTTCGTCATTCCACCCGCGGAAGAAGCCGCGGTCGATGTCGTCTTGGGTGATGTCCCGGCCCCTTTCTTTATAGTACTCGATCTTCCCGGGATCCTCGGACCAAAATTGATCGTTTGACCGGTCAAAAAGACCCGGATTATCCTTAGCCAAAATAATCTGGGCATTGGCTTCTTTGTGCAACCGAAGAGGCTGTGGTCCGATGGGCAGATCTTCTAATTCTACTCTCTCAGACAAAAACTTCTTCCAGTTTTCCATTATTAGTTTCATTGGGCTCCTAGACAGACATGGCAAGTGTCAACAATAAATAGTTGTCTGGAGTGATAAGGGTCGCATTTTCCAAGCATTTCTGGAATTGTTCCTTTTTCATCGAGCCAACATCCTCGTTGTCGCCGATATTTACCTTCCAAACCTCAATATCAAAATCCAACAAAGTCTTTATAATCTCAAGCTCTTTCTTTGTGGCGTCGGGATCGAGTGCAACATACACTCCAGCGTCCTCTTTAACGATCTTACGAAGCAGGACAGAGTTCTGATTTAATGTAGAGCCAAGAATAGGGACCGCATTACGGCCTGCATTAATCGCATCAAAAATCCCTTCGACCAGGATAATGTCCGAACTCCAATCCACAAACAAATCGTTGAATATAATATTACGGCTTGCCGGAGGGTTCTTATACTTAGGATAATAGGATCGATCATAAGATCGGGATACAAAATAGCTCAAGTCTCCTTCATCATCGAACGATGGAATTATGATTCTGCCCTCGTATTCTCCCTTGGTGCAGTATCCCATCTTCCACCAAACAATGTCTTGCTTAGTGATGCCGCGATGGCGTAGGTAGTTCATTGCAGCAAAGCCGGTAGGTGGCATCTCTCTGTTTGCGAGAGAGATAAACCCTTCGGGCATCTCAAGTATCTGTTTTTCTTCTATTTTCTCGCCGAATAAATCTTCGAGTTGATCAAAATCAATCTCAGAAGTGAAATCTCGCCATTGCGACTTGTCGTGGTTCGTGCCAAAACGGCGAACAACACGATAGATATTCTTGCCACGGGTGTCGCACACCCAGCATTTATAGTAGCCCTTATCTAGATTTACAGAGAATTTGCGCTTGTGATGTTCGCAGTAGGGGCATTTAAAAAGATATTCATTGTTGGTCCGGTAGCCGGTCCCCAACACATTAGTCAGTATCTTTAGCTTCTTCTCTTTCACGGATCCAGCCTGCCCTTGCAATAACATAGCTATCCGACCGGTCGGCATAACCAGCCTTTGGATTTCCATGTCTTGTATATTCTATCTCAAAACCAGGCACGTTGTCAAGTACAAACTGTAATGAAACCTTTTTTGCTTTCTGGCCGCGAGGGATTTTGATCCCACATAGTTTGCGAGCAGAAGTGGCGGCTAAGTACTTGGGTTCGCCATAAAACATATTATAACATAACCACGAGACAATGCCATTAATTTTTGAAAGCAAGGAGAGGGTTTGGGCTGATGAAAAACCGGAGCGGAAAGACTGGAGCGATTGCTCAATGTAGACCTGTTCTACCTCATATGCATGGGCTATCGTCTCTAGGCGTGAATTTATAGTCCGCACCTTCTTAAAGAAATTCTTCTCTTTGCGTAAATCAATGTGATCACAGGCGACGATGTTGCCTTCATGGTCTAATATGGTGTAACCAGTTATACTAGTGGATATGTCGAGTCCTAAAATCATAGAGTCATTGTACCAAAACTACGACAAGGTTTATATATCTATTTTTAGCTTAAACGTAAAATCGCGGTCTGCTTCTTTTTTAATCGGGGTGGCCGGCTTTGCAATTGCGATCAAGTTTTCGTTCTCGTCGTAAATTCCAATTTTTGAAATATACGTTGTTTTTTGAAAGGAGGCGGTTGGGGTGATATAGGAGGAGGACACAATATTTTTAATGACTCTTTTCTGGTCTTGAAGATAAGCATGCGACCCAGTAGTAACATGACTCGCGGTTGAAAACTGAACATAACTAGGATTATTTGAGTGATTTAGCTGTCCTTTGGGTGCTGTCGCGAACATTGTAACGGTCTGCACATCCGCCGTACCGCTCATTTCCATTAAGAAAGAAGAGTAGGGAGGAGAGACGCCGGCTTGTTGGGCGCCTGCCCCAAAGTAAACCCACTTGGGACTCTTCTGGCCGGCGGTGGCGCCTTGGTAAAGATCTGTCTCGCCGCCTGAGGCCAGGTCATATGCTCCTGTCAATATAATCATTCCCTCACGATAGAGAACCAAACCAATTGGGCTTCCCGTCCGGGGGCCCATTGTTTCATACAACACTCCATTTTGCGCAGTATCGCGGGCTTGAGCAAACAAAGAGCCCGTATAATAAAACTTAAGATTTATAGTGCCTTTCTTAAACCTGCTGCCATAAAAAATACTTGGAACACTAATGAGGCCAACATCTACACTATCGAAATTTCGTGCTGTATTGGAGTAAGTGAATTCAGGATTAACATAGTTGTAATAATTAATCGTATTTTTAAGGGCTAGGATTCGAGTAACGGACCCATTAGCAGAAACCGCGATTCCGGTTCCGCCGCTCTTGGTAAATGACGGCGCGACGCTTCTCGCATCAGAGGAGGCATAAAAGTCTTTTTTAATAGAAGCAGTAAGAGGAAAAGTGGAATACATAATGTCCCCCACGCTTGCGGCATTAAAACCAGCTTTCGTAGTAGTTCGGAAGGCCATTCTAGAGCCGTCCTTAGAAACCCATGGTCGAACTAAATTATTATTTTCTACATTGTTGGGACCAAACGCCTGACCTTCGGTCTCAAAACGATCTACATTCATTTCGTAGAGGCTGATTGCGCCGGAAGGGTTGCTTAATAACACCGACCCTGTGAAGGCCCCCGAGACTATGGGTGCATTATTGTAATAAGCGGCTCCCCCATAAATTGAAAACTTTACTTCAGGGTAAGTCTTTATCGTATTAATGTAAACATCGCTACGGCGAAACTTACGAAAGAAGTGGGGCATGCCATGTCCTAATAATCCAACCGTACCCGAACCGTGAATTCATTAGACGGGTCCTTCTTCATTGGTTCCGACAGTTTTGCAACTGCCATTAACTCGTTATCGGGCGAATAAAGCCCAACCGAAGTAGCATAAGAAACCGGGGTGTCTTGAGAGTTATTCTTAACAACCAATTTACTGGCGCTTAAATATGTAGGATTCGCCGAATAGTTGAACTCATTATGATTTGCACGACAGAAGTAAATGGTTGAATTAAGCTCTGTAGTATTATTAAACTGAATGTTGTAAATCCTGCGACGCAGAACATCACAATTGCCTGAGATGGCAGCGCCACTTAAAACTGACTGGATCGGGTTGGAGCCACTCACTAAAGGAAGATCGTCCGCCGTATAGTTTGGAGATAGGTGTACACCAGTAAGAGACTGAGATAACAGGCCCGGATCGTCCAGGCCGGTCGCATGCGCGCTACCTTCTACAGAGCCTGAAAACAGGGAAGCGGTAATTGCCACGATTCCGGCTTGATAAAAAATCAGGCCGGCCTTGATAGATGTAGTCGTGGCAGCAGGATTCTTCAATGTAGATCCGGCAGAGTTGTTGGCATAAAGAATTCCGTATTCGCCGGCGGGGGAGTTAACTTTATATTGATCGGACGCACTCACATCTTGCAACATGATACGCGTTGCAAAGGAATTAGCTGAGGCGCTTGTTCCCAGCTCCAGAGTAAAACTTCCTTTCTTGATCTCATCTTTTTGAAGAAGCCGCGAAAAATTAAGAAAGTAACACTCGCGGAGCTTCGTGCCGCCAGTAAGATCACCATCTTCATCAAACTTTCTCACAGATCCGGTTTCGTCAAACCCGACTAAAATCTGGGCCAACTCATTATAAATATTAACCTTTTTAGAATTCTGAGTGTTGTTCGAGGCAGAACACGCGGAGCCATTCGAGTAGCCAGCGGTGATATCAAAAATATGATTCGCCGACGAACTTAAGTATGGGTAATCAAAAACTGACTGGAATATTCCGTGAGCATAGTTTTTGATGTTTAGATCATTGTACGTTCCGGAAACAATCGTTCCCGTAACCGGGATCGCTTCGTGAAGCATCGTCCGAGTGGAAACAACGTCTTTCGAACGTAGAGATTTAAATGTGGTGGCCATGGTTTATCCTTCTTCCTATACCGATCTTACAAACCGAACTGGAATGTCAATCCTATACCCTGTGTTAACGCCCGTTATACGAACGCTTGTGTCAATGAATCGATAATTGGCGGAACTGAGATTCGTCCCGGCATCGTTGGTGAGAGCCGATGTTGCTAGTGTACCAAGCTGGGTAAACAAATAGTCACTGGTTCGCAATTCGAGACTCGACATAATTCTCAATCCTAGTTTTGTGCCGCGGGGACCGGCGATGGAGGAGTCTTCGGTGCCGCCTAGGTTAGATACAAAGCCATTGGTGTTGCGTAAAGTAAAATAATAAGACGCAATGTTATCATCATCAATAAATGATGGTGTTGCCGCAGGGCTTTGGGTGTCTGTTTCTAGCACATTACTAGAGACTCCGCCAGGCGGTGGAAAAATAGCTCCAAACCTATTGTCAATTTCAACAATGTAGGCAACCTCGACCAAGTCACGAGAGAGAGGCTCTTCGTTGGAGAGTTCGGTTGTATCGAGCCCCTGGTGGACTTCTATTCGGGAAGCATCATCGTTGGGCTTAAATCCATTTAGGATACCGGTACCTGGCGTCACGAGAGTATCCACGGTGTTTTTATCAACAGCGACATTGAAGGTGCCGTTCGCATTCTTAGCAGAACCCTTCCCTGCAGTAGTATAAAGTTCCAACACAGGAAGATATAAAATATCATTTCTATTAATTGAAACTAATTTCGACTTCATGGTTGAGGTATTGTTCGTAAATGCCTCCAACACTGGCGTTTGTAAAATTGTTAAATCATAGTATGCCGAACCGCTAGTGTTGTTCTTATCATACAAGCTATAATTAATTTCGTCGTCGCCCAAGGCGAACTTAGAAATTTTGAAGCTCCCATCGCCTTTGGCGAGCCTCATCCTTCCGGTATCAGTTAAGACGGCATCTAAGATGATGTCGCCATCGTTTTGCAAGAATCCCATATTTTTTCCTCTCCTCTTAAATAGTTACAAAATAGCAATTATTCCTATGGATTATTAACTCCACTGTTTTTAACAGTAATGTTCAAATCAAATTTCTTACCAGTTTTTGAGCTGGTTACTCTAACCTTGAATTTTTTATCCCACACCGGTGAAGCATCTTCTGGTAGATATCCTAACACATTTTCCGGCGGTAAATCAGTTATTTTTATATTCTCTGGTTTATCTTTTATAGCGTTCGAACTCATAAATGTCTCTCTGTCGAAGACCGCCTGTTGTGGTGCCGGTGCAATATAAATGAAGCGCCGGCCCGTCATGGTGCAGTTATCCGGGGGTGCAGGAACCATATCGTAGGTCTTCATAGTATAAAAAATTTGACCATTATTGTCCACCATTTCTACTTCAAACACCTCTGTAGGGTTAGAAATGTTATTATGGATATCGATCCCTCTCACACAATAATAATATTTAGTGTTGGGCCGGATGGTGCTTAAGTGTGTCGCTGGTGTAGATGGTTTGTTGGGCGCTATGACTTCCGAGATTGTCGCGATCGGGTTTCTAGGGGTATTAAAGTCCTCGTATGAAGTGGGCTTTTTCCGCAGTCTAAAGATTTGATAGCTTCTTATAGGATCGTCGCTGCGATAGTTTAGTTCAACATCTTTAGTTTTTACATAATTGCGCACATCAGATTGGGGTACAGACAATTTAAGTTGGGAAAAAAGTTCCTCGACCATAAAAGAGCTATCAGTATCCTTTATTATTATGGGCTTCAGATTCAAGTCTCCCATATTGCCATCAAGCAACAATAAAATCTTATTGCTCACTCCCAAGAAGGGTACAAAAACCACATCAGGAGCGATAGGAGGTTTATCTGTTATTACGGTATTCTCAGACCAATAGGGGAGCGTGAGTCCTTGCACGCTTTCTTCGTTGGTATATGCTACTCTAGCAGCGGGAAGCTTAGGGGATTGGGGCTGCAGCGTGGCAGCTCCGTGAGGGCCGCTCTCTAGAGCTATTTTAAATGTTTTCTGGGCCGCGGCGCCGGGGGCATAAATGGGATACTTCCGAATAAACTCAAACCGAATGGTAGCTTGCCCGGCGGTGCTGCCTTGCACAGTCTCGCTAGTGGAAACCAAGGTGGGAATAACTTCATATAGGTTTTGAGTGTCGCCATTGCCCTCGTCCCAGGCGTGCACAAACAATTCATTTATCTCATCGACCAGTTCCTGAATTGTCATGAACTTCTGAGGATCTGCCGCATTTGTTTCGTCCCAAGATCTTACGATTGGGCCTGCAGAAAAGGAGTTGGCCAGAGCATTTCCCTCATACTCTTCGATGTCTAGCCACCAATTAATTGATTTGATTGCCATATTTTACATCTTCCTCAACTTCATCCGAGTATTGCGCTTATTTCCTCTAGGGCCCCCAAATGTGGTGGCCATAGATCTTTGCTGTGCCGGATCGTCGCCCTCCGACTCCAAAATCTCTTTCAGGATGGGGGGCATGCGAGTCGGCACCTCTTTCATATCTGACTCCGATGGAACAACACTCAGTAAGTCTCGCACCTTGTTGTCTACCATATTATATATTGTGGTGGCTGCATTAAACCTAACATCACTTACCACCACTGAGGGTGTCCCCGGTAATGGCTGTGCAAAATTATCGCGGATATTCCTCATAGACTCCAAGAGTTTGTTAACCTTTTGGCGGTCATTTCTCTCTATAATGCCTCGGAAATAAATCTCTATTTCTCTAACTGTTTGGTCTAATTCTGTCTGGCTTCCCACAGCATCGCCACTTAAAAGATCGATTGCATATTTGTAATTGGGCATTGGACTGGCGTTAGTATTAGGCTCGTCGTCGGCATTGAATGCCTTGGTTAGCCTTCGCGACGAGCCTTGTAGGTCTGACGGGATCTCTATGGTGTGTGCAGTCATTCCGCTGTTCGCGGTGGTGCCGGCATGCAGCTCTACCACCAAGCCAGAAAAATCGGCTACTCCCTTTTGTATTGCCCGATAGTATTGAATTGCAGGAGAAGTAACTCCGCCTTTTACAGAGGATGGCAACACCTTTTCCTTTTTTAATTTTTGTACCGTGGCCTTCGGAAGACTAAATATAAAATTCCCTGCTTGAGACTTTCCTCGTCGTTGAGGATTGCCGCGTGTCTGATATGCATATTGCAGACTCGGAGCTTCGTTGTTAACCGTTGCGTTCCCGGGCGGCTTATAAAATCCTAGAGCGTTTCCTACGGCACGACCTTCCCCTGTCCTAGAGGGGCCGAAGTCAAAGCCCACACTATCATAGCTATATTCATTTCCGAATACTACCCGTACTTGTTTTATTTCATATTTATATCTTATTCCATATTTAACTTGGGTATCAATATATCTTAACAGTTCACTAAAAACAACATCCTTTGAAAGAATCATTGTCTGCAGAAGAGGGCCGTGAAGACCTTTTGCCGTGGGCTTTACTCTTTTTTCAATGAGATACATTAGCGTCTCACTGGGGGCTGCGGCATTCCTATATACTTGAACAAGATTTCTTTTTCTATCTTCTAGAAGTTCTTCAAACTCATCACTGTTTGCAACTTTAATCGCATCTTTTATATTTAGCTGAAATAGCTCTCCTCCCTTTTCCCACTCTCGCAGAATAGTATAATTTGAATTTGGAGACGCCTCTTCTTTAGACTTATTATAAACATCCAACAAATAGTCCAACTCCTTATTTCTTAACCGATAGAGGAACTCATGCATTTTAAAGACCACATCACTCTTATCATCGAGCTTGGTTAAGGAGGCGCGCCAGGCGCCGGTGGGAGAAATTACTTCCCGACTCCATTTTTGTCCCCGAAAGCGGTCGACCTTTCCGGCGCTCATCATCTCCACGATATACAATTGTAGGATCACTATAAAGCTTCTTACCTCATCGGCGCCAAGTTTGGAGGCAAACAACGAAGTAAAAAAGGACTGTGCTCCAGGCTTACCCCCAATCCCCAAAACATCGTTCTTGTCAAAGCCAACAACAACTTCATTATAAAAAGGACAAAAAGAAGTAGATTTCACATCGTCAGATGTATCGCCTGGTGTGCCCTTGTCATCCCTGATGATGTACTTTTTAAGTATATCCAGATCAGGATAGAGAACTACAACATTTCGAAACTTTCTTTTAAACGCCCCTTTGACCTTTTTTATGGCTCCAGAGCGGTTCAATTGCCCTAGCGTCTCAGAAAACTGCTGATAATACGACTGGCTACCCTCAGCACTCGTTTGGTTTTGCTTTAAGAACCACACATCCAGTTGCGGTCCATCATAAAAATTACTAGCATTGTTTAAAGTAAGTTGCTCGCTGTAGTTTACACTAGCGGTGTTATGTATGTCAGATTCCAGCATGTACAAATTGGGGAGCACTAGTTCTGCGCCGGCGCCGGCGTTGGACGTTACCGTTTCATAGGGAGGAGAGGTATCAAGATAAAAATTATAATAAGAATTTACTTGTAAATTATAATCACTTTTTTCTAGCACTCTTTTGGAGGTGGGCGGATAATAGTAGTGCGTATGGTGATCGGTAAAGTTTGTATCTAATTTTAAGAGGGGCGAAACTATAGGCTGTTGTTTACTCTTATAGTATGTCGTCTCACTAATATTTCCTGCCAAATACTGATAAAAGTTTGGATCACCCTTTCGTGCAGACGTTTGAGGCTTTGAGAGATAATCTTCAAGTTGACTCTTCACTTTTTTGGTGGGCGCCTGATTCCAGGGCGTGTCGTTGGCATACAGTGTAAAATATGAATCAGTAAACCTTCCTCCGCCAGGAACTTGCAGAGGGCGATTAATACGGGGGCCGTACCATGGGTGATTAACAAAATCAAATAGCCGCGGCTGCCCCTTATAGCTCCCTTTGGCAAAATAATATCCTTGGGCGCCGCGGAGGAGGTCTTTTGTGCCCCACCTATTGCGCACCAGAGGATGTAAAAAGTAAGGCGATTGTTTCTTGGATGCTCTTAGTTTGATGCCTATGTTGTCCTCTTCAACTAATAAAGAGAAGTTAGAATATGCCCCCATAATTAATATCCTCCTCGACGACCTTTTTTGCCGGTGTTCTTAGCTGCGTCTGTGTTTTCAAGTGCCGCCATTGATTGTGCCCTTCGTTGTGTGAGCTTAGATGTTTTTCCTTTCTTAGAGGCAGCCTTTTTATCCTTTTCTACTTTTTTCCCGACTCCCTTATTGGCCGCGGATGACGGCGCGGACGCAACATAATATTCTGGTCCATAGTTTGCTTCGGGGCGAGCAATGTTGGCTGCGACACTCTGGTTAAGAGCTGTCATTCGAGTGAGGTAGCCCTTATACCTTTTAAGATAGTTAGCGCGCATTTGTTTCTGGCCGGCAAAGCCGTCGCCCAAAACAAATAAATGGTTATAAGCACCCAGATTATAACGAGTGGGAGCACTCGTTACCGGAGGGCACGGCGACAAACGACAAAGTATTGATCTGTCAGTCTCTTTAAGCTGCGCAAGCTGGCCTGCGGTTAGGACTTCCCATTTAGGACGACGAATATTATCGTTAAAATATCCCGTCAATGTTTCTATCTTTTTCAAAGAATTATAAAAAATGTCTCTTTCAAATGAGTTAGTATCCCTAAACTCTTCAAGGTTTTGATGTATCCGCGCATGCGCCAAGGAGCCCGCCGATCCGGGTCTTGGAAGAAGTTTAAAATCAGTAAAATTCTGAGCGATACCATCGACCATTTTCTCGGCTAAGTCGGATTCTAACATCAACATCTTACTTTTTTGGCCTTGGAGATCTCTAAATCTAACACCGCTACTGCCACTAACGTGGTCTTCTGCACTTTGGCCTTCTAGAGTAAAGGCGTCTACATCAAAATAATCATCAGAATCAGATTGTTCTTCGTCTCTTAGTGACAGCTTAGCGGCGACATGCTCTGTCAGTCCAGTAAATAATGGCTCCATATAAATGCCGCTGGTGCCCAGAATCGACATCATCGTGGAGATTTTAAGATCTACTTCCTGCGGGGATCCATCAGCTATGAACTGTGAAATAGAGGGATTCTTATTATTTTCTAAAATTATAAGACCATCGGCTAGCTCTAGGTGGTCCCCAAAGGTATCCTGAGTTTCGTAGGGAGTGTATATGCGATAAGGAGATAAGAACCCATACCTATTAATAGAGGTGACATTAGGATTGGCTACCTTATACTTATTGATCTCTAAGTTCATTCTTTTTTCAAAATCATCAAGCTCAATCCCCGAGAGGCCAGTGCCACTCTCCTTTAAAAACTTAGCTATACCCAAGTAATCAAAGCCAACGTCCGCATCCGTGGTTTTTTTAACCTTCTGAGATTTATACGTATACTTAATCTTCCGGACCATCTCTTGGGTTTGAGCTACTTTGGACCGAGTACTAAACTTTTTATCGCTTCTGCCCACGACAGGGAGAGACACAATATTACGCAGATCTCCAATATATCCTTTTATGGTCTCGGTAAATTCCCGAAAAGTTTCGTCTGTGGCACACATTGGATTTATCATGGTTGTTAGATTTTTTTTCCATACGAGAGGGGTCTCGTTTCCGAAAGTCTCGGGCCCAAATATAAATAAAATTGAAGCCAAAAATTCATCAATTAAGCGAACCCATGAGTCGTCCGACTTAATAGTGTCAGCATTTACTCTCAAATATTCTTCTATATCGTAATTCTTTTTTCCGAGGCCCTCAAACTTAGACATAAATGATTGGAATTCAGTGAAGATCATTTCTAATCTATCAACAATATTTTTAACAGCTTGAGCAGTTGAATCTACAAATTCAAAAGTAATGGTATATTCAAAATTAGATATTTCTTCCTTCTTCATCGCTTTGTCTGTAATAACAAAATTTAAGAAATCGCCTAAACCCATATCAATTGTCGCTACTGCAGAACTCAAATCCCCAACAAACTTAGGCGGCTCGACGAAGAAGTCCGAAGATGGGGCAATCGGTTGTGCGGTCAGTTTGCTCCCCTCAGAAATTTCATTTTTCCTTTCCCGATAAACCGATACTTCGTTTATCGTAAAACAGGACTTAAGAGATCCCTTGTTGGCAAATAGATTCGCCAGGCGCGCATTATCCTGAATGTAAGTGTTGTAGTCCATCCCTAAAAATAGCTTAAAGGCACCCTTGCTGTCGCGACAATACTGGAATGGAGAAAAATATTTCTTCCCCAAGAGGCCCTTTACTTTCTCATATTTTTTAACATTACTGCGATTAATATTATTGGTGTTAAATACAAAATTATCTAAATCGAGGCCATCAATAATTTCTAGCACTCTAAGATCTTTAATTTTTTGATTACTTACCTGGGATCGTTTGAGCTTGGGGCCAAGTGCGCGGAAAACAGGTTTGACATAATAAGAGTTCTTATGAAAAGTAACCGCTCCGGGCCACACGTCGCCTTTCTGGCCGAAATGTCTACCTCCTTGGGCTAGTGTATACAAATATGTGGTTGTGGGGGGGGCGCCTCCCGCAAATATGGGCTCGACTACATGCGCGCCGAATTGGAATCTGTGCTTGCCGATAACTTGTTTGACCTTATCATCGGCTCCCTTACTTGATTGATAGGGGATGCAATAAATCCACAGATCTTGGTTTTGGGTGGCAAAAATATCCATCCCAACTGAAATTTCTTTGGTGGTCACGCCGGCGCCATCGCGAGTATTGAGTAGGTGTCTTATTTTTTTATCTACGAAAAAGTCTTCTACGCCAATATATTTCTTCAGCATACGACCGGTTTTTACACTTGGGGAGTTCGGTGTAGATATTTCATATTGAAGAGCTGACGGATTCTTTTGCAGCGCTGCTAATGCATCTCGGTCGGTTACCAGAGCGACAAACAAAGAAAACGGTTCACCATCTTCCAGCTTCATATTTTGAAGTGTGAGCTTGATATCTATCTTCGTTATCGCTCGGTTGGTTTGATCCCCTCTTAGCAGAACCTCTTTTACCAATACCGCGGGTAACGGATTATTAAATATTGTGGATGAAATATTTCCCATTAGTCGCAGGGCTCCTCATCCTTGGTACTATCCTCTTCAGTAGAATAGATCTGCGGGCCGGTCTCAATTTCAAAGCGTTGATCGTCGTCGCCACCGCCACCGCGCGTGGCGGCGAAGCCAGCCGAGCTGTCGCCATAAGGATCTTGACAAGTAGGACCATTATTGTTAATAGTATTTTCGTCGATACAGAACTGGCGAGTAATCGATGGTCCGGGGATTTCCCAATCTGTGCTAAGATCTAGATAACTGTCTGCACTATCGGCGTCTGGCTTTTTAAACCCTTTAGTAAAGCACATCTGCTTAAGCATATCATCGCTTCCCGACTCAAATACCTCTATATAAAAATTTTCTTTTTCATAATTTGTATTGTGCTCTTGGACGTCTATTAAGATATAATTTTTTTCCAACGCTAAATTAATTCCTTCTGCATTCAAAGAAGCTAGAATCTCAAAGTCTGGGCCGGCCATGGTGTTCTTTGTATAAAAAGTCTTATAGTCCAACGTAATATTGATCTGAGGGATTTCCTTAATCACGCCGTTATTCAACGTTGCTGCACTACTCGTTAAATTAACAGTATAATAATCGGTGCTAGAAGATATCTCGTTATGAAGAAGGTTTACTCCCCATGCCGGGTCATACGTCGACTTGAGATCACTGCTTCCTAAGGGGTCTGTGGCCACAAAAAACTTCTGATCAAAGTGGGGAACGTTTTCGAAAGCATCGGCAAAGTCGATAGAATTGACTGTTAGCGCCTTCTTGTTGGCATTCTTTTGTACTGCTTTTTGAAATTGCCTTACGCGGGTTTCCACTCCCGTTGTATTACTTTGCGGTCGTAAATTAGGAGTTTCATAGCGGATTCTTCGATCTACATCTTTCTGCGCTTCGTTCTGGTCTCCACTAGCCGAGAGATCATATAACACCTCATCGTCAAAAAAAGCATAATAGGCCGGCTTCATCCTCCCCTGAGATAAGAGGTATTTTCCATACTCGGTGAGTTGAACATCTAGGACGTCTTCTTTTTTATTGAAAAACTCCATCTTATGCCTCTACTTTCTCCGTCGTCGGGATGTGCCTTCGGAGGCCTCTTCATTAAGGAGCGCGACCTCTTCACCGGCGCTAGCTTCGCCCTCTCGGCTTCCTCTAGCCGACCGCGGCTCATCGGGGGATGCACCAAGTAGTGGCTGAGGGGGCATTTCTTCCCAGGCCCCTATGCTATCTTGAAGTTCTCCCGAAACATATTCCATATTTTCATCAATTTTAAGTAGTTCAACTAAGGAGAAATAATCATAAGGCCAGTTGAACGTATATGGCGATCGAATCGACGGCGAAGTGATAGGAGTGTCCTGCGTGAGCCCCTGTTTGGAGAAAATATCATAATCTTTTGCAGCCCTTTGTTTAACCTTGAAAACCATCCACTGAACATTGCCGCCGTTCTCCGGGCCAAAGAATCGGCTTGTCCAAAATTCTGAAATATGAACTGAGCTTTCCAATTTTTTAAATTTCTGGTTGCTCTCCGGCGGTAGATTTTGCCACATGTTTTGAAGATCTTTTTGGCTAAAGGTGTCGCTAAATTCAAAAGCAGTAAAATAAACTGGGCGCACACTTGGGTTGGTAAAAAAGTCCAAGGTTGGGGGCAACACATAACTTGTTAAAATAGAAAGCTGCCTATCATATGCATCACCATATTGATCCCACTTCTGGGCAGAGACTGCGGCTCTGTTCCTTAGGCTATCGAAGCGAGAACTTCGTTGTGCCGGGATTTGGCGGTTCCGGGAACGCGTTGCGAATGCTCGGGCGCGGTGTAGCATTCGAGTTGGAGGAAGACTAAAAAATTGGCGCCGGTTGTTCTTAACAGTAAAGGGCACACATATAACTGCTTCTCTAACAGTTTTTGCTTCTGCTAGTTGACCAACTCTTTGGTCGCCGGCGTTTTGAAACCCTACCACCGATCTGAGAGACTTGAGTTCAATCGAGCCGCTATAATAAGATGATGAGTATTTCGTCGGAAGATCTTGAACCCCCAAAAATAGTCCTTCTGAGCCACTTGGTATTTGGCCGTACTGGTGCCACATCCCGCGAATTTGGAATGGGGCGGTTGATGAAGTCACATTAATACACCCTACTCCGCTCTGGCCTCCGGCGTCTCCCATTGAAGAGGTACCATGTGGCAGTGAGGGGGTATCATAAAAGTTGAGAACCGGGGTTTCAAATTTAGATTGGATGAGCCATCGAGGCTTGGCTGTTGCGCCCGGACCTGCAGGGACGGCCAAGATCTTATCCAACAAATTAACACTGGCACTAATTTGCATCTGATTGTGAACATAATCGGTGTGAAGTGCACCGGTAACGTTGCCAATATAAGAGCTGCTTAGATAACCATTCGGGCCATCTGAACCAAACGTCCCGGCCACTAAGTTTGTTTCGACGTCTCGATTGTATTCAATAACCACCTGTGAGATAATGTCCTGCAGGGCCGGACGATCGCTATAGCTGGCTTTATAAATGATATCTGCGGTTGCTCCTCCATTGTAGTATGGGGGCGTTAAATGAGAATAAGTAATGTTTCCGCCGCGGGAACCCGAGGCCTTAAGGGGCGCGCCAAATGCACTGGCCCGACTATACATACCAAAATTTGGATTACCTTCATCATCGGTAGTACGATATAGATTCACCCTCATGCCATAATAGTGATTTTTCTTAACTGGGTTAAACTCCGTCTCCTCTGCTGACACGAAACTTGTTAGACCATCTTGGAAGAAGTTTAGTGTCTCACACAAGAAATTGTCAATGGCCAGTTCGTAAAGCGGGCTGCTCATTTGTCCAGGCCAGCGAATCTTGTTCTGATTGTCATTGGCGAGTACTCCATTAAAGTAAACGCTCATTGCCATACTAGAGGAGAAGCTTGCGCAACCCTCGTCATACAACCAACCCGAACCGAGGCCTACTGCTGGGTTGTTACCTGCGTCCGAGCTACCGGTCCCCAGCAACACTCCGTATTGCCACTTCGGGGGTCGGTGCAGTGATGCTCTGCCGGCGAGGCCACGGGCCGAAAGATAATCCTGAGGGCGTCGGATTGCCTCAAAAGGCAGCTTATGCAGATAAAACCCCGAGCGATTAGTTGGCCAAATAGCAGCTGATGCAGTTGTATTGGAGCCAGAGGGCGGGACGATGCCGATGGCCTGGACCGCAAAGGCTCCGGCTGAGGCACTCGTTCCCAAGTTTAAAGGAAAAAAGGACGCGGAACAAACGGATGACGACTGAATCGATGCGGAGCTGTTAAAATTATACTCGTGATAATCATCTATTGGAGTGAGGTGTCCGTAACGATATGGCACCGAAATGGGATTAGCGAAGTAATTGGTCCAATTCCAATAAGAGTTCATTGCGGTGTGTTGGAGCGGGCTGTATCGATGATGTCCGGCGGCGCTGGGAGCCACATTAAAAAGCGAAGCAGGGCGATCTCGGCCGGGGTCGGATGCAGTGTTGCGGATAACATAGTTACTCACCGCGATGCCAGACTTGATAGTGTTAAACAAGATGCCCGGGGCGAACAGAGGTTGCAGTAGAATCTTAGATAATGTCTCATTAGCGGTGGAACAGGGAGCCGAGACACCATCGCGAACGGGGACCGTGGTGTTTCCGTCCACATCTACGCCAGGGGCGCTGCGAGTTGCCGGCAAAAACGTTCCCATCGATTGCGAAAAATAAGAAGCCAATGCAACAGTTCGTTCTACAGGATAGAAGCCCTTATAAGGCAAGAAGGAAAGGAAAGCGGATGCCTTAAGGGTTGTGCCATGGCGTTGGAGGTCCAGAGAGCGAAGAGTTGGAGCTTCGGGGTCGTCTTCTGATCGGGAACGAGAAGGTTTTCGCTCTTCGCGGAAGTCTTCATCCACAATCTTAAACAATTCTAAGAAATCACTGTTACTGTAGGTCTTATAAAATCGGGCGTTAGAGTCTGCGGCCGCCGTCGCACCTGTTAATTCTATAAGATTTGTTAATCTGGATAAAAAGCCATTTGTGGCGCGCTCTTTTCTGGTCGAACCAAAATAGTTTTCCAAATGTTCGCTAATTCTAAATTCCGGGACGATGCTGTACTCCTTACCAGCAGTACGCAAGTTCTGAGCATATTCATCATAGGGGCGGTACGGGGAAAGACCGCTCTGTTGTGGTGCCACCCATGGGTGAAAGCCGACTTGTAGGGACGCGGCAAATCGGCGACCACCGAGTTCGGCAGCTTCGCCGGGAACGACGGCGCGGCCGACTTCGAGAATAGGACGGATATAAGAGGCGGCTGGGTGGAGGGTGCCAGTCATCCAGCCGCCTAGGGAGTCCGTGGTGCCGGCTACGCGCGCTGTTGGCCCGGGCTTTCTCATCCAGAAATTATAAGTGTTTTGAAGCTCGCCGCCGCCGGAGCCAGTTCCACTACCAACGGAATTATGCATATTCGATGCAAAATTCCCGGGTAGCATTCCGGTGTTACTAAAGCCGCCATAGAAGGAGATGCCATCGGGGCCCAGGCCTCCTGAAAGAAAAACAGAAGCGGTAGATCGAACGAAGCCGCCTCCGGAGTTGAGGAAAGAGAAGGCCGTAACATAGCTCGGACGATACCCGGTCGATGATGTAGTAGACGTAATATACATAGGAGTGTCAAGTGGCCAAGGGGACTCAGGCCCACCATCTTGGGCGCGGCCGATATTGTCCCAATACCCCTGTGAATTTGTCACAGGATATGTCCGATCAGCTCTGTTGTTGGCCCATATATTGTCGATTTTATAATGTAGTCGCGAGCGCACTTGTTGCCTGTATGCATTCGCTTCAGCTGGATATATTTGTTCTCCGTAAGAGACATAGGCCCCCAGATTCTCACTCTCGCTATTGATGAATTGTCGGACGCCGTTATACGCCTGTTCTTCGGCGGGATCCACTTCTAAGTTGAGGCGGCTATTGAGCCCATTATGGGTAAAATAAGTAATATTGTTTCCCCACGCCACCTTCATTTGAACGCGGGTGCCGGGGACTGGACTTTCAGATAAGTCCTCAAAGGCCGCTACCAGTGGCTTATAACGACTGACGACCGGCGATTCAACATAATCGGTAAATCCCTGAGGTTTCTTCGCGCGGACGACATTAATTGGATCAGCAGCGCCAGCGCGATATATTGCAACCATAGGCGGCCGATCAGATACCGAGATGCGATTAGTTTCTCTCATCTTTCGAGCGACGGGGTGTTCGCCTGTGCGAATCTGCTTCCAGCTGGGATGCTGATATGGCCCGTTAAGGTTTAGCATTGTCTGATTGAAAGTGATAGATGAATTACTCCAAAATGCGCCGGTGATAGCATACAGACCATAGGAGGCGCTAGCATTATATGAACCAGGGCCCGTGGGAGTCACCACGGAAACGTCCAAATTCCCCTGCGCGCCATCGGATCCAGAGGCGGGGACGGCATCCGAAATTGAGACTACGCCACTAGTATAGTACTGTATGGCGTCATTATTCCTAATCGTGTCTTGGATTACGGAGACACTGTCGCCAGGAGTGGTGCCGAATCTCCACCATGACATCATACTGTCTTTGAGGTTTGGGGCGCCAAAGAAGTTTGTGCCGGCGCGCTCAAAGAGATCTCGGATCTCAGGGGCCGACAGGTCGCGATTATAGACCTGCATTTCATCTAAATTTCCTACAAAGGGGTGGCAGTTATGTCTGGACCCGCCAATCCAAAGGGGGCCATCAATACCATAGGGCGCCTTCAATTCCTCTTCCACTGTTGTTGTTATGGCGCGGCCATTAATATATATTTTCATATGATCTTCGGTATTGGCGCCGTCGGGGTCGATACCATCAAAGGTAGCAGCGAGATGATACCATAGGCCCGAGCGCAAGTAGTTGATGGCGCTGGTGGGCCGAATTTCTCCGTCGCCGACACCCAGCGAAGCGTACGGTCCATCTATAAAGAAATAGGGTACGGCCAGACCTCCATACCACTTGAACCAAAATCTACGCCTCGAAGATGTGCCCCATCGGTTTGTCCATTGCCATGGAGTCATATAATCTAGGTCGGCGCCAGGGTCGTCATCCTGGTTCACGATTCCCGTACTTCCTGTCAAATCAAATTTTTGCCACCAAGCCACGGTAAAGGCAGCGTTGCTGGAGGGGAGGGTTGTTCCGTTACGTGCGCCCATTTCTCTCCAAGCGCCCGGGCCTCCTGCTTTATAAAGAGAGGTTTCCGCAAAAGCATCCTCACCACTTCCTGACATCAAATAGGAGTGATTGTTGGGCATATATATCGGAGGCTCTAAGGTATGAGTCTCTAAATTAACATAGCGGGTAGCATATTCATCATACGCGAAGCCGGCGAAGTTGATATTACCACTTACATACAACGTGGTATAGGGAGGCTCAACGGACGGTGCATAAGTGGACTTGTCTACGTCTGAGCCGGTGCCAAACGGGTACGAGGCGGTTACATAAGAAGACCCGGACGAGCCGCTGGGGCCTGTAACAATTGCTCTTGCTAACTCATAAACTTTGGTGGAACCACTAAAGGGCAAAACCTTTTGGTCGTACCCATAAAAGGCAGCATGAGGAAACATCGATGCTGTTATCCAGGCGTAATTCCTATCTGCGCGGGGAACTGGGTGCTGCACAAAAAGATTGTCATAACTCGATCCGGTGGAAAGAGGCTGATCTGTTGCGGCGGGGGGAGCAACGAAGGAGCCCGTAATAACGACGCGCTTCTTCGCGTTCCTCTGAATCTTATGGAAGGAGGGCTTTGTAACGGTCAGGTTGGCGTTCTGCTGGACCTCTGCGAGCGTTACCTCTCCGAAGGCAGCGTCGGCGCCGTAGCGGCCCGTGTGGAGCGTCCAGAGCTGATCTAAGCCCCGGGGGCGATCGATCTGATCCTGAACGATGATAGTGGAGCCCGAGGGAGGCGCACTGGCACTTCCGGATACGCCATAATTAATCACATGGCGATTTCTGAACGGCAACGCGTTATAAACAGAATACTCTTCATGCGCGGGGTCCATATAACCCTGAGATGAAACATCCCAGCCGCCGGGCGCATTAAAGCGATTAACGATGATAGATTGATTGGAGTCCGAACCGGTGCGCGCGGGGATAGCATAATCTAGGTTGCCACTAAGGACTTGTGTCTGGCCGCCGGTCCACATAAGGTTCAGTGCGCCACTCAACTCTCGGTATTCTTCACTACCGCCGACTCGCCAAGTGTTGTTGCCTCCCCCATACTTGCCGCCATTAAAACCAGCAGGGCTGTTGCCGTTTGGATTGCGGCGCCAATCAGAACTGAGATTCGAAGAGCCAAAGGAAGACCAGAGTGCTAGCTGATTAGAGATGGTGCTGGACTCTAAATCCCAACGTCGTCCCTTATTATATATTTCTTGTACGTTGTCTGGGGATAAACAAGCCTCCCAAATAGCAAAATCACATACATAACCCGGGTAAAAGTCGTAGGCCATGTTGTACCCATAGACTCCCAACCACATCTTCTGGTCCGCGGTGATGGCCTTAGGGGTTCCTGCCGTGGAGGAATTCGTGGCATCAACTCCATTGATATACCAATACGTACTGAGGTCTCCGCCATGGTCGACGCCACCAGATGTAACAAAAGCAATATGATTCCACGCATCCTGTTGAAATTGGCCAGTCGTGCTTTGGCAGACGGCATCGGTCCCTAGCCAGGCGTACAGATAAGGATCACTCTGGACGTTGAAGATTCGAAAGTAGCGGCCGGTCGAAACGGCGTTTTCAGCCACACTAAAGAATATATTATCATCGGTTCCTGACGAGTCCGCATATATCCACATCGAGACTGCATGCGGCTTGAGGGCCGCTTCGGCGCCTCCCATAATTGTATCCAAGAAAGTACCAGAGCCGACCAACGTGCCGTCCGCGTATGTAGAATTAGTACCGTCCGCGAAATAAAGGGCGCCATGGCGCGGGTTTTCCAACGGAAATCGGCCTCTTGTTGCAAGGGTCTCGGGATAAAGAGCAAAATCGAACGACTGATCTTGGAAGAATGGATCGTTTTGAGAACGACCAGCAGTTTGAATAACCTCATAGTTCTTGGAGTAGTTACCAATTCTATTATGATCGATTGTGCCAGACATAGACTGGCTTAGGGAGCCGGTTGTCATCTTGATGTTCTTGATGTTTACGGGGCGCTTGGCATATTCCACCCGCGAAAGATTAGCTTTGGGTCTATCAGAAAGATTGGATATTCCTGCGGCCGTATCTATTTCGGGATACTGAGGGCCTACGACTTGTAGGCGCCCGGGGGTCGACTTCCAAGGACTCGTAGTTCCCGTTGCGCCGGTTAACTCGTAGCCCATCATCACCCGGAAACCTTCCGGGCGATTTTCTCTAGTGTCTAGGCCATTAAAGGCCGGATTCTTTGAACTAAATTCATTAAGACGAATGTGGCGATGCTCTCGGCCGCCCACAAATTTCTCTGTAAAGGGGCCCTGCATCGGAATATCCGTCCGTGTTGAGGCTAAATCAGCGTGCATATTCGTAATGATAGTACTACCCGTAAAGGCGCTCATTTCGGTTGCTAGCTCATCATCAATTGAAGAGCTGTAGAGGCTGAAGGGCGCAAGGGTGGCGCCGTCGCCCACAATGGGATAATCACTATAAAACTGAACCGATGAAGTGTTGCCAATATTAATGGAAGGATTTATACCGAATCCAAGGCGGCTCTTCTGGGAAGGGAAGTAAACATCGCTGGTGTTAATAAGTTGCTCAACATCTCCGGAGACGGCGACCATAATATTCTGTGGTACGCTAGAGGTTCCGACGACGGGGCCCATGGGAGTTGTCGCATCATACACAAAGTCTTTGCGCTTATTGATGTGCTGTGCGACGCCTCCAAGGACCACAGAGCCTCCGCCGCTGAATTTATAGGGGCGGTTAAGGGTGCGACTGTTGGAGGCCTTGATCGCGTTAAGGAGGACCTGGCGGTCAGCCAAAGCACCAGAAGGCATGCCTCCGGTGGCATTTAAAACCATGAGTTCGGCGTCACCACCTCGTACGGCACGGTTTTGCCACCAGGCCAAAGAGCCTGCGTCCTGCTGTGGGCGAGCGCCGTCGACCCAAGAAGCCGTGGGGAGAGGCGCATGATCATACTTCCAACTATTAAGCAGTGAAGTGTTCGGCATCCCGGTGACTCGCTTCGTGGGCGCGTGGGCTGATTCAATACCAGTCCCCTGGGCGTCATTAATAATAGAGTTGACCGTTATGGGAGAGGCGATTGTCCCAATCGTTCCAGATATATCAGGTTCTGACTTGGCCAGGAAGGGGAACTTATGTTGATATTTACTTCTTTCAAGGATATGACTCTCAATTAGAGTACGAATGTTAGGATCAAAGTCCAAAGATACGGGAGCCAATTGAGCCAAGAAAGTACTTAATGCATCATCGATCCATTTATAATATTCAAAGAACTTCTCAAAATCGATCTCGTCATTTGAGACGGTTTCAAAAAACTGTTGTTTAACAAAATTAAGACCTTTATAGTGGGGCCTATATAGATTAACTGGCGCGCCAATAAGGGTATTCAGATCACTTAACGAAGCAAAATAATTTATCATCTCTTCTGAGATCGCTTGTTGCATGCTCTTCTCGAAAGCTAAGAAGTAATTGGTTGGACGCGAGTCGATCGTGAATTCAACATCATCTTGTTGTGACAAAACAGTAATCATATCGGAAGACTCTAGGGCCTCTGGTAGATTTTGTTTTGACGTTATTACAAAATCTTTATCTGTGACAGAAGTGCTCGATGCCTCGAACTCCGAGCCGGAGCCAGGGTGCTGCATATAAAGAAGGTTACTAAGCCATCCCGCACTGCCCGATCGAGAGGCCGATCCGGAGGAAAGATCAGCAACCCTAAACCCTCCGTCCGCATTTGATCCAGTATTTTGGTTAAAATTCCAATTCAACAGAAGAGTATCACAGGCCGGAATATCTCCGTAACTAGCAGAAGACTGGAACGGGAAGGCATACATCCCGGAATTAGTTCGACCATAGTTTTGAGGATCTAGAGCATGCGCTTGCATCTCTTCAGTGGTAAGGTTATCGAGCCAGAGCCTACATGACCCTATCTTGGTGTCGCTTCGCTGAAGGGTTGCTCCGGTAACGTTGGTTTTGTTAGAGCCCAAGAACACACGGCGGGAGCCGCTCATAAATGCTGGGAGGCCTGAGACGCCGCCGGCGATGGTGCCCGTAACATTAAAGCTATTGAGAATAATCCCCGCTTCGACGTGGACTCCTTCGAACTCAACAAAGTAACCGGCATTACTAGCGTCGCTAACTTGAGCTACCCAAGGATATCGTTGAGGCCTAATCTTTACGGCCACGTTCCACTGATTGTTATTATACACATCCAAGAACAAAGAGCTTGTGAGCCGGGGCACATAGCCTCCATCCGAGCCAGTTAATATAAACTGAATATTTGGAGAATCCACGCTATCTCGAACAGCATACACCTGAAAGTTGGTCGCGTTGTCTACCGGGATAGTGGTATCCGTCTGTGCTGGTTCGGAGCCAGGAGTATCGGTCGGCTGTGTTGTTGTAGCGTGGACGCCAAACAAGGATGAGGAAATGATGTTGGTATCGGTATACCAATCATCGCTGCGACTAAACTTTTTAGGAAAGTAGACCTCACTCTCTAGAGTAACGGCATATCCGCCGGTAAGATTCGTACTAGAGGATATAAACCCTGTCGTGTTGGCTGTGTCGCCCGGGTTTCGTAACTGAAAAACGCTAGCATCACTATTGGAAATGGTGTTAAAATTAACATACTTCTTAGCTATTGCCTTGTTTTTTCGATTGGTGGTGAAATCAAATTCAACATTGTTGGCATACATGTTGATCTTTATCAGGTCATCATCCACTCCAAAAGCGCGAATAAGATTTCTAAACGCCTTCTCCGTGCCCTTTGACTTATAGATATAACTTAAGTTGTTATAAATGTTTTGATAAATAAGATTTTTAAGTTCGGATAGGGATTTTTCAAAAACTCTATCTTCGCTCCTGTCTCCCAGTTTCTCCAACACGCTCGCGTCTACAAATAAATCGGGAGTAACAAGCCCGTGTGAGGAGAGAAGCCTGTGTCCATAAACAGTAGGCTTATTGGACCCACTAACATAATCGATATCTTTTAATTTATTAAGCGACTCGGCCTGAAGATGCAAGGTATCAAAATAGCTAGACAGAATCTGTGTGAGTTTCCGGACGTGTTCACCACTTTCGAAATCATCTTCAGTGATCCAACTGGGTATGGTACTGTACATCATAGCGGTGTTATCCGCATCATGCTCCGAACCAGATTGAATTAGGCTTGTGCGTAAGCTGGCAACCTCAGGATGAAAAGGATAGATAATTGGATCTTGGAACTCCTTTATTGCCGCGCTGGATGAAATAATGGCCGAGCCTGTATTACGAGAACTACTAGAGTAGCCCGTCCAGGCACCGTTGGTGACTCGCCCGGAATAATCTAAAATGTTAGAATCGGTCGCGGTAACTCCAGTAATGCCCTCATTAAACTTATAGTAAACGCCTAAATCAGTATTGGCAGTTACTGTGGTATCTTCGAACGGCATCGGGTCATCGTTCGTGCCCCCACCCACTTGCGTAAACCAGAAGCGACCGACGTCTCTGCCGGTGCGTTTCGTCTTCCAATACCTAAACTCGTCGAGGGAAGCCGAGAGTTTTCCTGCATATTGCGCTCCACCTCCCGCTGTCGTCGTCACTAAGGCACCGATATTTCCTTGTAATGCTCCCGTGACTTGATTGAGCGCGTCAGAGCCGAGCTTCGTTTTCTGGTTTAGATTCCCATCAACATAAAGCCGCGTGTCGATTCCGGTCTCGGAAGACATGAAAGTAAGAGCGTAATGGTGCCAGGCCTCGTCAGCCACCGTTACAGAGCTGCCTACTGATTGATCGATGACGCCCTTTGAGCCTGATTTGAGAGTGACTAGAAATGGCGCGCCACCATCTGCGGCCGAATCTAGGGCCACGCGAAGGCGGCCGTAATCACCATTCCCTATCGTATTTCCATTCCAAACATCGAGAACTACCTCTTTGGTAGTGTTGCCTGTCCACGCGTCTTTTTTCATCCAAAATTCCACGGTAACGCCGGAGCCAGAAAGGTCGTATTTAAGGTTGGATCCCCTATTGGACCCAGTATCGTAGTAATTGGACCCAGTAAACTGAAGATGTAGTTTCTCCATACCGTTGGGGTTGGCGTGGGGGCCACCCTTCAGATAAATATATTCTGGGGATGTCGGGAGACCGTAGCCGTCGGCCGCTGATGTTTGGGCGCCCCATCCATCGGCGGATAACAAAATATAGCCGGTCGAACGAGGATATAGATTGTCATATAAATAAAGGTCGATTTCAGTAGAATCATTCTCCCACTGGAGTCTCTCTCGTAGTGATCCGTCGTAAGGGTACTGTTGAATAATACGATCTATGGAATCTCGATAGTACATCTCGGCTGAGCCGTACCGAGCAAAGCTAGACGCCGAAGAATAGTCCACCGCGGGGATGAATCTCTCCTCCTTGATGATGTCCTGTGTCTGAAACGCTTCGGACTCAATAGCCGAGCCAACCTCTTGTGCTGACTGGTTGGCTAAGGTTGTCCGCGCTTCCGCTTTGTCAAATAAATTTTTAAAGCTCATATCCTAAATACTATTCAACTCTAAATTTGAAGGTTTCGGGCTGTTCTATCCAGCTGCCAATACTATCATTATAGTAGGCAAGTTTAATTCCATACATATATCCCTCTTCAAGGTTCCTCATATCTAAATCAAAGTAATTCCCGGTTACATCAAATGATAAATAAGTCGCATAATCACTGCCAGTACCATAAGGAATTACTTCTAGGTTATCGGCCATCCGGACAACTTTATAGGATGCGCTCTCGATTACCTCTGTGGGGTTGTTGCGGGTGGCCACAGTATAAATCGTGGGACTCCAATTACGATCTCGCACGAATGTCCTAAAACGAGTCGTTTGATTGGGGCTATACGAAGATCGCAACTCTTTCATAGAGGTGACACGATCAAATGTGGGGGCGCCCTCAAATGATTTAAAAGTACTAGTAATGACAGAGCCCGTCTTGTACTGCGTTGACCCTGTAGGCAACGAAGCCCACACATCAAACAGTTTGGTTGGTGCGCCGGCAGACGAAGATGTCATGCACAGCGATGCCGAATAAATCCCCGCACTCACATAACCGCCCGTTACAACGGTAGCGCTATTATGTAACACCATTGCATTCCCGGCAGGAAGTGTGTTGGCCGCGTTTCCGGAAAACAAAGAAACATATAGAGTTCCAAGACCTACTCCCGGAATATTAGTGAGCCGGCCTCGCACATAATTATAGAGATAGAGCGTATTGAGATTATCGACACCGGGGGCGACGGAACTGCTATAATAGAAAGCTCCTCTGTCATCTTGAACCCGAGAGTCCCACCGAGCCTCAATGCGCGGACGTCGATAGAAAAACTCGCTGGATCGGGCAAAAAACTTCTTCGTATAATAAGATTGCGCTGCGCCGCCGGTATTCTCTATGACGCCGTTAGTGGTAGCTGCCGCGGCATAGGCTTCTTGGCTCGAAGTGAGCATCACTCCAAATCCATAATTATCAAAGTGGAGAGTCGTCCCAGAGGTTTGCATCCACCTCTCTACAACATGGGTTACATCGATATCTAAATCTTCATACCCTAATGAAAAAGTTTGCTTATACACGGGGCCTGATGATCCGGTACGGTAATCACCGCCGCGGTGGGTCCAAGAAGTATTTGTCGAAGCAGAAAACCAATTAGATTTTCCAAGATCGGAATAGTCATCCATATCCAAGCCGGTGCCTTCGATCCAAGAAGAAGAAACGGGGGCGACTACTAAAGTAAAATCTTGAGGCAATGTCCACGGATGCTTGGCATTAAACATCTTTAAATAAAAAGTAACACTGCCGCTGCCAGGAATGTTGCCGGCAGAGCGGTCAGTGCTAATAGAGTCTATGGGAAACTTTATCAATGTGCGTGAGAGTTCTTGGCTCTGTCCGTTTGCCGAGCTAGACGTCTGCCCGTAGATGGAAAAAACCTCTACTGAATCAGCGTAGCCCATATTAGATCCAGTGCCGCGTGTAGTCAGGTTAGCTTCGAATGCGTTGGTGAGAGTCGTGTCAGCACTCGCCGTATATCTTTTAAAAGCCATTAGATAACGCTCCCCTTAATGTCGTTCCCGGGGAACTTAAGTTCAAAAATAACATTTTCTTGCGCTAAAATTCGGCGAGAATCGGCGCTTCGATTGGCATTAAAATCATAAGAGTCTCCTCCGTATGTGGTACCACTCTTTTCTACAATTTTTACGCTGACTACGTCCAATATACCTTCGACCTTGTTCAAGACTCTATTAACATCTGAGATAAGAATGGGTTCACCAATATCATATGTTTGGCCAAACTTTTTGCCCAAGGCTCTGCTGGCCAAATTAAGAACATTAAATTTGTTCGCACTTAAATCAATTGATATTTCAAATTCAATTCCAAAATTAACAATTTTTGCATTCAATATATCAACAGTATCATTAATCATTTTATACTGTGAGATCCAATTTTTAAGATTATTCTTCAAGGTGGCATTCGGAATGGTTAACTTCCCACTCATATTCTCAGATATAACGTATAAATTTAAGTTTCTTTTAAAAGCATCAAAGTCGCGGGCGATTGACACTCTCTTGATCGAACCAAACTTCGCTGGCATTGCATAACAAATGGATTTGTAATCTTCCGCTGTCACGGCACGGTTCTGTGTCGCGAAAAAACCGTACGCTCGTTGTTTAATCTCCTCAGAATTAGGCAGAGAGACGCTCCCAACAAACTGTTCTTCATTCACAACCTGAACAGAAGTAACTACGCCTCCTCTCTTCTTACTATCGAGAACACTCTCGCGTTCGAATACAAGCTTGGGACGATTGACCTTGGTAATAGAATTAACAGGAGCGTTCACATCAGTCGTAGTGTTATATCGATACGCCACGATTAGTTCCGTATTGGATGGTGCGATACCGAACTTGTCGGTATTCATCAAATTGTTGGGGTCAAATCCCACATCGGTCACATAGTCGCGGCCAGTCATGTCCAGCATAAGATTGGCTGGATTTGTAACAGCGTCCGACGTTAACTGAGAATCTGAACCATATCCAAACTGCAGTACAGTTTGTCCATCGACGAAATCTACCGTGAATCGGCGCGGGACCGGGAAGGGCTTAAGGATATTGGGTACGGTTGCCCTAGTGGCAGTTGTATTGCGGACGGCCTTATATATGATATTTTGCGATAAGTGGTCAACCTCGTAGTAGCGATGGCCGGCGAGGTCGTACACACTCACGATGTTGTTGACTTTAGAAATCGACAATGGAAGGCGTCGGAACCTTTCGAAATCGCCTATAGTAAACTTATCTCTGCCGACTCGTCCACTTGTGGCTCGGCCCTGGGCGCGGATTACAAAATGCGTGGGGGCCCCAGCAGTGGTTGCGTCACTAACAACGATCTGATTCTGTTGTTTCTTAAAATCGACGTCGTCTAGAAGAGTATAAAATCCCCCCGCCTCGGACGAAAATTCTGAGCCGGCTTGAAGTGTTGGGACATAATTAAGATCAGGGCCCATTGTGCTCACCGACGCTGGAACTTTGATATATAGTGTTACTACACCATAGGAAGAGGGGTTTGGGTTAAGCTTAAACCCTAGTTGGCGACATAGGCGCACCACATTATTGTATTCAATAGCTGTTTCTAGAAAACTTTCGTTGGCCTGATAGTCTACGTAGAAGGATAGGATGTCGCCAATGTAGGCAACAGTATCTAACATTAGGGATCCGAAGCTCGCCTCATTAAAATCTTTATAGGTATTAGAATAGTATCTTTTTGTAAAATTTTCAAGATCTCGCCGAATTGTGGCGAAGTCTCTACTGGTGTAATTAATTGCTTGTAACTTCTTAGCCATGTATCTACCTCCCCATAATTAGTTCGTATTTGTATCAATTTGCAGCAAGCTTGTCACTTGCAGCGGCACAATCTTAAAAGTTATAGTTGCGCGCACGGTGTGAGGATACAAATCCGGGTTATCTTCGCGTGTGTTGAATTCAATTTTAAGGATCTCCACAAAAGAGAGATACCGGGTGACCTGGCTCCTGATTTTGCTAGCGATCGAGGCATATGTTGTATCATCGTTCATCTCAAACAAATACTTACGCATTCCCACCCCAAAATTAATATCCATGATCCTTTCTCCCGGGTTGGTAAGAATAAGCATTTTAAGATTTTGAGCCACGAGGGCTTCATAATCTTGTATCAAATCAAATCTACTAGTAGTAACAGGTAATCGTGGTGCAAGTCCAGATGACATAATGAGCCCTCCTAATAAATATCAAAAAAATGTTTTTTTAACAAACATTTGGAGTTTGACCGTCCGATACATTGCTTTGGCGGTCGGCGCTAGTAGTACCACCTTCTGCCGCGGCGTCCAGATCGTCTCCCAAGCCCTCTAGGATCATGATAAGCAAATAGATAAGTCCCATGGGCCCGGGCGGCATCATCAACATTCCCGCGATCGAGCCGGTAAAGTCCACGCCGTCGAGAGTAAGACGAGGGCCTAGCAGGGGCGCCTCTAGAGGGCCGGGGGGATCGGGAAGGGCCGCGGCAGCCTGGGCATTAAGCGAACTAAGTCCGCACAAACCAAGGGCAAGCAAGTCTTCTCCTGACATCTTTTCTAGGACTCCCTTTAGCATGCTCGATGCCGGATCGGCGGGGGAAGGTGTGATCCCGGCCGCCGTCTGGCTGATTCCCGTATCGATCGCATTCGAGACTAGAAGAAAGGCCTGGCCGGTGATATCTCTAATGATTTTAGAAATAGCCACGTGCGGGTCGGTTAACTCGACGACACCCTTCAAAATTTTGATGGGAGCCAAAGCTAAAGCTTTCAAGATATATTCGCGGATGTTCTCATCCATATCGCTCATTCCTGATGAACCAAAACTATCGGTTAGGCGGTCGGCCGCATTCCGTTGAATAATCGAAGGAGTTTTATTAGTGTTTCCAACTGTTTCAAATAACTTAAGAATAACGTTTTTAGTGGTCTGAAAGTCTCTCTCGATGCCGGGGAAGAAGTGACTTGTCAAACCAAAATTATAAAGAAGGGGGACCATCATAATAAGTTCCGGATTAAATGTCTGGTTCATGAACCGCGAAAACTCCGGATGGGTCTTTATTGTTTCTAGATAGCGATCTGTTGAGTGATTATTGAAGTTCTGCATAACAGAGTACGCAGTAGTCGCATTAACATCTTCTGACCAAGGGTTTGTTGGGGGGTGAGTATCTACTTCGACCTGGAAAAGGCCGGCATCTACGTTATCTTCTATACTACCTCCAGTGGAGACCATTCCGGGGGGAGGCTCCCAGTTTCCAGCAAGAATAACATCAGCAATTGTATTTGCATTGAGAGTCCCGACAGAATTCATTTCAATTGTGAGCAGTTCGCCTAGTACTTGGGACCCTGCGTTGTTGGCGCCTGATTGGGGCATCATATCCGATTGGACCGAATCGAGAATAGCATTCATCTCTTCTCCCTGAGCCCCAGTGGCTCCCTTTTTCTGCACTTGCATTGCGAGGCGCATTATATCTCTAGAGTCGCCTGTTGTCTTAAACGATTCTATAAAAAAGCTATTATCTTGATCATAATCGAAATTTGCACCACCCGCATAATCGGAATCTTCATAGGGATAATTAAATATCAATTTATAACCATAGGCGAGGCCCTCAAATACTGGGCGAGGGCCCGTAATCCCTTCCATAAGATCTACAAAATCAATAGCTCGCGGAGTTTCAATAGGCATTGCACCACCGTTAGCATCCCCCAGTATCTCTCGCAAGGAGCCAATGCGCCGCTTAGTGATTGAAGAGGGGCGCGGGCCATGATTAATTATATAATTTTCGACGGCGCCGTCTATAATCTCTTGACTCACACCGTTCCCCAGACCGGAGACTAGAGCGGAGTGGCCGGCGTCCCAGGCATTTCTTTCCGCCAAGCGAACACTGTTCTCCACGGTAGGATCGTCCGAAAATTTATTCCATGGAATATCAACCGTGCACGCTCCTAAATCACTCCAATTAGAAATACTGTCCCACCATACATATTTGCTTAAAAAGATCCTACCATTCTCGGATTTAGAAGTACGACCATATGGGCACTCGCGTACACCTATAATATCTTTAATAAAAACATCCTCCCAGGCTTCGTTCGCGCCGGCGCCCTTAAGCACGTTATTAATTGACTGAAGCGTGTTAACAGTTTCTCCACACTCTTCAAGCGTATGATTGATTCTTTCCGCTACCAAAAAGTTCACAAGCTTAGAAAAATCCACAGATGAAATATCAGCACCATCTTTTAGGTCCGGGTCCGCCGATCGGGGGCGAGCATAAGAGTGAGCAATCCCGTCGTCTTGGCGCGCCGGGTATCCTGCATCGGGGCCCAAAGAACTGCGTTCCATTACGATAGCAAAATGATCATAAATAAAATCTTTTAAGTCGGGGCGGCCGGCAGTTAACTGATCTTCAACCTGAGCGACGACGGTCTTAAACATCATGGTTCTGAGAATTGACTTATCCATAATCTCGCCAAAATTAAATGCTCCAAAAACAAAAATGTTTTTAACTAAAAATTCAACGATATGGACCTGAATGAGTAAATTTATAAGTGACAATTTTAAGGCGTCACTTACTCTTTCTTGTGTGGTGCCAGGATCTCGGCAAGCTGACTGTCTAAAATTTTTCTTTCCTTGATCAATAATTCCGCGGACGTCGAGAAGGTCTCCCACATCGGTGGGCCGGCAATTTGAGTTATCTTTAAAGAGGTTAAGTGCCATCAGCTTCGGCATATTAAAAATACCGCGAGTATAAATATAATCAAAGGTACGCTCTATTAAACCGTTAAGTGCTGTGGGGTATACCTGTTTTTGTAGTTTATCCTCAAGATACTTTCTGTCCTGCCACTTCATCGCACCAGGAGTTAGAGTTTGCAGCTGCCGAAGGAGAGGATATGTAAAATTAAAAGCATAGGGATTAAAGGCTGGGCCGGTTCCCATTCCTGACAATTTACTATCAATGGCTGCCTGATTGGTCCCAGCACTCCCCCCGGCTGCGGGATAGAAGGGCGAAAAAGATTCATCCGGGGATTCTATCTCGATGTAACCAGCAGCGCTGACGCCCTCAAGAAGCCCGGCGGGGTAGCGCAGCTGCACTATGGGGCGCCCGTGTCCAATATCGTCATTAGAAGAAAATCGGATTGCTATGGACTCATTTGAGAGAGAGCCCATGTCGTTTTGAAAGAAATATCTCATTTGGAGGCGGCCTAGGGCCGACGAATGACGGTCATTTCTCAGGTTGGACTTATATGTTGTCGCGCTCCCGGGGTTTCCAATCAAAGGATTGCCGGGCGTATAGGGATATTTTGTTCGAACAGCCCAGCGGCCGTTGCGGCTGGCATCGCCGGTTCCATCTATATCTAGATAATCTGGTACAGCTTGCCGGGACTTCGAGGCCCAAGCGCGCTTAAAAGCTTTGGGAAAAACGTAAGTAACATAGGGAATAGAATTGGCGCTGGAATTATCAAAAGTATCCTGAATCTCTGTCAGTTTGGTTTGCACATCGGATATGGTTCCTCCATGGATCGACAAAGCATTGTTCAAAATATCGGCTAAATCCCCCAACATTGGTAAGAAGTCGTCAACGTCGACTCCAAACTTTGCCACGTTTACATCCGGACATATATCTGGATCTATCTGTATTTGAGCGTTAGATAATGTGTTTAGAAGGTCTACCAAAATAGATAAGAAGGCTGGGTCGATAGCGGGAGGGGTTGGTGGTCGCATCTTGGGAGGAATCGCACCTATGGCTGCCTGCAGGGTTGGGTTTTCATTAACCGAAACAAAGGGCTCCAAAAGAGTAACTCGGGCTGCTTCCAACGAATATACAAACTGCATCTTAACATTCTCAATCAGAGTGTTATACACTTGAGGTATTACCCTACTCACAATCGGATTGGGCACGAACTTGTCATTCTCGGGGCACAAGAAATCAATCTCTGGGACGTCTACTGGAATGCCGTCGCCGTTTAGGAAGTCGGCGAGCTTCTGGATGCTGGCCTGATCGGCCAAGGATGCTATGTCGTCGCAAGATAAACAATAGTTTTCAAAAGAAGCTCGTATGTCCACATTATTAATAATGTCATTGCAAATTTGAAACACATCCGCAATCTGGGCCATGCTCTGGAAGAACCCTAGAATCTCGTTTCGACTTTGCATTGCTCGGATGTTCTCTTCGTCGAATTCAAGATTGCTTAAACGAATTTTCTCGATGGTCTCATCTGAGACAGCATCAGGGGAGTGGAACAGTCGACATATCTCTAAAGGAGTCAGCCGGCTGCCGATTGCACTTAAATAAGCGTAGCCTGTATTTTGATCAAATCCGTGTGCGGCAAAGGCCTCGTCAACCAAGTCTTGTGAGGTTGGGTCAAGACCATTCCCCGCGCTGCCACCTACAGGATTGTTTGCCACAGCACTCGCTAAATCTATCTCACCCTCGTTTTCGGGACGATTCAATAAGTTATCGCAGTTGTGCTTGATAAGTTCAGCAATGCCTTTAATAATATCAAAGGCTACTTCGGCCAATGTCTGAAGTATTATATCGCGGATCTGTTTCCAGAGAGGAGGGTCCCCAGTGATCGAAAATGAAATATTAATAGACGGCATATCCGGCATTATAAGCATGGGACGCGGTAGCTCAGGAGAACCGTAATCTTCCACGAAATCCTTAATACTAAATCCTAGATCGATTGCTTGGTTGATTCGCTCCAGGGAAAAGGTTGTTCCCATCGTTGTACAAATAAGCGCCTCTGCAATTAAATCAGCGAGGCCTAATAACGACAAAACCCGATCAACAATACCCTCGGCACATTCAGACCCTTCGCACGTCCCGCCGCCTGGTGTGGAAGTTGCTGCAGATGACCCGCCTTGTTTGGCTTTTGATAGTCTATTACGGGCATTTTGTAGATCTACTTTTAGATCGGCGTACGCAGCGAGGTCATCTTCTGTGCCCCCCATAGTTCCATCATTAAAAAGCGTGATGACATTTTCTTCATAATAAGTGATTTCAGATTCTATCGCTGAGATTTCTTCTTTGATCCTTCTCCTCTCTTCAGTTTGGACACTTATCCCTTGAGCAGCGTTAATAAGTTCTATTACCTCGTCAATAATTTCCGGAAGAGGAAAATTCGTCGTATAAGATTTCGACTTAGAATCATTATACATGGCAGTTAGGAGCACCGGGTTTTGGAGGGCGGCCTGAATCTTCCCTACCTCTTCGGAGGTCATAAAGGTACTAATCTTTTCTGCCAAAGCTGAGGGGTTGGCAAGATCGATGGGACTATCTGGGTCGCGGCCGTTGAAAACCTTACTATATAAGTCCGCGTTGACGCCAGGAATGGGGGGGCCGGTGAAATTGATAGCTGTTTCCCCGGCGCTTGGGTTTGCAGAAGGGTCGACCAAGAGGTCCCTGTAGGTGTTTTCCACAAACTCAAGAAACGAGGGCAGGCCTGGGCCCAATGCGGTGTTATTAGATCTAAAGTCTTCTCGAATCGCATATTGATTAGCTATGGTTGCCATTAGCCACCGATCTTTTGTAGCCGCACCATATTTCACTAAAGAGAAGAGCCCTATCTTCAGAGGTTCTTCCACCGCATCATCTCCCATGTCAATCTCATAGCTTATAGATTGAATCTGCTGTTGGGGATCCCACTCTAGTCGTAAAGTATCATCGTCTCCAAAGGGAGAGACAACATAGCCCGAGAGGTTAATGTCTTTCGTTATATATATTTTTAATGTCCCCAGAAGTCGCTTAAGGTCCGATCTAATTGCCGGCAAACTTAAGGGAATCCGAAGTGGTGCTGGGAACATGTTAACCTGCTGCTCATATGATCGTAGTGCGATTTGGAGATCATTTATAATCTCGGTAAGTGTTCCCAAAGACATTTGAGTCGCAGTACCAGGGGAGGCGGAGATTCCTTGTTGGTTGTTAAAATAAGTGCGTGCCGTAGCAAAAGATGGCAGCCCCGAACTGTATGAGGGGAGGCCACTATCGAAATCGTCAGGACAGTCTCGATTTCGGGCGCGTGTTACCAGAAGCTCGCGAGCAATGGATTGTATATTGGCGGTGGTCTCTTCTTGTGTCATCCCATGGGACAAGAGTCCCAAGCGAATCAGCTTAAAATTAATTTCACCAGAGGTGGTACTAAACAAAAACTTTGTGGTACTAGGAAAAGGTGATTCAGTCGCACTATTTTTAACGAACACTAAGCTGTCCGAAATTTCTGATCGGATGGTGGTATAAGTAGCTAAAAAGTCACTCCCGGTGCCGTTTTCATATAGAAAAGGATAGAACTCTGGCAAGTAGAATTCTATAAAAGCATCTATTGCTTGCTCCTTGAGGGCCGCGGTATCATCTAATTCTATTGTGGATTCTATGGCAGCCGGCTGCACAATAACAGAATAGTGACCCCCAGTGCTATCATACCAAGGCATATAAGAAGAAAATTTCTTAAATACATTGATGCTGTCAAAATCGAGAGTATTGCCTTTAGAGGATGTGGTCGCCATAATTAATTCGTATTGTTATATTTACTCAAGATATATTTTCGGTGGCGCATTCCGCCGGGTGCACATAAATAGTTTTTAACAATTTCTGTTGACTTCATAAGGTCGTCCGACATTGCAGGGATCTCAACATTCATGGCCGTATTCAGCATTGACTCAATACCTTTGGGCATCAGTTGTTCAAAGTCGGGAGCTGAGGTTAACCCGTAAAACATTGTACGATGTGTGTGGGTAAGAAGCGTTTGGGTTAAGTTACGCTGATAGTCCAACACTGTTACCAGTTTGTCACGGAGTTCGTTGATGTGATCCATCATCTCGCTCAAACATTCTCTTAGGTTGTTTCCCTTAACCATGGGTTGCATATCCGAGTCATCATTCATTGCGATCAGGTCTATGCCGTACTGCCCCTGCCACGCATTAGCAAGCTTTCCTCCTTGAGAGTTCTTTTTGTCTGTCTTGGTAACAAACTTAATATTTTCCCGAGCAATGAAACGTAAAGTGTCGGCCTTGAGAGCGATCGTTGATCGGGGGGCGCCCATTTTTACATTACCCACGGTTCCTTTGGCCAAACCAAAATACTTGATATCATCAACAGCCGCTCGTTGACTAATATAAATACGGGCAGCGTCCTTTTTAAAGTTAGGACTTACTATTTTTTCCTTGCCCAGAGGTGTATGAGAACGGGCCTGGTACCCTAGTCTCCCCACCACAATATCCATCGACGAACACTTGTTACCCGTTGCGCCGAATCCACTCGCCCGAGAGTGTGGCCGGTCGTATCCAAGAACAATAAAGGAATTACCATTCTGAATGACTTTGTCGTCCTGCGTTACATCGTATTTGGGACAATCATAAAGTTTACGTCCCTGGTACCCTACTCCAATAAACCGAGCTTTACCGATATCATCCAAAGCATCATAGTGCTGTCTTTCTACGTCGTTTAAGACATCGGCATCATATGCATCATTAATCGCCATAACAACTCCTTTCCTTACACAAACAAGTGGCTCGCTTTGTTGGTGGCGCTAATGGCACCTTGCACAGAAGTGTTTGTGAGGGATTTCCCCCATCCAGCATTTGCGCGGGCGACGACGATATTGGCGTCGCGCTGACTCGAAACATTATTGATATCCTCTTTCACCGGTGATTTCGGATTCTTAAGTCCATTAACTAAAAATGCCACTGCAGCATTGGCTGCATGCTCTGGATCATTAAGTAGGTCCGGGTTTCCTACCAAATCGAGGCCTGCGAGTCTGCCATATTTTCTATAACTTGCTTTAAAAGTGATCTGATTGAAGCCGCGGCCGCGGTAATTGTAGCCATCTCTTTCGCCCGTATGGTCCGCCCAAGAACCTCTTGATCCAGGACCGAAAAACTTGGGCCCATAGATGTGACTAAACCACAGAACATCATCTTGCATTAGTGCTTTAAGTTCAGTATCGTTGAACATCTTTACGCGGCCGCCAAAGAATTTCCGCGAGCGCTCAACGGATGCGTTCGACCATCCATACTCTGATTGGGGCTTTAGGCCCGATTCTTTTGAAACCACCCCCAAAATAGCAATCTTCACGTATCTATTGGTAACTCCATATTGTTCCATATAGCGCTCAAGAATCTTAAGATTATCATTGCGTACGCCAGAAGAATATCGACCTAGGCCAATAATCGGGCCCGTGTCGTCTCCCTTCACATCCGGATTATTAGGTGCCTGTTCTGTAACAAACGGTGTTCCTTCAACTGCGCCAGTGGAACCAACGGTTCCGGCCGCTCCATAAGGGCCGCCCAAAATAAAAGGATTGCCTGGAGGCGGCCCTTGCGCTAGGGCAATATCAAAAATCTTTTCACCTATCTCTATTATCTGAGGATTTTTGGCGCGGCGGATATCTTCATATTTTACTTTCACATAGGTGCCGGGCGGAATTGCTCCTTGCACTGAATTAGCACTCAAGGAAACAGTAATGTCTTTCATGGCTCCCACCTTCCTTTTAAAGATTTCTTCCCGATCAGATTCGAAATCTTTGGGTAGGAGGGATCCGTCCGATGTGCCGTATAGGCAAGGCTGGTACACCTTATAGATAAAGTTGAACGCCTCGAAGTTCGGTCGTTGGGCTGCCATATAGCGCGCCGCATCGGCAGGATTTTGAATTATAGGAGATGCGGTGGTTTGATACCCGACCACTATCCCCGGGACTGGATTAGGCATTATCGCCCGACGAACATAATTAATTCCACGCATTGCATGAGAAAGACCCCTCGTGGCATTAAATAATCGACGATTGCCGAGAGCAGAGTCCAGCACAGTAGGACAACACAGAAGAAACTCGCAGTTAACATTTTTAATTGTGAAGGTCTCAGTGGAAACGTCCGACATCTCTACTCCTCTTGTTCATTTAACAAATCAAATATTTGTTCTTTATCGTCTGCGCTCAACCCAAAGTGTTCAGTTTTTTGTTTCTGAAGGAGGGCAGCTAGCTTGACCATCTGCTCGTTTGAGCGCTGAAGGTTTTCTACATATTTGGCGGCAATGGATCCCAGCTCCTTGCGAGCCGAATCGGAGACTTTCATATCACTTATCGCATCCATAAGCAATGATTTGGCCATGGCGCGATCCTCCCGAATATTGGTCGTGGTCTCCTCTATATAATCATCCAAATTTAAATTTCGCCGTTTTGCCATTTCTCTTTAAATATCCTATATCGCTTTCTTAATTTATTTAAGTTGTTAACAACCTGTTTCGTGTTGAGGCCAGTAATCTCCCTCAGGTATAAATAAATAGCTTTTTTATTAAAAATTTCAATTGTATCGGCGGAATCTAAAAGAATGCGGACAGCCATTAGCACTTTCTTTTCATTTTCCTTAAGCATAAAGGAGTCCCATGTGTTCATCTCGGTGCCAAAAGAGGACCAGAACTCGATATCCTGCCGACGACTCTCGTAGGTAGGCTCTTGCGATATTAAATCTTGTTCTAGTTCGTTAACAACGTCTTCTAGATAAACTTCAGTGCGATTTCGTTTTTGAGTTTTTTTAACTTTGTGAATAAACCAATTTTTGGTTACCACAGAAAAATAAGAAAACGCTTTTGATCCCTTGTTGGGATCATACTTGTTAAGGATAGTAGTAAGCCAAATTTTACATTCATCTTTTAAGGAATGAATATTTGGCAAACTTGTAAAGCGATAGGTGTAAATGATCTTGTCGACCATTTGATCAAATGCGGGCTGGATGTATTCAATATACAACTTCGTTCGAAGTTCTCTGTCCTCCGTTGCCGCATATTTGATAATTGCGTCTTCGTGAACTTTTGTAAAATAATAATTTTTATTGCGTTTCTTCTTCGGCCGTTTTTGTGATGTCATCTAGTTCTTCCTCTAATTCATAATCGAGGGTATATTCAAAAATGCTACGGAATCGCTCTGACTCTTCTAGCACAACTTGCGTTCTGTGAATAAGATCTTGAATCACTGGCTCGCCATGGAACATTTCCATACTATAAAGTGATCGGGTAAACACTTCAAATGATTTCAGCGTTAAAAATAAGTCAGCATGATTTTCCGATATAAACATAAATTTAATCAGTAGGCGTACCAAGTACCATCCCAATAAAATATTGAGAAGTAGCGAGATTACAAGTGCTATAATTAAACTCATCGTTTATCGTCTAGATCATCTTTCTGCTGTTTTAATTCTTCCCTAGCATCCTTAATAAACTGCTCGGTAGTTTCACCAATCTTTTTCTTCACCCATTTGGAGTCAGGCGAAGTTCTAAATTTGGATAATTTTTTACAGAGTGCCCCCTCGTAGTGACACTCTGGACATTCTTCCACTGTTTCGCTAGATAGGTGCTGGATTGTGCTGTCTAGCTCACAATTGCCACAGTGGTATTCATAGCGTGGCAATATATTATACCTCTAACGAACCAACTACGTCCGCCAGAATGGTATCCTCTAGTTTTATTACAGGTGGATTAGTAATAACTAAAGTACTTTGACTTGAATCCTCAGGGTTGACCTGGAAATTCATCTCTTTTAAAAGCGGCACAATGTCGCTCTGCTCCAACAAAGACTTTTGAAGGGCCATCATAAGCGCCCCCATAGCTTGAGTAGATAGCTTCATTACGGCCGCTTCTCCAGGTTCTTGATTCGTGCATCAATATCTTTGAGATGGCCTTCCATATCGCGACTAAAGGAGCTTAAAGCATCTCGTAGCATTTGGTCGACGACCTCTCGGACATGACTTTCTTTTAGGGCCTGCGCAGCAGGCGCCTTTTTCGTTGTAGACTTTTTCATTTTACCTCCGTATTTTTAATAAAGTCGTAATCGGCATCATACATCATTTCTGCCAATCCTCTAAAATCGACTTTAGGCTCCCACCCCAACTTTTCTTTTGCTTTGGATGGGTCTCCCAGCAGATAGGGAACTTCGTGTGGCCTAAATAGTCGTGGGTCTATCTTAACATACTTATCAATATCATTTAAACCCGCGTATTCAAATACATAATGCAAAAATTCTCGCACGGTATAGGAATGTCCTGTGGCGATGACAAAATCATCTGGCTTGTCTTGCTGCAGCATACGCCACATCGCTTCGACATAGTCGCCAGCATAGCCCCAGTCGCGCTTTGCATCTAGATTACCTAGGTGTAAGTGCTCTTGTAGGCCAAGTTTGATTCGGGCTGCCGCCATTGTAATTTTTCTTGTAACAAACGTTTCGCCGCGACGGGGGGATTCATGATTAAACAAGATCCCGCTCGATGCTTGGAGTCCATAAGCCTCGCGGTAGTTTCTTACTAGGTGGTGAGCAAAGACCTTCGCGCAAGCATAGGGCGACGCTGGCTGTAAAAGGGATTCCTCATCAAAGGGAACGTTCAGATTATCGCCGTACATCTCAGACGATGACGCCTGATAGAATTTCGCTTCGGGGCAAAGCTCCTTATAAGCATTCATCAAGCGCAAAGTTCCCATAACGATCGAGTCGACTGTCTCCTCGGGGACATCAAAGGAGACGCGAACGTGTGACTGTGCTCCCAGATTATAGATTTCATCAGGCTTATATTTGTTTAAAAGCTTCCAAAAACAGCCTGCATCATGGAGGTTGCCATATTCCAATATCAAGTTGGAATTTTCAAATATCGTATCTATACGATCGGTGGTTATCAGGGAGGTGCGCCTCTTGACGCCTATCACTTTATATCCTTTAGATAACAGAAGCTCGGCTAAATAAGAGCCGTCTTGTCCTGTGATACCTGTTACTAATGCTGTTTTCATTACCATTCCTTATCCTCTAAATATGGCCGTAATATCTCGGCAACTTGCGGGTCGTCGCATATTCCCCTTAGTTTCTTATTTCTTTCGCCGGCGTGCTTGGCATTGTGGTGATGGTGGCCGATTCCAAAATTTGGCGCATTGATCGATTGTGTCTCATAGGCCCGCCGGTTGGACTTTGCCCCATATGTTCTATAGGTAGAGGCGGATAACTCGACATGCTTATCATAGTCTTTCATAAATTGCTCAACTATCTTGTCCTCCGGCTTTTCATTTAAAAACAGGCTAACTTCGCGAATGCTATGTTCCGGATATTTAAGAAGTGCTTCATAATATATTAACAGTTTGTCGCTCGGCCATTCACTAAAATATTTAACATTTTTTGCAAACTGTTCCCAAGCCTCGTGCATATTGTGGCGCACGATGGCGTCGCGAGGATCTCTGACTAACAATATTAATTTGGTCTCGGGCTTAATTGGAGGAGGATCAAGTTCTGGGTGGGATGCGATATCTCTGGAGGTATGCTTTTTTAATATAAGACCTTGATCGTAATTCATTCTCTCTTCTCGCCAGGCGATCCTAGGCTGAGAACTCACCGGATAATCAATACTGGGGGCATCCAGAGTTTTAAGTAGACCAAAGGCGGCAGCATTTATCGACGCTATCTTGTCCGCGCGCATATGACCTTCATAGATCGTGGGTATGCCTGTCGTATATTCAATTATATATCGCAGCCAACTATTGCCGCTCTTTGGATAGCTCAACAAATAAGCGCGTACGTTGTCCTCTAGTTTTGAACAATCCATTCTAATACCTAAAAGGGTTGATACCAATTATAAGTCTGTTTTATGCCGCTGTCAAATGAAGTAAAGTTATAGTCTCCAATTGTTTGAAGCAGCAAAGCGTTGGCACCATCTTTACGATGCTGCCCATCTAATTGATTATTATAAACAATTTTCACATCAATGTTTAAATGAGAAATTAAAATTTTTGCCATCTCGTCAATACTTAAATTTTCGTTGGGTGCCACAATAATCGGGTCATCGCTGTGATGGTGTGTTAATAATAGAGGGATAATTTGACAAAGATCCTCCACATATAGCTGCTGGCGGAGCGGCGCTCCGGTTCCCCACAGCTCTAGAGTATCTCCGTCTTTTAGTTTGGCGGCTTTGCTAATGAGAGCGGGAACAAAGTGAGAAGTATCGGTGTCAAAATGATCACCGGGGCCATACACGTTAGAGGGGCTGAACGTGCTATAATCTACTTTATGCTGACTTCGATAAGCTAGTATTAGTGCATGCAATAATCGTTTAGAATATCCATACGCAAAATTTGTGGTTGCGCACGGTCCGTCAAATATCTCATCTTCAGTAAACGGATACTGAGAAACTACATCGGGGAAGGCGCAGGTACTTAATGCTCCCAGGAGTCGCGGAACACCTGCTTGGTAAGCGCCGGCGACGACGTTTAAATTCATCACTACGTTTTGTTCGAAGAACTCTACCTGATTGGAAGAGTTGTCTTTGATTCCGCCGACTCGACCAGCAAGGTGTACAACAGCCTCGGGCTGTATATCTGCATACATTTTATCAACCGCGGAACGGTCAAGGAGGTCGCAATCAGTCGACGAAAGATATACCCAATCTGGACGATATCTCTCAAGTCTGCGCCCAATGAAGCCGCTCCCACCGGTGACTAGTACTGTCATAGATACATTTTACATCATTATTGAATGATGTTAAAGGCTCTCTTTCGCTTTCGTTCATCATCAAAGCCATCGTCGACAAACGGCGCAATCATTGTTCCATCCTTAGTAACTACTGCTGCCGCATGCGTGGAGTTTTTGCCCTCGACTCCGGATTGCTCTTTTTCTTGAATGGCAACCCAGCGCGCAACTGTTTCTTTATCTTTCTTAACTTGTTCGGTATGTTTTACAATGAAGTCTTTTTGGGCCCCAATGTCCATTTGCGACAAAAGTGTTTTAATAAGCCCTTTTTCAAAAGCTGTATGAACCGACTGAAGTTCTTTTGTTCGAGTCTCTCCTAAAAAGAGGCTCCGCAGCATGCTTAACGTTAAATTCTGGTTATTATTGAGAATTTTCATTACCTCAGAAACTATGCCGTTAAGATTAAACCGCCATGCATACTGAATAATGTGAGGTATTAGTTTTCTTTGTTGCAAAAATGTATCTGGATTTTTTAATATCCGATCGAGAGATACTGCATCTCGGATTTGTTCTTTCCATTCAAGCAGCTGCTCGTATTTATGGTCCACCTCATAAAATGGAACATCCAAGCCAGTAAGCCAGAATTCGTCATCGATAATCCCATAACCGGGGACCTCCATCTTCGCTTCTTTGGCTAAAGTAAATAACTCGGTACCCGGATAAATGCTAGCCACACCGATGTCATCATAATAAAGATAATGGAGATACTGAAGTTCTTGAACGAAATCGATTGTTTCAGCGACTGTCTCATGAGTCTCTCCCGGCAAGCCAGAAATTAAAAAGGCAGTAGGTTTAATCCCAGTCTCCGCAAACAGCTTCATCGCATGACGCACTGCTTTCTGGGTGAGGCCTTTTTTCATCAACTTCATAACGGGTTCCGAGCCCGACTCTAAACCAAACATAACCTGGATAAACCCAGCATCTCTCATCAGCATGACGACCTCGCGCGAAATAGGGCGAAACCGGGCGCTACAAATAAACTGCGTTTTTATGCCGCGGCGAATGACTTCTTCGCAAAACTCAATTGTTCTATCCTTGATAATCATGAACGCATCATCGTGAATCCATACAGTATTAACAGTAGGGTGACGTTCGAGTATCTGCTCTACCTCGTCGACGATATTCTTTGCTGATCGGCATCGAACCTTACGGCGAGAGGCTGCGTCGAGGACACAAAAATTGCATTTATAGGGGCAGCCGCGACTTGTGAGAAGCCCGGCAATTGTCTTTCCTTCCCACAAAAACAGTTCGTGTTTAGGAAAGGGCAAGATATCAAGGTCATCAATTAGGCCGCGTTCTTCGGTGGTCACCACTTCTTCTTTCTTGTGGTCGTAAAAAGCAATTCCGGCGACGTTATTAAGGTCTCCTTCCTCGTCCCAACACTGAACCAGTTCACCCAGTGTTATCTCGCCTTCGCCGATAGCGCACACTACATTTCTATAATGCTCTGTTAGTTGGCGATACATCACGCTCACGTGCATACCTCCGATAACAATTTTAACCTGAGGGTGTTTTTCTTCTAGATATTTTATAAGGCGGAAGGCACCGACGCGACTATGGGTCATCATCGAGATCCCTACTATATCTGGTTTAAATTCTTCCAGATCTTTGGCGAGGGTTTCCATACATTTTTCTTTTGTAACATTATTCAGAAACCGAGTCAGCACTTCATAGCCTCGATCTAAGCTCTCTAGGTAAGAGTGGAGATACCCTAATCCAAGGGGATAGTGGCTATCATGTGCGTTCTCAATTCGATGAAATTCATCAATCGTAGCGCACGTTAGTAATATTTTCATGGAAAGTCCTCTTTATAGATACGTCATAAGTACGCAGCGCTGGCGCTACCAAATAAAATGGTTTTTATAGTATTCCACAATTTTGGGTATTTCTTCATCAAAATTTTTTGTGGGGGCCCAGCCTAATGCCCGCAGCTTTGAGTCATCAAGCGCATATCGCACATCCTGTCCTGGTCGGACTACCGAAAAATCTACATAGTCGTCCCATTGGGCATCGGGACCGTGGTAAGCCGATATAATCTTACGCACCGTCTCTTTGTTTGACTGCTCAAACCCTCCAGCTACATTATAAATTTGGTTAACTGTACCAGAATCTATAATAGCCATCACGGCCGCGGCTGTATCATCAGCATGCAGCCAGTTTCGAACTGGTTCGCCTTTATCGTGAAGTCTTACTTTCTTTTCTCTTAACAAATTTTTTATTGCTAGAGGGACGAGCTTCTCGGGATATTGGCCGATGCCATAATTGTTTGTAGGTCGGAGGATAATATACTGAATTCCATAGGTGCGCGCCCACGCGTGAATTAACATATCGCCGGCGGCTTTAGCTGCCGAGTAGGGGTTGCTTGGCTTGAGAAGGTCGTGTTCGGTGTGTACGCCGGCGTCAATATCTCCGTACACTTCGTCGGTACTAATATGGAAAAAGGTGGGTCGATCATTACAGTTGATTGGTTTAAACCTCACCAAATCAAGTAAATTCCGGACTCCTAAGATATTGCTATCCATGAACTCATCACTATTAACAATACTATTTCCTACATGAGACTCTGCCGCATAATTAATGACGTAGTCGCAATCATAAAGACGCTCAAGATCCTTGATGTCAGTTTCCTCAAACTCAAAATTAGGATGCTGGTAGAATTCTTCTAGTAGGGTGGGATTAGCGGCATAGGTAAGTTTGTCCACGCCGCGGACTTTCCAGCCGCGCGCTAGCGCTCTCCTCACCGCATAGGATGCCATAAACCCTAGGCATCCGGTAATATAAACAATTTTCACCGGTTACGTCCAAAGAAATTATAATTCTTATCTATGAAAGAATCCCACTTAGCGGGGACGCTGGTCTCGTCATAAATGGCTTCTACCGGGCACTCTGGCTCACAAGCTGCACAATCAATACACTCTTCTGGGTCAATATATAGCTGCAGACCTGTGGGGTTAAATCCGGGGGCGGTGACCTCTGCGCCGGCGCCAACGATATCGATGGGACCATGAATACAATCCACTGGACATGCATCAACACAGGCGGTGTCACAGGTTCCCACGCAGGGCTCTACGATAATAAAGGCCATCCTAATTCTCCAATATCGTCAGTCCGGCTGGGCGATCAAAGAACTCTTTCACACTGGCCTCTATGTAGTCCAACTTCTCAGTGGTGAGCCCGTGGAAGGTGCCCAAAAAGAAACTATCATGAGTCACTTTAGCGGCCACCGGGAAGGTCTCTTCTAAATTTCCGTAAGGACCCGCAAGATGTATATACCCGGGATGAGCCAGTACGAGACCACTAAAATAGGAACGAGTTTGAATTTTTTTGCTCTCTAAAAAGTTCACTAAATCATGACGACCAAAATTAGCACCATCGCGGATAGTAAGAAGGAACCCAAACCAACAGGGGTCCGCCTTCTCGGTGGCCTCTGGTAGATGAAAATACTCCTCATAGGGTGCAAAAATTTCCTTCAGGCGATCAAAATTCTTTCGTCGAGATGCATCAAGCATTGGAAGTTTCTTAATTTGTTCCAAGCCCATTGCAGCAGCCAAATCTAATGGCTTCAAATTATACCCTATTTCATCAAAAACATAGCGATGATCAAAAGTTGTAGTAGGCATTCCTGGTAGCCAATTCTTAAATCGATCTCCGCAGGCAGTGCCGCTGGTTACAGAGCCGGGCTTGGCAGTATTGCAATAGCAAGCCCTCCCCCAGTCACGATAACTAGCAAGAACCATACGTTTCACGCTGCTGTCAGTGGCTACAAAGCCGCCCTCTCCCATTGTCATATGGTGGGCGGGGAAAAAGGAGCAAGTAGAGATTGTACCAAAAGAGCCAAGCTTTTTACCATCATAATAAGAGCCCAATGCATCGCAGGCATCTTCTACAAAAATTAAATCATATTTTTTAACCAGGAACATTAAGCGATCCATATCAGGAGGATTACCCAATACATGAGCGAACATAATTCCTTTAATCTCTGGGTCTTCTTCCAGAACTCTCTCTACTTGATCCAGATCTAAATTCAAATCTGGAATCGTCACATCCACAAATACTGGTTCGAAACCATTTTGGATGAGAGGGTTGATGGTGGTCGGAAAACAAACCACCGGGGTGATAAATTTGGCGCCAGGTTTGAGATTAAACCATTTACGAGACTTAAGAGCACTAACTGCTAGCAAATTAGCCGAGGAGCCCGAGTTGGTAAGAATGCCGGCATCTTTTCCGAGGTGTTGTGCGAACTCCAATTCGAATTCACGACCCTTCTTTCCGAAGATGAGCCACTCTGTGAGGAGACTCTCGAAGGCGGCTACATATTCGTTCTCGTCGAAAATGGGCCCGGAGTACGAAACCCAGTCTTCCCCGGGAGTCCAAGACTCCGATTGTCTCTTTTCAAGAATGTATTCTTTAACTAGATCTAAAATTTGTTGTTTTTTATCACTCATATATCTGCTATTCCCATCTTATTGATAGTATATCAAAGTTTATTCTTTCTGTCCAGCTTTACTTTCTAAATTTTCAATGGCTGCTTTAATAGCTTCCTCTGCCAATACAGAACAGTGAATTTTAACGGGGGGTAGAGATAGCTCCTCTACAATCTGCATATTATCAATTTCAGCAGCTTCTTTCAGGGTCTTCCCCTTGATCCATTCCGTAGCAAGCGACGATGCAGCAATCGCTGACCCACAACCAAAGGTTTTAAACTTTGCATCACATATGCAGTTGTCGTCGTCCACTTTAATTTGGAGCTTCATGACATCGCCACATTCGGGTGCACCCACAATGCCGGTTCCAACACTATTATCATTTTTATCCATTGATCCCACATTGCGTGGGTTTTCGAAGTGATCAATTACTTTTTTTGTATAGGCCATGGTGGGCTCCTTTTCTGTATATAGTACCAGTACTTAACTAAAGGAAGACCCGCATCCACAAGTAGTATTCGCATTGGGATTATTAAAACTAAATCCTTGCTGTTGTAACGTCACCACATAGTCTACCGTCGTGTCATTTAAAATAAATGAGCTGTGAGGGTCTACATAAACCTTTACATCGTCATATTCAATAAGAATATCCTCCTCGTCGAACTCGTCTTCTACACTCAATGAATATGACATTCCAGAGCATCCGCCGCCCTTTACGGCGACCCTTATTATGTCCCCTTCTTCTAGGGCGCCCTTAAGATGAGTCACGGCTGCTTCTGTGAATGTAATCATTTATCTTATGCTCCCGTGTCGTCAACAAAGTTGTGATCTTTCATCTTCTTCCCGCGCAGGGTGATTAGAGGAGCGTTCTTCCAGGTGTCCACCTCTTGACCGCATCCACTTCCTAATTGTACATCACCCATATTGCCTTTGTCAAGAAAATCATCGTCAGTAAATACGCGGTCGTATCTTACCGGCACCTCGTTATCTCCATAAGTCTGGGAGATAACATTCTTAATGAATCCTTTATCAACCCCACAAATGCAGGGCATATTCTTCTTCGGATCAAACCACTTAATGTTAAGACCCCGATTAATAATATCCGCTAAAGGCTCCTCAAAGAAATTTCCGAGAGATACATGCTGGTAAGGGCAGGGCATTACATCTCCATAACGAGAGATGGGAATCATTCTCTTCACAGCGATGCAGCCGATGTCACGGCCATATGAAGGGGTCATATGAGTAAAGATGTCGTATTCTTCCTCGAATTTCTGAAGGATCTTTCCTTCCTTCTCTGTCATCATCGCATCCGTCTGGCCCTCGTAGGCGCCAACGGGCTTTGCGTATACAATGTAAGTTCCAACTTGCTTCTCTTTTGCGAAGTCTAAAAACTGAACCCATTCGTCTGTGTAGATTCGATCCTTCCAAATTACAGTGGATAAAATAATGTGCAAGCCCGCTTCTTTACAAGCGTCAATTGCGCGCATTGCGCGATCGAAGGCGCCGGGCTTTCGGCGGAAAGTATCGTGAGCTTCCGCGGTGATTCCATCTAAGCTAAGCTGGACTTTGTCTAGACCGATCTTTTTAAGATGAGCAGCGCGCTTGTAGTCTAGGTTCCAGCCATTTGAGTCACTAACGAGGTAAAACTTAGAGGGGTCAATAGCCTCAATAAGTTCATCGAACTCTTTCATGATAAGAGGCTCGCCGCCAGTAATAACAAAGTTTGCGAGACCCATCTCATCAGCCTGTCGTGACAATTCACGTACGTCATCTAGTTCAAACTTGCGCCGGCCGGATGCGGCCTCCCAAGCTTTAGGAACATAGAACTTATCAATGCAGCAATGCTCGCAATCCATATTGCACAGATAGTCATATTGAAACTGAATAATCGCGATGCTTTCGCCGTTGGCGATCTTTTCTGGGTATTTTGCCATCTTTTCGTACACTGCTGGCTTATACCCCTTTAGCCAGTGTTGGCGATCTTTTTCGTCCTTAATGGTGGTGTTCCTCATGTCGAAGGCGACAGTTTTGTCGACAGCCTCGTCTAAAGGGTTGCCCTCTAGGGGGGATTGAAACATCTTCATATGTGAATTAGCCATTGTCGTTCTCCTTAATTCTTACGCCGCCGCGATAGCCGCGGTCATATTTGGTGCCCTCGCCTGGACCAGAGCCTTCTATTACCTTCACCTTGCTGATCGGAATGAACCAGATCTTTCCGGTGGGATCGGCAGCACGGTACTGAGGATTAATTCGGCCGCGGATATCGTCTATAAATACTTCGTCGCCCTCGTTAAGAACGGCGGTTGTACCATTTTTTCCTGGACTATTGTGTGACTCTACCATAACTCCTACGTGGTCAATGATTTTATCCCACTTCTTCCAGTTAATCTTGTGCCACACTTCACCTGTTACATCTGATACAAACTCTTGATTCTTCTTTGCCATTATCTAGGTTCCTAATAAATCTACAATGAGGCTGTTGGGTGGATAAGGACGTGCACGAAAATCTTCTCGTACACCGACTTCAGGCCCACCGATAAAACGAGTTTCGTGCTCTTCTTTCAAAGACAAGATATGTGAGTTGAGAATACTCGACATCGAACGATCAGTTTTCTTAGAGTATTCTTTAAACCAAGACATTGCTTCTTCGTTCAATGTAAAGGTATATGGTTTTCGCTTGCTCATATTTACTCCCTATGTATATCATACATATGTTTGCTTCCACGTCTAAGTATACACTAGTTTCCCTAAAAGCACAAAATAAAAATTATTTTATGTGTTCGAGACCGTGATCGCGTAAAATTGCCACTTCTATTGTAGGATCAAAACGATCTCGCAGCTTCTTTGCGACCCCATCCGAATAGCTAGCCGCCATGATTATGACTGCATCGACGGACTCAACATTTAAAGTATCCGGAGGAAAAATAGGAATGTGGGTGGCTGGCGTGTACTTACCCTGTTTGAATGGGGCAGAGTCGACAACGTACTCAACTTTGTCCTCAAGATCGAGAAGGGATAAGACTGCTAGCGCCTGGTGGCCCGCGCCCCACACAGCCACCCTATTATGGCGCGTTGTATAAGCATCTATCTCTTCTTGTAGCTTCTGGCGCTGAGTATCAAAGCTGCTAACATCAGTCTTCTGCCTCTTTCTTACAGTGGCCGAAATAATATAATCATACCAGATCTCCTTACACTCCAATACCTCGAAGCCATTCTTTTCTAGAACGTAAGCCAGCGTCTCTTTAGTAAAATAGAAAAGATGGTCTCCGATAAACTCTGTAAAAAGATTGTTCTTCAAGATCATATCAAAATTGGGGACTTCGATGAGCCCGAGTCCATCATCTGCCAAATTTAAGTGAAGTGAGGATAGAGTTGCATTAGGATCTGGAATATGTTCAAAGAAGTTGAGAATGAAAAAAGCATCAAATGGCGCATCACGCAAACGGTAGCCCCAGTGATTAATATATTCCTTTGTCACTTGCAGTCCCGCAGAGAGACATTCATCTACCGACTCCTGGGCGTGCTCAATTCCGTACGCTTTGGCGCCGGCGTCTTTCATTAAAGAAAGATATTCCCCTTTTCCGGTTCCAATTTCAATTACCTTTTTATCCTGGAGACTATACTGGTGTACAAAGTCTTTAAATTGATCTTCCCTAAAAGCTTTCATTTCTCCCGAGAATGCCGCGGCTCTTATCACATCCTTATAATAGGGGACTGGGTCATTTGTTAATTGCACCAGGCCGCACTTTTGGCACTGACATACCTCCAAATCGATGCCTTTGTCGTTGATAAGATCGGCTAGGGTGGGCAGATGCTGCGCAGCTTTAGGCATATTAGTAAAGGTTAAGAGCGCCTCCTTGAAAAAGGGGCCGGCGCAAACGCGGCAGTTAGTTATAGGCATTTTTTATTTCTCCTTGTTCCTCAGTACGCAAAAGTTTCGGGTGTAATGGAATCTTTATTCTGTTGAAGATGCAACAGCATCTCTTGTATGCTTTCTTCCATGGGCACAAACTTATAATCTGTTAATTCTTCGAGTAGGCGAGAGTTGTCTCCACTATATTCGGACATCAAACCAGGAACGTCGCTGCGAATTTCCAGGTTTTTACCAGCAAATTGGCATATTTTTTCAGCAATCCACCGGTAACTGTGGACTTCTCCTCTGCAGGTGTTGTAGACATGGTGGCGCGGCGAGTTCACCATAAACCATTTAACAATATTTATCAAATCTTTGATGTATAAAAAGTCAAAAAAGATGTTTTGTCTGAATGTAATGGGCATATCAAAGAGCGCCTTGCAGCAAGCCAGGGAAACGAAGCGATATCTCCAGTCATCGGCGCCCCCAGTTATAGCAAACAAACGTAAATTATAGATATTGTTAGATTTTTCGGCATATTTAGTCATAATATACTTTGATAATCCGTATTGATCTGTAGGAACATGTGTATCGAAGTAGTCTTCCGACATCATCGGAACCCAATGCGGGCGACTGAACTCTGCTCCGGAGCCAAAATAGAGCATTTTCCCGAAGAACTCGCTACATCGAGCAAGATTATAGAACATTGTAAGGTTCTGTTCGAGGACTTTGTTCTTATCTTTAGTAGTAAAAGAGGGTGCAGCGTCATAGTTTGCTGTATGTATTACAACGTCAAATTGGCCATTTTTGATGAAATTGTAGACTTTTTCGCTGTCTAGGAGGTCTAATTGGCGTCTGCCCGCACAAATGACTGTCCAGTCGCCGCGGAGGGCCCCCAATAAGCTTTGAGCAATAAAACCCGATCCACCGGTGATGAGTACCCTATTCATCCTCTAAGATCTCGATGAACATATTTTCTGCTAGCTCATCGCGGTCTAAAAACGGATACATATCTTCCATTGGTCGTGAGGCGAATGAGCCGTCCTTCTTTTTATAAGCAGCAGTACGAGGGGCCGTCTCCTGCGTGGGAGGCATCTTAACTTCACAAATTGCGGGGCCCTTATAATTCAGCACCAACTTCATCTTTTTACGAAGCTCATCATGACTATCAATACAATAATACTTAATACCATAACAGGCTGCCGTCTTTTTAATATCCGGTAGTGTACACCCGCTCTCCGGGCCCGAAGCAACCTGACGTCCTCCGAAATGCTTATTTTGAGTATTTCGAATGGAAACATAGCCATCGTTATTTAATACAAAAAATTTAATGGGTAGCTTCTCTCTGCGGACTACTTCCAGTTCCTGAACATTCATAAAGAAGCCGCCGTCGCCATCGACGCAAATAGTGTGCTTTCGGCCGCTAGCAATACAGCCTCCCATGCTTGCCGCGATTCCAAACCCCATTGGCCCAAGGCCCTCACTATTGAATATCCTCATTCCGTCTTTTACTTTAAAAGCCTGCATAGTAACTTCGCTGCACGCTCCGGACGAGCCAGGAATAAGCAAGTCGGTAGGTTTCATCAACTCAGACAGAACATCCACAAATACGTAATTATTAACAAGACCGCCGGGGGCCCAATACTCGTCCAAAACAACCGGATATTCCTCCTGCCACTCTTTGGCTGTCTCCAGCCAGTCGCTATTGTCGTTATTAATCTGGGAGCGTCGTGCAAGGAGCTTCGCAATGAACTCGCGAGCGTCAGCATAGATCGGGTATTCCACTTCTCCCATTTTGCGGATCTCGAAGGGGTCGATGTCAACAATGACTTTTACTGCGCCGCGCGCGAAGTTCTGGGGTTGGTACGCTGTTTGGCCATGGTCTAGGCGCGCCCCGATCGTAATGATCAAATCTGCATTTTGCTGTGTAAAATTGGCCCCTCGCTGGCCGGCGATTCCGGGACGGCCGGCAAAACATTCGTGGTCTTCGCCAAAAAAGTCAATGGCTTTCCAGGTGGTGAGGACTGGGATCTTTAGTGCATCGACGAGTTCGTTCATCTGTTTTTCGCACTTAGAAAGTCTGACCCCGTTACCCACGAGCAATACTGGGCGCGCCGCAATATTTATCTCATCGATGATTGCATCAATGGTCTCCTCTTCAATTTTAGGAGCCTCCATTATTGGAGAATAACCGAGAAGCGCATTAATATCTATTTCCGCTGCTTGAATGTCGAGGGGGATATCCAGCCAAACTGGGCCCGGGCGCCCTGAGGTGACTTCGTGAAAGGCCCTCTCAAAATGATATCTGATGTATTTGGGGTCATCTACCACAGCTGCATATTTAGTGATTTCTTTTACCAACTCGGTGGACTGAATTTCTTGAAACCCAATCTGCCGGGTGCCGCGGCCATTTACCATATCTCGTTTTTGGACTTGGCCTGAAATTATCATCAGAGGGGTGGAGTCTAGCCACGCGGCCGCAACTGCTGTAACAATATTTGTACTTCCGGGACCGGTGGTAACCAGAGCAACGCCGAGGTTATTTGTGTATTGAGCATAAGCTTCGGCGGCGACGCCGCTAGCCTGCTCGTGCAAATTACAAATATAATTAAGATCGGGGTGGCGACCCAATGAATCCACCAAGTGGATGCATCCGCCGCCAGGGATCAAGAAGACATCTTTAACCCCACGCTTAGCAACAAAGTCCATCACATAATCAGAAATCTTTTGATTGGGCTGAGTGAAACTTTTGATATCAAAGTCAAGAGGAATTACCTCAGCCACGGAATCTGGCCCGAAAGTGGGGGAGTCCTTTGGTGCTTTCTGCATTGACCCTGGCGCTCGGCGCTTCGTCATTTTTACTTCTTTATCTCTACCAACTCAATATGACACCTGAGAGGGGTGCTGGGAGGGGTGCGATAGCCGTGGAACGTATGAAAACTACTGGCTCCCAAATCTCCGTAAGCTAGTGAAGCCGGAATAAAAAGCTCCTTCTTTCCTCCCTCTTTCATCGTCACCAGTGCTTCATCTATGCCTTGAATAGAATCTCCCATTGTATAGATATCATCATCCGGTGTTGGCCGGCCAATTACCACCTCTATTGGGCCGTGAAAAGGATTTCTTTCATCATAAGTACTATCATGAATACTGTCACTATAGGTATTGGTCTCAGAATTATATTCGGAAGTGGTTACTCCCTCTCCAACCCAAATTTCATAATGTATCAATACTTTATCTCCAGTAGATGGAGTATCGCCAGTTCCTTCTATTAGGGTGGCCATTACTAATCCGCTATCTGTCGTTATTTTTTCACTCATAGATGTCGTCCTCCTCTGGTATAATGCCATAAAGCTCTTTTATGGCGTCCTGATATTTTTCTAATTCAGCTTTAAGAAGCCGATTTTCTTCTAACAAATCCCTATACAAGCTCTGATAGTTGTTGGTAAACGGCTCTACATCAGCATCATCATAGCCAATTTGGCTTACCACTTTTTTACTCTTATCTGGTTGGCTCATATCTTCTCCTAATTCAACCAATGTTGCAATATTGTTTTTCGATTCTTGTTATCTATGATCGTTTCGTCTGTGTAGAACGAATCATTCACGATATGAGTAGAAGAAATCTCTTCAATTATTGCACCCGTCGTTGTTGTAAAAGCATGTCGCACTTCTGGTTTCACAGTTACCACATCGCCTGTCTTTAATATAGTGGTTTCGCCATCCAATGTCAACTCCAATTCGCCAAAAAGAATCAAAAATGTTTCTTCTTTCTGCAGATGATATTGTTCTGGATGATACTGTTTTGGAAGGACGGCAATTAATTTCTTGCAGTATTCACGATTTACGACCGTAACCATTGTAATACCAAACTCTCGAAACTTGTCTATTCCGTAATGATGAGAAATTTCCAACTCGGCTTTACCTGGGATAACAACGTTGCCGTCCTTAAACAGGCTTTTTACATCCTGAACAATGTCCCACACTTTCTGGCGTAGCTTGGTTTCCCGGGTTGTTTCAAACATTACTGCGTCGTTTGTTTTGTAGTCTGTGGTGGCCACGAACTCGGTGTACTTAGACATGTCGTTGGCCAACACTTGACCTTCTCCACAAGGGAAGGCATAAAATACGTCCTCACGTGTTACTCGTTCCCCCGCAGTGATATCGCGGGCAACAAAGACGCCGCGCTTAAAGCGCCGTAGATCGGCCAATTCGCTCTTGGAGGCCCCTGGCCTACCCCGGACATCTCCACACGTTGCGAAGGCGCGCCTTGCGGACTCTAGCCACCTCTGCGCTTGTTCTGGTGTAGCCGAATAGGCGTTCAGTGCATATTGCTCCGTCGGGACGCCTACGTGTTTCTCAAACACCTCTGCTCCCATCGCAATTGCTAGGGGGACAATATTAGGATCATTGGGGTCCTCATGAGTTGAGTATCCTACACGCACGTTAGGGTACCGCTCTGAGAACAAACGCAGCTGATTAAGCTGAAGGTTTGTGGTCTTTGTCGGGTATTCCCCCACGCAGTGCATGATTGTAAGGTCTTTTTCGCGATTAGTGAAAAAGGCGACTACATTGTCAATTTCCTTGAGAGTGGAACCGGCTGTTGATGCAATAATGGGCAAATCTGTTGCCGCGATTTTATTTAGAAGAGGCCAGTCAGTAAAGGAACAGCTAGCAATCTTAATGATGGGAAATCCCATTTCTTCTATTCGATCGACGCTGTCTTCATCAAAGCCGGTGCACATGGGGATAAATCCCAAGTTCTCAGCCTCCAGCTTTAATTTCAAAAACTGGGTTCGAGAAAGGCGCGTTTCGGAGAATCGCTTCACATATTTGAGATCCATCCTGTCGCGATAGTCGGGATGAATAAAGGTATCCATATTCCGAAACTGAAATTTGAGGGCAAAGTCAAATTCTGGGAATTTATCCTTAACTGCTCCAAATTCTCGGATAAGACGCAAGCCGTGCTCGACGTCTCCCATGTGATTGTTCGCCATTTCAAAAACGAATAATTTTCTTCTTGTCATTATGTTTCCCCTACACTGCTATTATAACACACGATATCACAATGTCCACTTCTTTTTCCAATAGGACCGAACTATTTCATCATAATTGGTTGTATATTGGTGTACCTGCCATGTGCACTGTTCTGAGTGCCATCTATAGTAATAACCTAGGCAAGCATCCACTGGGTAAATAAAGATTCCTCGATCCGCTAGTCCGCACCACATATCATAATCCCCAACACCCACATCCATCAGGCCGGCTGCAGCGTGTGCTTCCCGGGCTGCCTGAATTTGAGGATAGATGCTGATATTGTAGACAACAGTGGGTGTGTTTACGGGGCTGCGCGTCATACATTGTTGTTTAAACTCATTCATACTCTTGTAAAGATGAATCTGCTTATTAACCTGCATACTATTCTGGACTCCCACAATACCGCTCTGCATACATTTGATGCGTTCGGGATCGTGAGACATAATCTTCATACACTTAGCAACATAATCTTTATCTAAGTAATCATCGGTCGATACGAAGGTTAGGCAATCCGCCTCTGTATTCTCAAACCCGGCGTCGAAAGCTTCGCGGTAAGAGTTCGGATGAATATTGGGCAGTTGAGAGACCTTCAAATGATCGTGCTGTTTTTCTAGTTCTAAGAGGTACTCATACGTGCCGTCCGTACTCTCATTGTCGTACGCGTGCACATAGTAGTCGTCATAACTTTGATTTAATACGCTCTCCATACATTGTTCGATATATTTCATCGAGTTGTATGCAGGCACAACCAGTACGATTCTCATTTCCAGTCCTTTGTGTTCATATTCTTGTCGTCAATAAAAAGATCGTAATAGGGCTTCCCCAGACGCACTTCATGACACTTTGCTCCCCAGTCCTTAATTTGCTGGTTTGTTAGCTCAGTAAGGTCTCTCCCAGAGACACTCCCTCTGGCGGTCCAGTATACGATTGTGTGTCCTTCCTCGTATAGTTTGTTCGCCTTCTCGATATTTTCTTGGATTGGCACCGACAAGGTGTAATCTCTATTCTCCGGAGTATCGCATATAGTTTCATCGATGTCAATAAAAATTATCATAATTCTCTCATCTGTTTTACTCGATTGACGTAAGTGTGTTCGTCGGCTACAAGTTGGCGATAATGATCCTTTGTCTCTTTCAACAATTTCTCATTTTCTAAATAAGAGTGAATTTGTTCTACCATTTCTGCCGGTGAGCTATACAGCGGAAGATCAGGAAACATACCACTTATTTGTCTTATGTTATCACATACAAGAGCGCCCGTCAAGCCTAAAGATTTAAAAGTTCTTTCATTTGAGTCGTTGCCCAGGATTCGCTGGTACGAATCATGAATGTTCAAAGCTACTTTGCTGTTATACAGCACCAGATTCTCTTGTTCGTGAGTGAGTCCTTTGTTGATAAACACTCCACATTTTAAGCCAGTCTTCATGAGCACATTAAAATGTTCCATCATAATCTGTCTTTTTTCATTAAATCCGTTGTCAGCCCAGCCACCCACAAAACAGACGTCATACTCATATGCTGGATCTATAATCGGCTTGTAAGAGATAGAATCAAACGCTAAAACAACTTGATTTATCTTTTTCCACTCTGGAAATTGTTGTTGCCTGAGCTGGGGATTCATATCTCCCCAGTTCCACAGCGCAACATTCTTCATGTTGTTTAATTGCTCAATTAAGGGGCTGTCTTTAATTAAAGAAATAAAGTTAGGGTGGCCACCCCACGGCATCGGAAAGTTAGTAGGCTGCACATATAAATAAACTTTTCGGGCTTGAGTAATTGCTCGGGGAAGCTCGGTAAAGGGTGCTAGCAAATAATCATTACACATTATTTCATAGGGTCCGGAGTCGCTTATTTCTTCGACTTTGTCATAGCCGATGACTTCATATCCTATTTTATGCCAGGCGGCGGCAAAACCCTTATAAATGGGTGCGCCGGCATGCGTCCACGTATCGCGCACATAAATTCTCATAGGGCCTCGATTTCTTGCAATACGTGGGCCAAGCGAATGTGCGATTCGTGATCTTTAATAAACCTCTGGTAGCCGCGGCCGGTAATAGATTCAATTATGTGAGGATTTTTTAGAAGAACACGAGTTTTTTCGTACATCTCTTGAGGGCCCTCAAACGTCACAATTTCTTTATCTATAATATAATGCTCTTCTAAGCCCGGAGCATTTTCGGTAAGCAGCAAAGATTGTGCCCCGGGGACCTCAAACATCCGGCCCTTCATTTGGAGAGTGGGCACACCCCCATTAAAGTTTTTACTAAAATTAATTCCAATTCGAGACTCTGCCAAACATTTAAGCATTTCTTCGTGGCCGAGGCCGTGAAAATGGGTAACCTCTATTCCCATTTCTTGTAAATAATTAATATAGTTTATGCGATCGCGATTAAGATGCCCACAAAACAGAACATCATATTTCTTTTGCACCGGATGGGAGGGAAAAAAATTTATATTGGAGTGCCACAAGCCTAAAATAATATTTCTATAGTTAGCCTCTATTTTAAATCTCTCTAAATAAGCTCTTTCCGGGGTAGAACAAGCCGTAAAACAATGACACGCACTCTTTGAGAAGTTTTCAAAACGCCAGGTATCGTCACAAAACCAATTAAACGTTTTCACTAATCCAGAATCTGTGTATTTTACCAGATCGTCCCATGGTTCAAATGGCGCGATTTGTTGATCGTTTGTAAGACAACAAAAAATTAAATCTGGTTTAAAAGAATCCACTACCTTCGTAAAGTTACGTTCTTCGGGATTTACTGTATCATAAAAATATACGTCATGACCTAAATCTTTCAGTGGTGCATATAAATTCCACGTGGCGCCATCAAGCCAGGTATCTCGTCCATTGGTGAGCGTTCGATTAACGGTTAATAATATTTTCACTGAGTAATGCACTCCAAAACCATCTGGGGGATACTATGCCTTCTACCGCGCATCACATCGATTAAATCTTTTCCCTTTAGCTTAAACCACTTCTCTTGGGTAGCTCCCACCAAACGGTTGGTGATAACGCGCATTCCCATCATACGGCTTTCTACCACTATGCGCGAAAGTGTCTCCGGAGTCTGAGGAAAGAATACCAAGGTTTCGTTCTTACTAAGCTGTTCAAGGAATGATTCATAATCGTTGCTTGCGCAAAGATCATAATCTAGATTTTTTATTTCACAGTAGCCAACCGCTTCCCGCGTATTCTTATGCGGGATAGATGAACTCAGGATAGAACAGCCGTCCTTTTTCTGAGCCAACGACAGGCACTCTAGGAGATCTAGTGATTCGACGCTCCACAGGTTGCCCCCAACACTAATGATATTATCTGTCTTTAGGTTGCGATGGATAATACTCTGGTGGAAATCGCTTTGGCAAAAAATGCGTAGCGCTTTCTCATAAAACTCCACATTCACAAGTTCTTCGCCCGGAGCTGTAAAATCGTTGTAGTGGGCCGGATTTCGAGATCTCAGGTATTTATGATCGTGTTCATAAATGACATAATTTTTGCTCTTTAATTCGTTTTTAGATTCCTCGGACAAGCCGATGAAATTCCCTACTATAAACAGAGATGCATTAATCTTTTTTAGATAAGAGGGGGTGACACGATCACTCTTGATTGTTTTTACGTTGTGGCCCTTGGCGCGAAGAAGCTCGATTAATTCATGATTATTGAGTTCGCCTCCGCCGAGAATCTCGTCAACAAAAAAGTCGGCTATAAAAACAATCATTTCTAATCATGTACTTCTAGATCCAGACCGTCTAGCCAACTCTCAACATTAAACTCTTCCTCGTCAACCACATAGGAGACAAATTTAGCATACGCATCCTCTTCCTTGAAGTTCTTGAGGATATACTTCCTTAATGACTCAGCTTGATTCTTGTAATGAATCTCCTTATTAACAACATCTCGCAATGCTCGTTTGTAAGAGGCTTTCTTAGCAAACGCCCACATAGAGTCCGCCTGAACCACTCCCTCCCAGTGAGCCTCTGGCTGCACCTGCTTAAGATCATAGTCTACCTTTACGACGCGTGGCACCATCTTGCCTTTTTTATTTGGCCGGCAAATAAAGTCCATCTGGCCCGACCAAGTTACAGTCACTAAGGGAAGGCCATTGTATGCTGCTTCGAATAGTGGCAGCCCGAAGCCTTCGCCGTGGCCAATATTAATTAAGGCCTTCATAGTGGGGTGCCGGTACAACCACGTTAATTGTTCCTCAGACAGTTGTCCATGGACCAAATAGATCTTACACTTCCGATCGGGAAAGTCACGAATAAGATTTTTTAAACGGGCGCCAGTGTGTTCCCGATCCATAATGCTCTCGTTTGCCGTATTCGTTTTTAGAACTAAGCCAACATCACTGTCGTCGTAGAATTCATCTAAAAACCAACGAATAGTGTTTTCCATATTCTTGCGGGGGCCCCATTGAGAGACACACAAAAAGTTTTTTGTTGTTTCAAAGGGGATGTCCAAACCATTTGGGTCAGCCTCTATTTCTTTAAAAGAATAGTTTACGACCTCAATGGGCTTCTGAATACGAAAGTTGGTAACTCCTTGTTCCGGAAAATCATATGAGGTTTGTTCCATAACTTTCTTAGAATGGTTAGAAATGGTGATAACACTATCTGCTATTCCGTTGATTTTGTCGATCCAGTGAGGAGCTATTTTCGAGGTTTCAATCCCAGCTGTGTACCCAATATTAACCGGAGCTATTTTTTCAAACTCGTTGGGAATAGTAATCTGAAGAGATATATCAAACTGAGGAGGTTGTTGTTGCTGTTGACAAATTTGCATATATTGCGTTGTCTTCAGTACAAGAGAGTCTAGCCAAAGGCGTTCCTCATCATAGTTAGACAGCATTCCGGTCTTGCCCCAACTAATGTTTATCAAATAGATATCAAAAATATCTTCTCTAGAGCGAAGAGCGCGGAGAGCAAAACGGGCCTGTTCTCCATAACCCGACCTAGATAGGGCCGGTGCTTTAACGACAATTCTTTTTTTCATTAAAAGACTCCTACGTCATAAGATTTATAATTCTGTCGTGTTGTCCAAGATCCCTTGTCCTCGTGAATACTCATGAGTAGAGTGTCCCATCGTTCAACATAGTCTTCCAAATTAAATTTGTTTTCTACATATTCTCGGGCTAAGCGGCCAATTTCAGCGCGCTCATCTGGTGTTTTGTTATACATTTCCAGCATCGCGTTAACAACTGACTCCTCTGATAGTCTGTCTTCATAAATATAAGGCACATTCTGTGAGCCGATGACTGCCTTGGACACGGGCTCAATACCAACACCAAAAACCGTTTTACCATCAGTAATCTGGTCTTTCATTCCTCCTGTGAGGTTTACAATGATGGGCTTTTCGCACGACATAGCCTCCAGGGTGGCGAGGCCAAACCCTTCGGCATCTGATATATTAATGGTGCAATCGATCATATTATAGACAGCTGCAAGATCGGGAGCTTCCAACTTCTCTTTCGAGAACAAGACTTCCCCGTCAACAAGGCCTAGTTCACCAATAATGTGTTCTAGGTCTTGACCGTTGTGATCTTTGGGGTCCGTATGCATAATAAGGGCCGCTTTATCGTGGCCCACTTTATCAAGGAATGCTTTAAACCAATAGATAAGGCTACCCGACTGTTTGCGGCGGGCGTTGCGATTGTTCCAGAAAAAGAGAAACTTTTTGGAGGCCTCTGGGCCCATGCGCTCTTGTCGGAATGTTTCGATCTCTTCTTGAGATTCAAACTTTTTGAAAATGTCAGTATCCACTGCGTGTGGGATATAACTACTGTCAACTGTGGGTGCTACATTCTGGAGGATGTCGTGTGTAAGAGTAGAGATGCACGCGACATGATCGTTGGACCGATAATACCGCCCATTAAAATTTGGATAGGGGTAGTTGTCCCACACATGATAGTACACCATCGGTACTTGCGCGCGGATTTCATTTTCAATGCTCCAAAGCCACTCATAAAACCGGGGGTCTGTCATAAACCACAAAATATCCGGTTTCTGTTGGCTGATCATTGCTCGGACTTGATCTGGTGTTCCATAGCCGTCGACGGGCCAAATAATCCAGTCTTCCCCCCACAATTCAGTTTTCTGTGGTGTGTGGTCTGGATGTGTGATGGCTCCCCCAAAAGATACCACTTGATATTTACCTGTCTTGAGCAGGCCTTCGATAATATATCGAGTTTGGGTACCCACCCCAGAAGGTGAAAGAGGATGATCACTAATAGTGAAAATCTTGATTTTATCAGACATTTTAGTTCCTTATGGGCAATGTTCGGTATTAAGCAATTTGCAAGGATAGGGTTTATGACAATTCAGCCTATTCTTGATGCTAAATCTTTTAGTGATATTATAGATTGCTTGATAGAGAAGTTTAAGAGCGTTTTCAGTTTTCTTTGGACCGCTCGTTACTCTAAATATCTCTACACGGTCTTTTTTGGCCGTTCTTTTTAACAATGCAAAGTGAGTTTCAACCTTTTGAGGGTCAATTTGGTGCTTTTGACAGAAGAAATGTTTATACAAAGTTAGCTGATATGTTACCATCTTTTGGCTCTTCCGGCGAGAATCCCAGCCCCACGAGCAGGTTTTCCAGTCAAATAAGTGATAAGTGTCTCCCACCTTCACAACCGCATCCACAAATCCTTTGAAGTTGATATTGAAATTTTCAATGGGTACATAAAGCATTTCCTCCGAAGAGAATACCTCGTAATCACCAAAGTAGTCCCCTAGAGCATCTTCTACTTGGGCCAGTATTGCAGGTCCTGCTGTTCGCATTTGTTCAACATTTGTTCCATTTACCTCGATATTTTTTTCCATTAGCTCTTGGAGTTTTTTATTAAAACCGATCTGGAACATCTCGGCTTCGTCGATCTCTTCTTTTAGGAGCTTCTTTTCGCAGACATCGTGAATAGCAGTTCCAAAGGCCGTATACTCATTGCCCTCAAAAGTCGCGACTCTTTCCACCCACGCTTTTTTGTGATAATGTGGACATGTTGTCCAATCTTTTAGTTCGGAATATGATATGTGTTCACGTGTTGTCATTTAAAACTGTTTCTATCTTAGTGTAAAGCACTGGACTAATCTGGCGGATAACTTCTGGACCATCCAAAAAGTATTTCTCAAAACCATTAGCAAAATACTCTTGAAGTGATGTTGCTCCATAAGGAGATGCAAAAAGGCCCATTGTAAGGTTCACCAAAAGGGGATAACCTACAGTATTGGCCAAAAAGTGATCAAATTTTTTATTATACTCGGTAAATTCGTATAGTTGGGGACTTAGATCAAATCCCTCCGCTTCTAGTATACTACGAAGGCGCCGGCGTTTGCCTAAAAATTCTTGGTGTAGCTTGTCATCATATATATCCCACCCACTATCAATCTCTAGTGAGTGCGCAGTTTCGTGAACGAAATCTTCGACCATATCGTGAACAGTCGGTTCATCCCCGGTAATATATATTGCACCATTACTATAAGCTGCATTTCGATTCTGCATTTCCTGGAATTTCCCTACATACACAACATCAACGTTGCGCAGAAGTGGCTCTGGTATCAACTCTTCTACCTCTTTACAAAAAGAGGGAATGTCGACGGATGGTGGTGAGTCGCCCAACAAAAAAAGAGGAATATTATAAATGTAATATTCCATTACTTCCCCGGGATCGTTTTCTCTACATCATCAAGTGCTTGCTCATATCCGCGTATATAATTTTCTTCCGCGATAGGCATTAAAAATTCGGGAAAATCTGTACTGAAGACATCTATAATCATCTCAACAGTAACTTCATCATTTTCTGGTTGCAGTTTCTCTCCCACATACTCCACGATCAATTCCTTAAGAGCGTTGGTGCTCTTAATGGGAATAACGAGATCGGGATTTTTTTCTACTTTTTCCATTTTTCTCTCACAAATTCTGTGCGGCGAAGGTGGCGACTTTAGATCTCTCACCCTTGTGTAAGGTAACGTGTGAGGCTAGCTCAAACTTCTTGAACTTTTCTACAGCATGTGTTAAGCCGTTAGACGTCGCATCGATATAAACATTATCAATTTGTTCTACGTCACCGGTCAACACAATTTTCGTTCCTTCACCCACTCTTGTTATTATAGTCTTTAATTCGTGAGTTGTCAAGTTTTGTGCCTCATCAATTATGATAAAGGCATTTGAGATTGAGCGACCACGAATGTAAGTCAATGCTTCTATCTCTATTGTACCCTTTTGCATATAAATGTCAAGAGTTATTTTATCATTTCCCATCAAAAATTGGAGATTGTCCTGGATAGGCATTAGCCAAGGTGACATCTTCTCCTCCATGGTTCCCGGGAGGAAGCCTATGTCCTTTCCAAGCGGCTGTACGGGTCGTGAGACGATTACGCGAGTGTATTCCTGTTTCACCTCGTCGATGGTCTGCTCAAGCCCTGCCGCGATCGCACAGATCGTCTTACCGCTACCTGCTTTGCCGATAACGGTTACTATTTGCACCGCGGGGTCCATCAAAGCATCCATAAGAAATTGTTGTTCTTTGTTGCGAGGCTTAATGCCCCAGATTTTTTGACTCTTTAGTAACTGACGCAAGGGGGTTGCCTTGTTGATATATTTTCCAAGCGCTGTCTTTTTTGCGTTAGCATTGGAAACCATCATTACGTATTGATTAGGAAACAGGCCCGGCTCTTCTAGGTAGACGCTTTGCTTCTCATAAAACCGATCAATGATTTGATCATCTACCAATACTGTGGTGCAGCCCTCAAAGATGTTTTCACTATGATCAACAATTTGATTGCTTTGAAAGTCTTCGGAATTAAGTCCGACTGCATCTGCAATCACACGCATATTGATATCGCGCGAAACCAAGATTACTTTGGGGGTGCCTTCGCGCTGGGCTTTAAGTGCGGTTGCGATGATTAGGTGATCGGGAACCTTAATGTCCAAATCACGAGGGAGGTCAGCGGCGGTGAGGCCCGCAGCACTAATCGATTTAATAATCCCAAGACCCTTTCGAATCCTGACTCCCTTATCTAGAGATCCTGAGGCTCTTAGCTCATCCCAAATACGTATGATTTTGCGTGCCTGGGCACCAACGGCATCTTGACGCTTCTTGTGTTTATCTATTTCCTCGAATACCTTAAGAGGCACGTGAATATCATGGTTTTTAAAGGCATAGAGACACTCGGCATTAGTTAAATAAACACTAGTATCTAATACATATATTTTTTTACGACTCATATAGGCCCTGTCTATAAATAAGTAGGGCCCTGGTGCTAATACTCACCGTTCTTGGCCACATCTCCTCCCGAGACAATGTCCACCCTACTCGGAGTTACATCAATGCCGTCAATTTCCTTCACGGTTTGGATAAGCAGGCCCGAGTCACTGACTAAAGTAGAAGAGCTTTGAATTTTGCCGCCGCCCACATTCCACACCAACTCGATCCCCAATTCATTACAAACTGTCATTTCTGGCGTATTGTCTGTTTTACGATCACCCCCGTTGGCAAAATAGTCGGGCTTCAAGCGCTTAAGCGCTTCGCAAACACTATCATCCGTATCGTCCACATAGGTTGTATCAGATACACAGCCGAAACCCTGCAGGATTTCACATCTTTCTTTAAAGGGCATAAAAATATAGCCCTTTTTTCTCATCAGCCACTTATCAGAGTTTACAATAACAATTAAATTACCGTGCTGTGCGGCTTCTTCCATCATGCGTAGGTGTCCAATATGTACAGGGTCGAAACCCCCAGACACACAAATGGTTGTATAGGGTGTTCTATTCGGCATCGGCGGAGTCCGGAAAGGGGGAGGTATTGGAAAGAAAGTTTCTTTCTAAAGCCTCGATAGACTCTTCTGCAGCAGCCAGATCCCTGGTTGCTTTTATTACCTCCTCCACCACATTTGGATGGTCTCCAATTGCAGTGCTTCTATGAAGATAGAGGTCCAATGTGGCTAAGGCATTATGCCGTTCAGCATCAAATTGAGCTAGTGCTGCCCGCAAGAGTTGTGACGCTATCCGGGTTTCTGTTTCATTATCAGACATTCTTTTTTCCTTAATATATAAAATGGCTGCGGTGGCTGGACTCGAACCAGCGGCTAGCTGATTAACAGTCAGCCGCTCTACCAACTGAGCTACACCGCACTACTCTTCTTTTTGTAAGTATACAACATTTCCTTCTTGTTTAAAAGCTTTTATTTCATTAACGATATCATCTATCTCTTCTACTTCCCAAGGCATCGGAATTAAACCATGGTAAGACATTCCCACTTCTAAATAATTTAGGCGCGTCCACGCGCGACGAAAAACTTCTATCTGAACGTTTTTTACACGGGTGATAGCCCATAAACTGATCATATTAAACAATATACCAACCACAGAAATGAACAACACTAATTCAATAGTCATAGATAATATCTAGCCGGTAACCTCAGGGATTATCATACCAGTTACCGGCATTATAGGTTACAATCACTGGGTATCCTTCAAAATCTCCGGGGATCGTTTTTCTTATAAGATGGGCTTTTTCCTTACAATCAGCATGAACATATAAAGTTAGACCCAAGGTTCCTTTGCGAAAGTCATAGTCCCATTCGGGGTCAAACTGTATGGCTGCTTTTAAAATTATCTCATCGCGAATCATTGGAATCAGTCTTTCGGCGGCGCCGAACTTTTTTGTGCAGCTTCTCAAACAAAAGCTTTTTCCACAAAGTGCTTTGTACCTCTTCTTCCGACATTCCCAAAGAATACAAGCCGGCCAAAATTAAACGTATTTCTCGATTGGAAAGATAAACGGTTTTTAAGAAAGCTGGTATTTTTTTTCTTTGATCGTCTGACATAGCTATATAAGTCCTTGTCTTTTAACTAGTTTACTGGAGATGCTATAGACATTACCTTCTGGTATTGTCTCACTGCTTCATATAACACAAGGTTACCTGTTTGAGCAGTATTTAAACAATACCCGATGCCCGGCATTTCTATATATATTACAGCAGAATGAGAAATTATTTCAGCGGGAACTCCTGATTCTTCGTTACCCACCACCAAACACACGTGGCGATCAAAATCGAAAGCATAAGAAGCCAGGGGTGTTGCTTCTTCCACCAACTCTGCAGCGACGATTTGAATTTCTTCTTCTTGCGCGTAGTCCACGAAATCTCGTGGTGTGGCAAACGAGACAATTTCGACATAATCAATCAAACTCCCAGAGGGAGCCTTTATGCGGCTGCGCTCAGGAACGTGTCCAACCACATAAAGCCGCTCTGCGCCAAAGCAAGCAGCACTCCTAACCAAATACCCAAGATTATCATCAACGCGGAAATTGATAGCGCAGAGACTAATCGGATACTTCTTGGCAGTTTTAAGTTTTTTATCATAGCGTTGGCGCCGAGTTTCGGTACGCATCACGACTCAACAGCCACAGGCCTCGTGATAATTAAAAAGTGGGGATCTGAAGATCCTCCTCTTTTTATAACCTTCATTTCTGGAGCTTCTGTTCTAAAGGCACAGGCGCCGCGATCGCAAGTAGGAACGTGCTCTTTATATAGATTTATACACGACGTCGCATCAGTGCGAATATCGAATATAAGCCCCCCGAACCATATCCAGCCGGCCGGGACGGTGTTCTTTATTGTGTCATGGCTTTCGGGGGATCCGTCGAGTTCCCTGGCACCAAGATCACTATATGAAGTGATTCGAAAAGTCATTTCCTTTTTCCTTTTTGGGAATTCTTAGTGCGCTTGGGTGGCGCCTTCTCCGGATCTTGGCGCGCCTTAACCGCATAATATCGACTTGACGCCTTTCCTTGCCAGTGAACCTTCACTTGCATATCTTGTTCTATGGCCAATTCGAGGCGCTTCTGATCGGCTTCATCATATGTTGGGTATCTGGCAACAATCTTCCATGATGGGCCATCCTGATGAGTCTCTTTTGTTCCTTGTTCTGTCTTCATTTTATTTCCTTCCATAAATAGGTGGCATCTTCGGGCCAGTAAAATATCTCGGCCGTATCTACTACTTGTATTTTATAGACTGTGATGGATTTGTCAAGCACTAATCCAACAAATCTACGATTATGTCCATGGATATCTTTGCGCGCAGGGTCCACACAGATTACCAAATCACCTATCGTCGCTTGTTTTCTAGTCCGTTCTTGTCCCAACCGCCCATGGTCCACTTTTCATTCATAAGATGATTAATTTTATTATAGTGCAAGAATCCTAAGGCATGTCCCAATTCATGCTCCAATACTGTCTTCCTTATGTCATTTCGCATATAAATTACAGCCCAGTCTATTTCGCCGGTATCATTGTCGACAAAAAAATGTGTTTGGGCCAGCGCCGACTCCTCTAGTTTAATGTCTGTTGAAACGAGACGTACAAGGATATAACCTTCTGGAGTTCCCGAGAGGCATTTATTAAGGGGGTCGTGTTTATATTGAGTGGTATAAAACCGATACCCGAGACTCTCCCAAAAGGCTGTAGCACTGTTGATTTGAGCATTGGTGATCGGAGCATGCTCGCACACTATCACTGTAGGGGTCCTAAACCACGTACCCACTTTCGGGGGTGCGTTATGTACGGCCGGGATGCGGATATGATTACTCACATAGTCGCTCGCCCCCGAGGGAGTAGCTAGAGAGCATATACTAAATGCAATAAGACAAACATAAATAATGACCATAAGGCCTAATTTAAAGTAATCATTCATACAGTATTTAGTTGAAATAACCGGTT